GCTGCGTCGGTTGCCCAATCCTATAGAGTTTTTACTATGCCACACACTTCCATTACTGGGTGTGGTATTATACTATGTTTCCATGTATAAGTAGTATCTATAGGCTCTAAGGGGTTCCCCGCAATTAGGAGTTAAATACTATAGCCTCACGACTATAGCAACCATTGTGTAACATTCGTTACAGCTTTTTAGTAGTAGCCGCTAATAATGTAGGTAAAGTTATGTCTATATTGTATATGTAAGCGAACTCATCTATTCTTACAATAGGTGACGTCATACCACGACCTAGGTTATCAGCAGCCTTTTTATCATTACGACCAACATATAAGTTCATGCTGTTACCTAAAGCATTTATAGTAACACGTTCATTATTTTTAATATCTTTTTTAGATAATAGTTGTAAATATTTAGGTGTTAACGATATTAACTCTCTAACCTGTACAGATGTTTTAATACGTAGTTTCTCATCTTTTGTTATCAGGGACACATCACTATTAGCTGCCCCAGTGTTTAACATATACGCATCTAAACCATCACCTGTTAAAGACTTACCAGTCTGTCTTGGTTGGATGAGGTATCCTGTTATGTGGTTAAATGCTAACCATAACGTAGCTATATTTGCTCTATTAGCTCTAAACATAATTGGATCAGAACCAGCTGGTGGTGGTACTCTCATAATCTCTCTGAACCAATACCATGGATTAACCTTAACTTCTCTAGCTATCCTTAATTTTTGATCACTTGTTAAGTCCTCAGAGTACGGGTCGACTCCTTGTAGCTCACTATCATGCAATGCTAACATAAAGGCATGGTTCTTTATACCCATGCGTTTATAGAGACCAGCTATCCTTATAAAAGATTTATTTTTAGTTTTCATATCTATTATAGCTTCTGGATGTTTCTTATACCAATCTTCGACGAATAGTACCATACGGTATCCTTTTTATTTTATTCAGGTTATACACAATAATTTAACATGAACTATAATAAAGGAAGTTTTTATGGATAAATATAGTGTTAGGCATTATTATAAGAGAATGAGGTATGATAGGTATCTTAGGTCTACTATAAAGATAGGTTTTCTAGATGAAGTTAAAGGTCCGAGTTTTGTGTGGTGTAGATTAAGTAAGGGTAATTTACTTAAGGATAGTATAAAGAATAGACCAACCATAAAGAGAGACTTTAGATTACCTCTAGAGGTAAGGGTCGGTAATGATGATTACTTCTTAAGTGGTTATGATAGGGGGCATGTATGTAGTGATGCTAGTTTTGATTATAGTGAAAAATCATTAAACGATGTTTATGTTTATAGTAATATAATCCCACAAAATCATTATCTAAATTCATATGTCTGGGGTAGTTTAGAAAGATACACTAGATTGGTAGCGTTAAAACTAGGTTATGTTTATGTGGTTAATCTAATGTTGTATTCAGATAGTTATATAGGAGATAAAGTGTACATACCTGGTACTATGATAAAAGTTATTATAAATAAGAAACATAAATATTTAAGAATCTTTTCTTTAAATAAAAATGATAAAGATACTAACTTATCTAGATACGAAATAACATATGAACAATTGGTGATGATGATGGAGTACGGGAGATAGTCCTGTGCTCTATTTTTTTATAGTTATATAATATTAATATAGTACATAAGTACAAATTTTAAATAATGCCTATAAGGCGAAGGATATTATAATGTCAAATATCAAAGGACTAGATACTTTAAAGTATGGAATCAATGATGGGTTTACTTTAGCTAAACAAGTTAAAAGAATCAAAAATATTAAGGATGAAAGTAAACAAGCGTATAGAGACGCTAATGGAAAGATCTGCTATATAGATGTTAAACTTGGTGATTTAACGAAAGATATAGAAATAGGTGATAGTATTTATGTTATAGTCGTTAGATCTTATAATACATATGATTTTGTTACTAATGTTGTAAATGATGAAGATGTGTATAGTTTCGTACCTAAGTTAGCGGATGATCCAGATATGTTACCTAACAGTATATTGTACTCTCCATACGTAAGGGAGTATTTAAACCACTTAGAGGAAAATAATGAGTTATTGTTCCCTAACTCTGCTAATGAAGATTTAATGTTAAAATCTAATGTAGCTGATAAATTACTGAATGATGTTTTAGATATGTCTTTAAAAGAAAGTGCAATTAGAAAGCATAAGGACATAAATGAATTATTAAATGCTCTAGATAACTTAAAAAGTGTTATGGATGATTTTGACATAAGTTCAATTGTTTTAAGAGATGCTGAAAAAGTCATTAATAATTTAAAGATCGCTGAACAGCTACCGCAGGTTATGGAAGATTTGGGTAAGGGTGTTAGATATCTCATTAAAACATATAGAGACGGAATAGTAGAACCTGTTCTAAATAATGGTTACTTATACATGTATGATGGTGACGATATTAGTGTGTTATATACAGAGAACATAAAAGAGTTTTTAAAATTAGCTAATTAGTATAAAAGGATAAATGATGGAAACAAGTTTTTGTGAAAAAGGACAACCAATAATGGACGCTAATACAGCAGCTGAGATATATTTTAAAAGAGCTGATATATTAGATAAAGGTATCTATATGATTAATAAAGTCGGGAACAATATGTATTTGTTCTCGCATAAGGACGATTTTAAAAATGGTAGAGTTAGTGCTGATGCTAGAGCTTGTATATTTATGAATAAAGAAACAGGTGAGTGTATGCTTGGTAAAGAGAGACCTAAAACATGCGGTAATGAAAATAGCATAATGCCAACAGTAACTAAGGACATATTAAAAGTAGGTTTCGAGAAAGGTGAACTTAAAAAACGTATGAAAAGACAAAAGGAGGATATGATACTATATTTATCTATAGCATATCTTAACAAATATATAGACAAGCTCGAGGACGGTGGAACAGATTTAGGAGGAGTCTTCGATGTTAGTTATACATATAAACTTGTATTAACTAAAGCTGGTGTTATAAATAGTATACGCTATACTAAGTTAACAGCTAAAGATAAAAAATACGAACCAGCTGCTAAAATATATAACACGGTTAGTAGGAACATGTTAGTAGTCGACCAAGATTATTTAACGCTAACTGTTAAGAAATTAAATAGTTTCCTGAAAGCTGGTAACTTCGAAACATGTGATGTTGAACTTAACGAGATAGAGAGAACAGCTGTATACACGATAGCATTGTTTAGGCTATATATGACAGAGTACAAAAGTAAGTCTAAAGAGTTCACTGGTATAACAGAAGTTATAAAGACGTATAGGTTCCTTAAAGAAGTTAACCAGGATCTAAGAAATGGAGAAGAAGGTAGTCTTTTCTCTAGAGAAAAGATAGAATGTATTCTTAAAAATACAAGACAAATATTTAATATAATAATGAAAAATAAATAGTGTTGGGATATAAACCCAACACTATATCGAAGTTTTTTTATTTTTATATTATTCACATAGTACAATGTACTGATATATATTTTTTAAGGAAGTTGTTATGGAAAACTTAGACGAAGTTAAATTTGAGTTTGGTATCGATGAATTTGAGAACGTACTTGATAAATTGGGTATAAAAGAAAAAGGTTTTATACTAGCTAAAGGATATACTAAAGAAGACATGAAGGAATTATATTCATTCATAAGTAAAACTTTATATTCTAACATGCGTGTATTAGAACAACGTATAATTACATTAAAAACTGATAAGGATATGTTAAGTAAATCTATCCATGAAATAGCATCACAAATAGGCGATACGACAGAGACACAAAAAACTATATTAACTATAGTTAACCGCATGAGTGATGAGATACGTGAACTAGAGTTACTTAAGGATGAGAATCAAGAACTTAAAGATAAGTTAACAAAATGTGGTGATGTTGTTAAGGGGTACAGAAGAAAAAAGACTAGTACGAATAAAAAAGTATCTAAAAAGCAAAATACTAAAAAACAGAGTATGAAGACCAGAAAGGCTAAGCATAGTTGTAGTGACGTGCGTATCATGAGGGCTCTTAAAGCGGCTGGTAAAACTTTAGTAGAGATAGCTAAAGATTTCAATACGAGTAAAACGACTGTTAATAGAATCATAAATGATATGTCATATGGTGGATGTGATGGAAAGTAAATTCAAAAAGCAGTTGATGGATACAGCTTATATATGGAGTAAAGCTAGTTATTGTAAGCGTAGAAAAGTCGGATGCGTTATCGCTAAAGATGATAGGATAGTTTCTATAGGTTTTAATGGAACTGTGTCTGGGACACCTAATAAATGTGAAAGTAAAATAGTTAAATGTAAATGTGGTGAGGAGAAAGATTTATTATCATTCAGACCAAGTGATTTTATTAACGACCGCGTTACATACACGTGTAATAAGTGCGGTAGAGCCCATGAGTGGAGTGAAAAAGCTATCGATGAACTTGAGTTAGTTACTAAAAAGTTAACACTACATGCGGAACAAAATGCATTAATGTTTTGTGCTAAGAACGGCATATCTGTAGATGGTTGTGATATTTATATAACAACTAGTCCGTGTGAGACATGTAGCGTACTTATAGCAGCTAGCGGTATAAAGAGGGTGTTCTATAAAGAATTGTATAAGAAAACAAATGGACTAGCTTTATTAAGAGAAGCTGATGTTGAAGTTATAAAGTTGGAGGATTAAGTATGAGGTATTTATACGAATGTAGAAATGAGAAATGTAGTGAGTATTTAAAAAATACCACTATAACAAAACCTATAAGCGAGAGTGATAGGCCTGAGATATGTGAGAAATGTGATTCTCTACTTTTCAGAGTTTATAAAACCGGTATCTGTACTGGGGATGGATTTAAAGGATAAAACATGAAAGAACTTATATTATTGATTTTTAGTTTAGTTATAATGGTTTTTATAATTTTCATAATCGGTATTTTACTAATCATGATATCAGTACCATTTAGACATGTACTTCCTAAGAAGTATACATGTGATATAATGGAATGGCATAGCGTCATAACTACAGGACATAATGGAGTTAGCTATGTTGGTGTATGTGAAAAATGTGGTAAACGATTAATGCGGGATAGTCAGGGTAATTGGTTTTGAAAGAATATATCATAATCTATCTAAAGACTATGGTAGATAAATTAGGTGTTGGTAGAATGTTTATACAATATAACCCAACATACAATAATAAGAGATAAAGGTTGAAAAATGAAGATAGTTATGTTATTACTTATGGTAATGAGTTATGTAGTTGGTAAAGAATTACCTTATAATAAAACTTGTATTAAACAAACGCAGGAGATAAGAGTAAATAATAAACTCTTAGCAGAAACACTCGATGAATTAGAAAACTTGACCTATGAACAGATTAATGTTCTAGGTCAAGTATATAATGCGTTCAAAGATTATGGTCTAGAGAATACAGGTATAGCTATCTGTTATAGAGAGAGTAGACTCGGTATATATCTATTTGACGAAACTACCGGCGACTATGGTATTATGGGTGTTAACTTAAAGACATTCTTAAAAGGAGAAGGTGTTACTCTCAGTTATTGGGAAAGGAAGGCGTTAGCCAGTAGGTTAATCATAAACAACGATCTTAATATAGCTATAAGTATAAAGAACTTAAAATATTGGAAGAAAGTTACCAATAATAACTGGAAGCTTATATGGGGTTCTTATAACGGAGGATGGAGACCTAATGCCAGATATGCTATGGAGATATTAACGTATATAAAAGCGTTTCAAATCTACTTCGCTAAACATAGTGATATAGCTAAAACTGTTAAAGGAGTTAATTATGTTAAATAAGTTTTATGTTATTTCGTCATTAATGATATATATGATAGGGTTATTAACTATGCTCATATATGACGATGTTTTTACTGGGTTTTTATTAGGAATAATTAACTCATTAGTCATGACGACCCTTATCGTTATATGGTTTAGTGATAAAGATTGGTTAGCAATATTTATTAATGATAGTAGGTTTATTATAAGTTATCTCATAACTGTAATGCTATTATGGGTTACTGGTGTAGTTATTGACTCCACTAAGCCATATGATAGAGTGATCAGTACATCTATAGAGTATATTATCAAATATACAAATAATGACCATGTGTTTATTGTTAATAATAGGTTAGTTGATCTAAATAATAGCACCGTTAAAGATTCTATTAGTAAAGGATGTGAACCAGTCGTTATTCATGAAACACATGAATTCCTAGTCCATTCTAAATACAAAATCTCTAAAAAGAAATGTTTAGATATTCGTATACCCCTTAGCCATTATGTAGATATTGATTGAAAATAAAAAATATTTAAAGGCACCTGCATGGCAAGAGTAGCTAAGACAGATATGGACTTAGTTAATAAAGGAAGAGAGTTCATAAAACACCTTATTAACGATAAACATATATCACATACATCCATAGGTAGAGCTATACAATATAGCAATACTACAAAGATTAAAGATGGAAGAATAGGTAAAGGTAATTTTATAAAGATATTTGAAATATACTATAACAACTATATTAAATGGTGTAATGAAATGGACTATGAGCCATTAGAAGAAGTTGTTAAGTTTAATGATGAATTATATTCATGACAAAATATCTATTGAGGAAAGGTAGTGTAAGCAAAAACATTAAGTGAGTGGTGTTATGCAAAAATTTCTACTGGACCTCCCTCTCAAAAAGATTCAGTCTTAGGACGAAATAAAAATCTAAACTCCCTACGTAGTTTAGACATCTAGCTACCACTGGATGAAGCACGTAGTAACATAGCATAAGTATATGCCTCAAAGTTCAAAGTACAACTACTAGTAGCCACCGGCTACTAGTAGTTTTTCTAATCTTTTTTATTTTTATATCATTCACATAGTACGGTGTACTGATATTATATTTAAGGAAGATGTATGTTATATATGAAGGAGATAGAGGGTGTTAGTGGTATTAGTGTTTTATTGTATAGTGATGGATCAAATGGGTATATGGTAGATTTTACTATATTAGATAACGGGTTATCATTTAGCCCTATTGCTGTAGGCATCGTTTATTCTACTAATAATACAACAAGTGAACAATATGCTTCGTATGATCTAAACCCTATTTATGAATTTAAATCTATAGAAAGTATTGTGAGTGGTAACTTTTTAAATTTAGCTGTTGTAGGTGATCTAAGTGCGATAGAGAGATTAACAGACGTATTAACATTTCTATCAAATGTTACTTGTAATAAACAGTGTGTTGCTGATAGATTAAACAAGTTAGAAATCCATTTGGAAGAGCATAAACAAAAAATAGGAATCGCGCACAATATGGGTTTAGTAGGAGTAGATCAAAAGTTAGCTGTTATTAAAAGCAAACTTATTAATGGTTATAGTTTAAGATTACTTAAAGATGAGTTAACTCTTTTAGAAAGAAGAGTTAAAAATACTACATTCGGCCCTATTAAAAGCTTAACATAAGGAGAAAAAGATGAGAGGTTTAAGTGGTAGGATTTACATAACTGATGAGTTTGGTAACAATATAGAGATTTGTCGTAAACGTAAAGTAACCGATGAAGATATAATATCTAGCGGTAAAATAATAGCCGGCATATGCGGATGTTATCCTCCTAATATTATTTGGATAGATGGTAAACTTGTATATTATAGATATGGGTTAGAAGAAGGACTTATGTTTACAGACACAATAGATAAGCGTAAGCTTAAGAAAGAAATACGTAGGTACTTTGATTTATAAAGACCACAAAAAATACTAAAATAAGTATTTTAAAATATTTTTTTAAAACAGGAAATTACTATGGGTAATAAATACACAGTAACAGCTGGTATAGGTGATGAAATAGTACTTTATTATGGTACAGAATGGTTGGTTCTAGCATTATTTGTATTGTTTAAAATTAAGTTAAATAAAGAAACAATTTACTGGAAAAAATTAAAGGTTGTATAATGAGTTTATTTATATGTATGGAATGCGGATGTATAGAGAACACAGCACTCGTTAGTGAGAATATAGATGTTAACTCAGATTACCCTAATTTACATAGAATGCAAATGGATGGGTATGATTTGGACAAAGAGGAAAAAGGTGAAGTACGGTACCTATGTAGTTATTGTAATACTGGTGTGTGGCACGGTGAATTCCCTAGAGAACAAGCTACTGACAAGGAAAAAGAGATAGCTTCTTTTAGCGAACGTAACATGGTAACTCCATGCGACCACCCTGAGGGTTGTATATCAGGCGAATATGATAACTACTATGTAGATGATCGTTATAAGTTATTTGTAGATATATTTGGTAAAGATGTTAATAAAGATAATAACCTTTTATTTAGAGTTTATATAGAAGATAGGAGGAACTTTAACATTACGTGTTTAGAGGAACTCAAATCTATAAAAGATAAAATGGGTAGTATAACTGAAGATAATATTAAAGAGGCTATAAGGAAAAGTCAGGTATATTCCGATATAACTAGCATTAAATCTGGGACTTATAAGCGTGTTATATTTGGTTACGGTAGTAGTAAGAAAGCCATGATGGCTACTATGGCTGGATATATGGCGATGGCCGGTCTAGACTTAGATATGTACACAAATAGAACTAAGCAACAATGCAAACCGCACTGGAAAAAGACACAAAGTGAAAGTGATAAAGAGTTAAGGCTCAAACACGCCGAACTTAAACGTTTAAAGAAAAGGCTTAAAAAAATGTCTGATAAAGAATCTGGTGAATATAAGGCACTACATATGGAGTTCAGAGATTTAAGTAATGTCATTAATTCCACGTATGGTGTTAAAAGATAAAAAGGTTTTAAATCAAAAGTTATATTCTTCTCTAGCGAAGACCAGACTAATCTTCTAGAAGAACGCGGTCATGATGTACCTTGTGTTATCTATGGCTTAGATAGTACTAATGAAAAACTTAACTACACCCTAAGTAGAATAGGGTTATTAAAATGTTAGTAGTAGATATAGGCAATGCCTATATCTACTTTTTTTATTTTTTTAAGCTTCTTAAAAAGATATATACAACATAACTTATAGCTAGTGTGACTTGCACCCAAGCTGTTTTTTTACCAGTGCACTTAAAAGCTTCTGATACTAAATACTCTTTAACATAATCTATATCCTCATTTTTAACTTTTGAGGCCGACCAATAATTACGCATCATAACTAAAGCTTTCGGTATGTATTCTCTTTTTTCTACGTTTATTTCATTTCTTTGTAGATAGTTAAACGATGTAACTAAAGATTTCTCTATAACATCTAATACTTTATCAACATCTTTCCTATCACTATCAGACATATATTTAAGGAATTTATATATGACAGATTTATCGATATTTTTAAATAAACCAGATGTTATGTTAAGAACTTCACCATCTATAAAATCATTAGGAACAAATGCTATATTTTTAACTCTTGTTACATATGTATTTATTCCGGTAGTTATATCCGATATCTGTTCACCACCTTCTCCGTTAAATGTAGAAGACTCCTGTACTAAACCTTCCTTATTATCAGTTATTTCTACCATAACTCTATAAATATGTTTTATCTGTTCTTTTAGTTTTATCTGTATGTCCGTTATAAGTCTTATACTACTTTCTGTGTCGTATTTCGTTAAACGTTTGTAATTAAGTTCTTTTTTGTCTAAACATGATTTAACTCTATAATCAAATACCTCTTGCCAATTGTCAAGTTGTTTTATAAGAAATTTATGAGACAGTTTATTATATACAGCCGTAGCTATAGCTTCTGTTGTTAAATACTTAAAACTCCACCCGTAGGTAGAACAGAACATCTTGAACTGCATGATCAAGCATAACTCTCTTATACCTTCTTCTCTATCTTTTTCTTTTAAAGAAGCATCATTTTTATATAGGTATGCCAGATACATAAGTGTTTGATATATTATATTACTACCTATTTTAAAATTGGGCTCAACACCCTCTACTCCATATATCTCTTTTTGTAGTTTCTTATAATGCTTTATATGTAGTGTCTTATCCATCAACGATTCATCGTCTAATGATGAGAAATTGATATTGTGAACTCCTAGTAGATTAGACCCTAAGAAATCTATATAATCAGTATCCTTAGTAGACCAATTAAGCCTAAACTCTCTAAGATCTTTTGTTAGTTTTTTAGATGGTTCTAAGTGAGGTAACTCTTTCTTAAAGAACTCTTTTACGGTCTTATATTTTTTCTTATGCATCATATATTCCTTTTTTATATTCAGGTAATATCTATTAAACTTTGCTTATATATTATTAATATAGTATGTATATACTAATAAATTTATTTAAAGGAAAGAAGCATGAGTAATAGACGTGGTATTTTAGTATTTGAGAGAGCTAGAAGAGTTGAGTCTAAAAGGGATCCTGTGTGTTTTAAAAGAAATGATGGTAGAGTTATGTTAATAGTAGAGAATCAACATGATGATGCATTAAAAATTGATATAGGTGAAGAAACATTGTTGGGAGTTATACGTAATAAAAGTACGTATTCTATATGTGTTGTTAAGTTTGGTAGTGTTAACATAAATGATTTTGTAAATAATATACCTAACCTAACTTTACACGATATATCTAATTTTAGTATGGATGAGGTTACATTGGTAAACACCATCATGATATCGTTCAAAATCGATATATTAGACTATATAAACAACGAAATAGTTAATACTAGTAATCTTAGAAGAATCAAAGAGTTCTTCGATAAGCACGGTATAAGATCAGAACGAAGTGAATGGACATACGATTCACTATTCATATTGCAATACGCTTATGATAAATTATCGGATGAAGATTGATATCCTTTTTAAGGGTATCGACTTCGTTGAAATAAATGAAAGAAGGAATGAAAATGACAGAAGTTAAACTTCCAAATGGTGAAGAAAAGCCATTGAGAGAAATTATAAGTAGTCTTAGTAATGATAATATTGTCATAACGAAACAGGACCCAGAAACATTAACATATCTTAATAGATATTTTAATTCAGATATAACTAAAAAAATAGTCGCTAATAGGTATAAAGATTTAGATACCATAAAAAACTATTTTAATACTAAACTTAGTGATATCATAAATGAGAATTTTATAGAAAAATGGTTACCACATGTAGTCAATTCTACGAGTGCTATAAATGAAGCCATAGTTAACAATAAAAAAATATTATTGGTTAGCGACTATGATGTGGATTAACATACTAACAATGTAGAAACAATTTACTTTGTAGTTTGTTACATATACAAATAGTAAGGATTAGTATGTGTAACGAAAAAAGAAAAATAATCTTAGAAAAGAATATAATGCAACGTGATTATACAACTCTTGCAGACAATAAAAATGATGTATCATACACTCTAACTAGACACAAAGTACATGGTGTCTCTAAACTACCAGATAAAATGCCAGTATTTGTTAATAGACCATTCGTCTATGTAGATGGCGTTATTTATAATTTCGTACCATTCTTTACAAATATAGCTATTAGTAAAGATGGCGTGTTAGTAGATTGCGTAGCTCGTAAAATAATTAATCGTGGTTACGAGTTAACGAAATCTGGTTATTACAACATACGCGTTAAGCTATTAACAGGGGATTATTATAATATAGGCGTACATAAATTAGTAGCACTGGCGTGGTGCGAAAATGATGATTATGTTATTAATAACATAGTCGATCATATTGATGACGACAAGACTAATTACCATGCCGATAATCTTAGATGGGTTTCATCTACTTTAAATGTAACAAAAACAATTGTTAGTAGTAGAGGTCTATTTTTAATACGTGATATAGATACTGGAGTTACCTCAACCGCTATGTCCTCTAGCGAAGCTAGTGAAATAATAGGTCGAAGTAAAATAGACACCCAAAGAGCGCCTATGTATTTCGGTAAAGTATGGTCTGGTAGTAATGGTAGATTTGAGTTATATAGGGAAAGATCGTTCACTGGATGGGCTTACGAGAGAGATGATACTAGAAGCTTTAGCTTAGTACTTGAGAAAAACGGAGAGTTATTTAAATATAAAACATTTAAGCAATTCTTTGACTCACAAAACAGTAAAAAGAGTACAATAGAAAAATTTTGCCGTAACAATGGATATAAAATATTACATATTAAAAAACGCAAAATAGTTCTTAAACACGTCCAAGTGCGCGATGTTATTAATAACGTTATTTATACTGTTAAAAGCATAAGTGACGCATCTAACATTACAGGTGTCCCTAAAAGTACATTAACTTTATACCTACGCAGATGTGATAATTATTTACTAACAGATAGATGGTTAGTGCGTAAATTTACAGTCGCTAAGTGGAGAGAACCGTCTAATAAAACACCTATTAACAAACCTAAAGTCATAATGGTTAAGGATAAAGATGACGTTATTGTCGAAGAGTTTACGTCTATAAATTCATTAAGAAAATTTTTCAATAAGGATTATAGAACAATATATTCTTATATAGATAAAAAAACTAAGATTACTTTTAAAGAGAAAGAAAATTGTAGCTTACATTTTAAGTAAGTCCCTTATAGGAGTAATCCTATAAGCAAACGAAACTAATTGCGGGGACCGCTGAAAAAGATATAACTACCACTTACAGGTGGAAACATACTGTAATACCTCAGGCGTAATAGAGCAACTAGAGGCATGGTGAAAACGTTATATCCTGGCGGAATCGACGCAGCGAAGCACCTTAAACCACGAGAGTGATCTAGTATGACTAGAGTGTGTGAGTTCAACGACTATCGAAAGCTATACTAAGTTGGCGACAGACTTAGTTAATCACATGGGTAGTGTAATAACCCCATGGCTACATATGTAGTTAAAGCGAGTAGAGTAGGGCCCGAGCGGGTGGATGGCAGTCCTTAAATCGAAACGTTTCGTATCCTAAAATATTTTAGGATAATGATATAGTCTTGTATCCATCTGTAATGGATGGGAAGTTCATGTAGAGATACTGAGAACTGTGTGTACTAGCGATACATATGAAAACAACGGGCATCACGAGTGCCGCCATCGCTCATAAATTTTTTTTAGATGTTTACGAATATGATAACATAGAAGTCGTTGTTAATAAACGTTCTGACGGTAACGGTATCAACTCAGCTCTTACAAATATGATAATAAATATTTGTAAAAATGATGACGATATTGGTCTTATTATAACTAGTGACCATGGCTCTAATGATAAGCTTAATATAGAAACTATCATGTCTGAAACAAGTATACCATTTATAGTAACTGATCACCATTTATTCGATCAGGACACAGCACCAACGTCAGCCACAGCATTCATCAATCCACAACGTTATGATAACAATATATTATCAGATATGACGGGTACTGGTGTGGTTTATTTTACATTAGCACATGCTTTCTTATCGAACGGCAATCCTGACAAGTCTAAATTAGATAAAATGTATTATCTTATAACATATATAGGATTAACTCTTATATCTGATTGTATGGATCTTAAGAACTTTGTTAATAGAAAGTTACTTATAAAAACTTTATCGGATTTAAATAGTCTTAATATAAAGCATGATCCATTTTGGTCACTTACTATAAGAAAAAATGCTAAGACGTATCTTATGGACGAAACTACGTTAGGGTATGACGTTATACCTATGCTAAACTCACCTGGTAGGATAGCTGACGCTAGGCTGAGTTATGAGTTACTTATGTCGCCAACAGAAGATATAGCTGAACTACTTTATGAAGATATAAAAGAGATAAATAAAAATCGTAAGGATATCCAGAGTAAAGCAGTTGATGTTGGTAAGAAAGAAGAATATACAGACGGTAAGATAAAAGTTATGGTTGTTGATGATAGTGATGGAGTACAGGGCATCATCGCTAATAATGTTATGTATAACGATAATTATAAAATAGTTATCGTATTTACTAAGAAAAAGAGATTTGATGGTTATGTTTATATAGGGTCAGGTCGTAGCCAAGAGGATGGACTTAATCTTAAAGATGTATTAACAGAAGTAGCTAATAAGAGCGATATCATACTTAAACATGGTGGACATAAAAAAGCTATCGGCGTTAAGATAAAACCTAACCTTAAAGAGTTTTATGACCTTCTTAAGGAAGAGGTTAGTAAATATGATGTGGTAGAGATAAAAAATACTTATGTGGAAGATTATATCTTTAGTACTAAAAAATTATTATTAACTATGTTCGATGTTATAAATGCTGGTCCTTATGGTATAGGGTATGAGAAACCGATGTTCTGTAGTGATTTTTATATAGAATCATATAGGATATATAAACGCAGTAATATCTTACTAAGCTTTAAAGTTAAATTTGATCCTAATACAGAAAGTAATATGAGTGTGTTTTATTCTATTAAAAAGAATGAACTTGAACACATAGAGAATGAGCTTAAAAGAACTAAGTTCATACGCATGACATATAGCTTTAATGTCAATAGCTTTAGAAGCCAAAACAAGATATTATTACAACCAACTAAGATAGTCTTTAAATAGGAGTGATCATGATAGCTATAGATATAGAACTTAAAAGTGATAAAGGCAGTGAGTTATTAGAAGTTGTTGAGGAGAAACATGGGTTAGGTATAACTAGTGATAATTTAGATTTCCTATCCCATTATACTACTAACGGTTCTACTTATTTAACATTTAAAGCTAATGTTATAAGTAGGGATAGATACAATGACCTAATAGAAAAAGAGCGTAAGTTAAGTAACTTAATGGACGCTATTAATGACATCGTATAAGGAGTATGTTATGGACGAACCAGTATGTAGTAATACTAAAAAAGAACTTAAAGTTCTTAGAAAAAGAGTACTTAAACGAATGGAGGAAAAGAGTCTTAATGGAGAGGATATAAAACATGAGGAAAAGTTATTAGCAGAAATAGCTGAGTGCGTCGCGTATAAACTAAATAACGGTTTAAGATAGTATAGTAGGGATATCCCTACTATACTTTTTTATTTTGATTAAGTAAAAAGGAATAATGATGTTTAAAATAGATTTAGGAATAAAAGAGGGTGTTGAGTCGATGATAGGCACGCAAGCTAATGATTCTTTTATAAAGGTTATAGAAAGTACATATGATAGATTAGAGAAGTTACATTCTCTATACTACGAAAAGAAAACTATTAATAAGAAAGAATTAGATTTTTCTTTTTTACAAATAGAGAAAGAGTTTAAAGATAAGTCTTATGAAAGATTTGGTATAAATATATTATTAAGAAATAGTAACACATTTGCAGTTATACCTATATTTAATCCTGACCAAATAAGTCTAACGACTTTTAAGTCTACCAGAGGTAAAGATGTCAGACATGGTATAAAACAGATAAAGGATTTTAACAGATGGTTAGATAGTAATATTCTAATACTGGATAAAAAGGATGCTAAATTCCTAAACCTGCCAGATGATTACTATGTACCTCTATTTATATCTCTAAGAATGGTTAGGGATTTAACTAAAAGTGAGTTCGTAGCTATAATCTTACATGAAATAGGTCATGTATTTACGCTATTAGAATTGTATAGTAGATCAGCCGTAACTACATCCATATTATTAAGTAATTTCTTACGTAATAAACCATTAACAGAAACTACCTCTGAATTAGGTATAAGTAAAAACCCAAGCTCTGAAACAAATGGGCTAAGCATGATATATGAAAAAGTTAAAAAGGACCTTATGTCTATACCATTAGGTGGTCATGGTACAGGAGAAACCAATCCAGAGATAGAAGCAGATAATTTCACTGTTAAATTTGGGTACGGGGAAGAGTTAAGTAGAGCATTAGTTAAACTTAATAAGGTTAACCAGTTATCTTTTAGTAACGCTAGTGCTGTCATTGTACTTATGTCTATATTAGGTATGGCCGTTAGAGCCTTGTTGTTATCATTGTTATTACCTGGTGGTATCGTTATAATGGCGGCTATCGCGTTAGAAATAGCATTAACTATTAACAGTATAAGTAAATTACTATATATGCATAATAAACGAAACCCTATCAATGACGAGCACGGTAGTCTTAAACAACGTGTCGAACATATTAAAACATCTATGGTAGAAGTTTTAAGATTAACGGATATGAATAAAAAAGATAAGAAATTATTATTAGCCCAATACGAACAGGTAGAAAAAGATTTAGAGGATATAGATAACTCAGCGCACGGTAAAGTTCTTATAGGGCTTATGTCTGAATATTTAGTAGGTAACCTGAATACAGAAGATGAACTAGCTAGCAAACTTAATGAACTAGAAAACACTAAGCTATACATACAAGAAGCTAGATTTAGTGTTGGATTAGAGTCTATAAACTATATGGGTAAAAAGGATCCTGTCGTTAATGAATTAATATCATTCTTCGCTAAGGTCAAAGATAATTCTATAATTAGAAACGTAGCTACATTTATGTCTATATCGGAAGAGTTAGAAGAGATAACATATAAAAGATTTGGTTTAAGTATCATGGCATTACCTGCTGTCGGCTTTGGTCATGGTTGGGCTTGTGTTCCTTTTAACGTTATAGACCAAAAAGGTATATCCGATTGGAGAAAATACTATAGTAAATCAACTTTTAATATAAAAGGTTACTTACTTTATATACACAACAATAGAGAAATACTGAAAGACTTTAAGAACGGTAATAACTTTGTCGTTGATTTAGAGAAAGCATATATCCACGGTATGAAGAAAGATAAACATAAAAGTATAGTTTTTATAGAATATGGTAGGGATATGTTCGGTACTACTATAACTGGATTGGACTTAACTCCAGAGGAGATGACCGCTATTTACTTACATGAAATAGGACATCTGTTTACGTATATAGAATCTATGAAAAGATTAGTGGTTAGTAATACGCAGCTATTAGATTCATTTGTTAACAGAGAGAAGTCTAAAGAGAAACATGTTATAGAGTATAAATCAGAATATAAAAAAGATGCTGAAGAGATGCTAACGTTACATGGATGGAGTATTGGAATATTTAAACAAATGTTAGCTAATGGATTACTAACTATCACCAGTGCTATAAGAGTCTTTGATCCTAGTTTCGGCATGCATCTATTAACAGATGTAGCTACTAAAGATAATAGGATAGGTAGTGTTAAGTCATTTATGACTGATAGTGAAATCGTTGCTGATGATTTTTCTACTAGAATGGGTATGGGTAAAGAGTTAGTCAGTGGGTTAGATAGATTAATTACATTTAAGATACACAACAAAGCTTTCATAATGCTACCATTAATAACGTATATATCATTATCGATAGCTACCATGTTGGCGTTTAGTGGTAGGTTAAGCTTATTTGGTAAGGTGTTAATGCTTAACCTTAAATTCATATTCCTAGCTTACGCTTTATCTTCTATTTATAGACTAATAGCTGGTAAATATTTTCCATATGAGAAACTACCAGAAAGATTTGATTCTGTAGTTAGATCCCTTATAAAAGTTCTAAGAGAGAGTGATTTAAGTAAAGAAGAAGTTAAAGAGATATTAAATACTATAACAGAAGTTAAGAAAACTAAGAAAGAAATAGAGGATATGGGTTATGGTAGTTTATTATTATCTATGTTTAATCCTAATGGCAATGCTGGTAAAGATATAACATTAGATGCTAGGATAGTGGATAATTTAGATAAATTAATAAATAACGATATGTTCTACCATAAACTTATGTATAACGAACTAGCTAATGGCAATGAGGCTATGTCTGACCATAATCTTATAGAAGAACCAGCTAATACTATTTATTATAAAGAGTTCGATCTATGGAGTAAACGTGTTACTGAGTTATTGAATTCTAAAGATTTAGATAAACTTAATGAGAAACTTCTTAAATATGGAGTTAAAATAGAAGATATAAATCATAAGTATCTTTTAAAAACTCCTGTACCAGTTACTATAAGAGAAGGTTATACAGGTTTTAGTATTTTTGAAATAGATAGTGACGATGAACCTAGTGATAAAACAGTCGTTACTGTTACTATAGATTCTGATAAAGTTTTATGGATACTAAGAAACCCTTTAATAAACGTTTACGGCATAGACGTTGTGCTTATCGGTAAATATAAAAAAGCTCTATATGTAGTAGAGATGGATTACTTAGAGTCTTTTAAAGATGATAAGAAGGTTGATGTTATACATAAAGTATATGATGAGTTAGAAGAGGTTCTAAAAGAATATGGTGAAATAGATATAAATGAAGTTATAGATATCCTAAAGAATAAATTAAAGAGCAGTAATGAAGTTAAGATACCTAAAGAGATATTTGAACAATTAGACCTTATTAAAGATGTTTTAAAAGATGAACATGTTAAAGGTCGAGTTAGATTAGACTTACATAGCGGTAATTGGGGCGTTAATAATAAAGGTAAGATAATAATGTTTGATCCTATAGTTAATGATATCTCATTAGGTTTAAGAGTAGACACACTTATAGATTTAAATAAGTATAAAAAATATTTAGTTAAAAAATAACACTGTATGTAGCAATAGCTACATACAGTATACTTGTTATTTTTTGATATAAAAATAAAGGATGATACATGGGTATTAAACTAGAGAAGGTTACTACCGGGAAAGAACTAGATGATATAACAGAACAGTTCCATAAACAATTTGATGCTATACTAGATAGCTCTAACAAAGAAGTTGATAAAGTAAACAAACATCTTTATGATCTATACGAATCTATAGTTAAAAAAGATGGTGCTACTAAATCTGTATTAGATAAAATAATGAAAGCTATAAAAGCTAACTTAGACAAATTAAGAAAAGTTCTTAATAACAATAAAGGTAAAGATTATGAAGCTTACAAGTTTAATGTTAACAGTATACCTGGTATGCTTATGATATCTAAAAAAACTCCTCTTATAACTTCTGAAATAGATCATAGTTCTGTTAGAGTCAATGGTGTTGGTATAACAGCAGTCTTTAATGATAAAACAAGAGCTCCTATAAGAGTGGAACATGAAGGTATAGCGTACCCTATATTATTAAGCGATAAAGGTATCGTTGAAACATTAAAGAAAGGTAATAGTCTAGATGATGTATTAACATTTGAAATAGGCTTTATAAAAAACAACCTATCCAATCCTAATACTTTTAAAGGGTTTAAAGACTTACAGTCTATAGGTGATATGTATGCTGAAGTTAGTATTAATGTAGCTAAAGAGATGAAAATATCTAGTTTGCTAAAAGAGTTAGAAGTCGCTAGTAAGAGTAATGATATAACTACTAGAGTTACGCTTATAAGAAATGGTATAAACCTAATAGGTGTAAACACGTTAGCTGAAGCTAAGTTATTAGGGGATATTATTAAAAGAGAAAAAGATAGTGATTTACAAAAGAAAGTTATAAAAGGTTTATTCGGACAAGCTTAGTCTTAGTTTAAAAACGTTACATCTATATAATATTAATACAGTATGTAAATACTAAATATAAATTAAAAAAGAAGGAGTCATTATGACTGGTAAATTAAATTTGATAGCAGTAGGTGGGTGTGGGACTAATGTAGTAGCTTCTATATATCCTAGATTAAAAGAACTTGGTGAAGGGTTCAGTGATGTGACATGTTCATTCATAGATAGTACAGAAAAGACTATCCAAGCTTATCCTGAGTACGAAGATAGATTCTTTAAAATCACTTCTAGTTCAGCTAGTAGTAAAGGATTAGATGGTACAGGTGGTGAAAGAAAGTCAAAAGAGAACATAGCACACATGAATAAGTCCGTTAGAGAGTTCTTAGATAATGGTGTTAGTAAGAATCTAAATGATTACTATGTTATCGTATCTAGTGGTTCTGGTGGTACAGGTTCTAGTGCTGGTGTTCTATTGCTTAAAGCTATGTTAGAACAAGACTATACTGTTATAACTGTTACTGTTGGTGATAGTAGTAGTTACTTAGCATTAAACAATACAATCAACACCATAACATCTATCCAGGGTGTTGCTCTTAAATCTAAAAAAGCTGTTAGTAATATTTACTATAGTAATACTATAGGTGGTGTTACAAGTCCTAAAACAGAAGCAGAGGTTAATGAAAAGATTTTTAAAATGTTATCTGTTATAAGCATGTTCATCTCAGGTTCTATTCAGAACATAGATCATCAGGATATGATCAACTTTTTTAGACCTGATAAGTATCAATCTTTTAGAACAGCTCCCGGTATTTATAGCTTAGGTGTTGCTGTTGGTGAGTTGGTGGATGAGTCAGTGATCTTAGTTAGAACTATCATCAGTGAGGATACTAAAGATATCAATATGACTATCACTCCACAACAAAGTAAAACTGGTACTATCACTACGAATTATGATAGATTCGGTACGTATCCGTTATTCTTAACGCAACGTAGAGGTGTTCTTAATGCCGAAGTGGCTTATCTTAAAGAGGAACTAGAAAGAATCGAAGCTATCAAAAATGCTAAGTACGATTCATTCGATGCTCTTGATGATGCGGAGCTAGATGAATTCGGTATGGCATTATAAACGCTCTAAAAACCATTAAAGGTATCTACCCTAGGGTAGATACCTATTTTTACTTTTTTTACTGTATAGACAGTTTAATGATGGTTTAATAAGGAGTATGAATGAGGGATGTTGTAATGGAGAGTGATGGTACGGTTATAGATAAAACTATGGAAGTTATATCTGGTATAAAAATACATAAAATAAATGAGAAGTTCTTGGATATAAATAATAAATTTTTATCCTTTCTTTACGGACCGTCTCTTTATTTTAATAATGAGTTGTATATGCATCTAGATAAGGAACTCTATAATAAGGATAATATACCTTTAGCAGGATTTGATAATAAAGATGATGTTCTAAGATATCTTAAAACTCATAAGATCATCATAGCTTACATTAATGGCTATAAAAATGTTATAGACTATAAAGAGTTTAAAATGGGTTTTAGTTTCATAAAAGAAACAGCTAATAGTAGTCATATATTAACCCACATACTAGATCATATAGAATCATATATAATGTGTGTTGATCATAATGAAGCAAATATTGTTAATGACGATCCTTTAGGTATAAGTAAACATGTTTCGTTATGTAGCAGGTTAGCTTTAGATTATCCTTTATTTAGTGATTTCCTTATACATCAATATCCAGATATGGATGATGAGTTAGTTAATGAACTATCAGGTATATATACTGTTATACTAAATGATATATATAAAGTTTTGGATTCTTATAACTTATGTTCTGTTTCACTTACATTTGAATCTAATGTTATAAAGATAACTGAGTTCGAATCTCCAGCAGCTAGGAGATATAAAATAAACTGCGGAATGTTAAGTGAAGAAGGTGATGATGGAAGAGATGGATATGATGTATAATTTGGAATATGCTATAACAAAGGCATTAAAAGAAAAAACACTTATACCGAAGATAATCTATAATATAAAAATAGACTTCGCTGGTTTAGATAGTGTTTTGGATAAGTTATTTGTTAAAGATTTAGAGGATAGGATAAACAGTAGCGATATTAAAGCTTGTAAGGATCTCCTTTACGCAGCTGGCCATAGGGGTGTATGTAAAACGTTCTTATCTACTGGATTACCGATACATGCTAATGCTAACTTCAAAGATGCGTTTACGAGTTCAGTTATGTTATGGATAACTACAAGTATGAATAATTCTAAAATGGAAACATTATTAGACCTAGATGATGATAGTTCTATATTGGTCATAGAGGATGAGCTTATGAAGATAGTTGATAACTTTATAGAAGAGATAAAAACTCTTGATCCCGATATAATAGACATAAGTGATTTCTTCACGTACATACATCATGATTATGTGTCTATAGATGAGTGCATTATGTATAAATCTATAAACGACAGTGTTATATCTATACTAAGGTTTTAAAATGGAAATGATAAAGAAAGTAGACATAACACCGATGCGGGCTATGTTCGGTAAGATAGTTATAGGTGAGGATATAGAGAGGTTGATAATAAACAACTTCTCTATACCTAATACTAAAAAACCATTAGAAGTTTTTTTTAATAGTTATAACGGAGTATTTGATAGTAGTCATTTATTTCATTTCGTAACGTACTTTATGACATTCCTTTATAAAGTAGCGCCTGTTAGTAATCAGACATTTATAAACTCTATATCGGTTAAAGATACCATATTTATAAACGGTAGACTTATAGTAACTATAGTTTACAATACTGATTAGTTATATATTATTAAAATAGGAGGTACGTAATGTTATTAATAGAGTTCGATCTTAAAGATATTAAGTTAGATTTATTACAAAATATACTTAGTAAATTAGAATTAAAACTAGTCTATCTACAAGCAGATCATCTGCTTGTAGATATTCTGTTAAATATTTTAGACCAATATATGGACCATAGTTTACCATTGGAATATAAAGAAGATGTAAGTAACTATATAAATACTAACATCTTAGATAACCATAATAATCTAGATTACAGTGATTTAATAGAACTATCTGATTATATAAGGTTTTTAAATAATTCCATACTTATAAAAGAAGCTTATGAGCCTATACGCGAGCTATTGAAAGAGAAGGATGTTGTTGGTTATTATGAAAATTATGATATTGTTATAACTGATTTTAAAATAATCTTAAAGGTTGATGTGGTATGGGAGTAGTGTTAAACTTAGTTAAAGTAAATAGTAGTGTCGATGAATATAAATATCGAGGTAGTGTTAATATAGGTGATTTGTTATTATATCTTAATAAAAAAGGTTTTGATGTAAATGATGAAGACTATATGGAAGTTCTAGGTATATTTATATATTCATTATTCGATAATGTTCTTATATCGGAACTAACAGGTGATTCTGTTGATTACGAAGAAGTAACTGAGATGTATATAAATACGATTAATTCTTTGTTTAAAGATTACTATAATATAGATGATGAATCAGTATCTGACGAAATCTATATGTTATTTAAGAGGTCTACCGAAATATGTTTAGATTTTATAGATAAACTAAGAACTAGACTTCTTAATAATGATGTACCTTTAAAAAAGATAATAGGTCTACATATAGAAAAAATTATTTTTAGTGATGACCTACTTAATGGTAATTGTATTTATATATTAGTAGTAAAGAAATAAAAGGATGAGCATGGTATTTGATTTATTTGGAACATATAACTTCAACACGATAAGTACTTCTATATTAAAACCAGAGTATAGAGATCTTAAAGTAGTTGGTTTTGGAGGAATGCGGCAAGCTATTAAATATAGCGGAGTGTTTAACGATGTAGTTACTGTAAGAGAACAACTAATATTCGAAACAGGTGTTAACCTAATACCTGCTGCTGATGCTAAATACATCATGTTCGAGGATAAATATGGTAATGAACTAGTTCTTGCTGAGGATTGGGTAGTTTTAGATACCGTTGTCTCTGTTACTAGTATAGATCTTGATATAAGAATTAAGAATATAAATAGTGACGATACAGCTATTATTGTTAATACATTAAAAGCTATGGGATATTCTGATGTAGAACTACTTAAGTAGTTCTACACAGTTTTTCTTTTTTATAAGGAGTAAGTATGGATCTATTAAATGGATTGTTTAGTGACGAGCCTAACGAAGAGATAATACAAAATGATGAACTACCATTTACAGATGGTGAATGGATAGCCGATAGATTTATGGTTAGCGGTATGGAATTAGAAATGGACTATAAATATCTTAGATTCGCATCCACTGCTGATGTTAAATTTACTGATAGTAGTATGGGTGGTAATATATCTATAAACTGTATGCCTCAGTATACTAGATATGCCGATGTTAGAAGTACTGGTATGTACGGCGATCGACCTAAAGTAAAGGTTGGATTAATGAGTTCTGATTATGGGATGGGTAGATATTATTCAGAAGCTATTGATGATAATAGTAGTAATGTGTTTTTTGAATTTGGTGTGCCTGAATTTAATAATGTATTAATGTATGTTATGGGTGCAGTTGATTATAAAAAAGCAGTTATAGCTAATAGTGCTAGATCACCATTTTTCTATGATGTTGGTTGGATATTTGGTACAGGAGCGCTTATAGTAGCTTTCCCTATTATAGCACCTATTTTATTATTAGGTAAATTAGCTGTTACAGTTGGTTCAGCTATGCTTGCTAGTAATGGTAAATTTGATCAGTATTATCTAAAACGTACTATGTTTTTATATTGGAGTAGTGTTAATACACTAGTAACAATGATGGCCACTGAGTTAGGTTTATTATCACCTATGTTCGATAGTAATGATCCTAAGAAGGTAGGAACGCCATTGAAAGTAGACCCTGCTGATATGGAAGCTATTAAAAAACTTATGCCTGGTTTGATAACTGCTGGTAATGGTATTAACGTACAAGCTATGGTTACTAAATCACAAAAGTTATACAACAGGATGCATGAGGCTAAATTAACGGCGTTGGATAATATATCAGCTGCTAGTATGGATAGAGAGACTTTAGATATGTTAATAAGAACTACTGGAGCTTTAGATCCGCTAGACCCTATAACAGAAGATGAAGAAGAAACTCTATGGGATAAAATAAAGGGACCAGTTACTAATGATAAAAGTTTTAGTAAAGATGACCCTAAAAACAAAGTAACATTCTCAGCATTATTAAAAGAACTTAAAGAAGGTGGTAAAGAACTTAAAGACGCATTTGCTGCTGATAAAGACGGTACTTATAAAAGAGAAGCTAGAAAACAAGATGAGAAGGGTTATATAGATAAAGCGATGGAGACAACTAAAGCTGTATTTAACGAAGGTGCTAGATATGCTGTATTTAGAGTAGAACACATGCCTTCAACAACTGAATCGTTTAGCAATAGCGTTGATGAAATAGCTACAGGTAACGTTATTAATTCTATGGGATCTACATATAGGAATATGAAGTTTAATATAGGTTTAGACGGGATACCTGGGTTAGGTAGTGTTGTTAATGCTGTTACTGATTTTGCAGTAGGTGCGACTAGTGGTGTTACTATGGGCGTTAGTGATGTTATAGGTAGTATACTTTCTGGTGCCAATGTAGATGTGCAGAAGAAATGGAGTAAAAGTGATGTTAGTTTTCCATCACTAAATTTCAAAATGACCTTAATAAGTCCTAGCGCGCATCCCGTAGCACAACTGCGTAATATTTACATACCATTAGCATCTATTATGGCTGGTATGTTACCATTATCTACTGGGCCAAGATCACATACATCCCCTTTCTTATGTAGTATGTTCATGAGAGGTAGGCAACAAATATCGTTAGGTATGATAACTAGTCTTAGTATAACAAGAGGAACTAGTAACCTACCTTACAATAAACAACGCAGACCTTTAGCTATAGAGGTAAGTTTTACAGTTACTGATTTTAGTGAACTTATATCGGCTCCTATGCCTAGTGGCTTATTAGATATAAATGGAGCTATGTTTGATGATGAATCATCATTGTCTAGATATATACAGGCCTTATGTGGTAGAGATCTTTATAGCTCCACACACGTATTTAATAGAGCTAAGATAAAAATGTCTAGACTTTTTGAAACAGCCGACCTAATAACGTCACCTGAGTACTTAGGTGCTAAAGTTGGTGACATGTTAGATATAGGGCCAGCTTATAGTATATTTGGCGGTAATAAAGCTGTATCGTATTCTGAATTATGGTAATGAGATAACTACAAGGCATGTGCCTTGTAGTTATGCTACTAATTTTAATTTATCACCAGCTACTCCTGATAATGCTTTTATTTTTTGTGATGTAAACATGTCTGTTTCTTTATTTATATCTGTACCTATCATAGTATCTTTTTTAACCGCATCCATTATCTTTTTATTTTTAGTTATATCATCTATAGATTTTGCTTTTTTAACTTCATCTAGAATAGCGCCAGATCTTAAATTAGAACCTACGTTACTTAAATTTAATTTATCTGTCGGTATATCGCGAACAGCATCACCTATAACATCACCTACGCCACCTAATTTATCACCTATATCAGGCATAACGCCACTCAGTTTAGACGCTACTCCTAAATCAAATTTACCTGACATTTTAAGACCATCCATTAAACCTTTACCAACATTAAAATCAGGCATAGCATTAGCTAAATTCATTGTTCCTAATGTTGCTGTGAATGAGTCATCACAGGCCGTATCGTCTGAAGTACCAGAACCAAAACCCCAGTCCATGTTCATATTGAACCTAGTTAATGAACTTAGCCCGTTCTCAGCACTACTTAATAGACTACCCATACCAAATGACGGTAAATTAAAATCACTACTACTCCCATTACCAAAATCAAAGTCAGGCATAGATAGATCCCAGTCAGGCGTATTGATATCAGGGAACGCTATATCAGGTGGTGTGAAATTTGGTAGGCTAGGGAAATCGAAACCACTAAAACCATCTTTATCTTTCTCACAATCTTTTTTATCTTTATTAGCTATAACAGATTTATTTTTAGCCGATACTTTGTTACTATTTAATTTATTAGCCGTCTTTTCACTTATATCATCAAGCTTTTCTTTTTTTATCTCTTTTTTATCCTTAAGTACTTCTTTAACTTTTTCCTTTGTAATAATAGGAGAACAAGTTGGTTCTTTCTTTTTCTTAACCATCTTATTCTTTTTAGCACCTGCTCCTGTAGTTTTACTTTTTAAACATGCTTCCGGTACTTTACTTTTCTTAACATTCTTCTTATCTGGTTTTTTTAGTTTATCTATTAGTTTATTTTTTTCTTCTATTACCTTATCTTTAGCTTTATCTTTTACCTTTCCTTCTATGTCAAAAGTTTTAACTTCTGTATCTAGCTTTGTTAATGTTGTGGATGTTAACGATCCAAGTGTTAAAGCCATGATAATCCTTTATAGTTATTTCAATGAATTCACGTTATGTCGAGGTTTTTATACATATATAATATTAATTTAGTAAGGAGGATAAAGTAAATGAATAAAGTTAAAGGGTTTAGTATAATAGTTAATACTAAAGCAAATGTTGTTATAATAAAGGCTAATGAGTTAAAGATACTTGTTAATAGAGAGAAACAATATAATACTCTGTATAGTTTCTTAAGTAAGTTTAAAGATGAAGTGCCTAAACCTTGTTTAAAAGTAGATGAAGATGCTGTATCGTATTTAGAGAAGGTTATTCTTAATATAAGTAAACCTTTAAAGAAGAACAAGCAGGACGTGTACTGCGATTATAAGAGAAGAGAAAAGTTTTTTAAGATATTGAAAACAAATCTATTTTTCTCATAAGACACAAGTATTGAACATAGTAGTATTATTTTAAATCAAAAACTTTTTACTACTATAATATTAAGATAGTACCAAGTACTAAAAAACATTTTAAAAGGAGTCTGCAATGGCAGCACAAGAATTAACATTAAGTCCAGAGTTTGAAGTAAGTAAAGAAAACGGTATCGCAACTATCACAGTTAAAGATGAGAACTACTTCGTAGCAGAAGCAGAAAAAGCTGGTATCGAAAAAGCTACTCTAGAAAAAGTTAGTAAATTTAAAGAGCAGTTCTTACATGCAGCTATCGAAGTATCTGGCGATAAAGCACTAGAAGAGTTCAAAGGTGATGCAGATCTTAAAGAAGCTGAAGTTGTTGTACCATTCGGAACAAATAAATCTACGAACATCACAACACACGCACTACGTAGCAAAACTATGCCTATGCCTGGTAAACCTGGTGAAACACTTACAAAATCAGTTGTAAAAACATTCGTGAATTCGAAAGAGTTCAACTATCCAAAATCTAGACGTAAAGCTCTAGAGAAAAAACTAACAGACGCACTGTTAGACGTTTAGCATTAAAGCTGCATATACAGATACGGATATCCGTATCTGTATATTTTTTTTTATTTTTTTATGCAGTAGCTGAACCATCTGATCCATCAGCTTTACTCGAACCGCCTTTTACGCCATCGTAATAGATATCCATATCTTGTACATTTTCAAGATTAGTGTCTACACTATCAGCAGGTAGTAAGATATCTTCAGGATCTTTTTCCCAAAGTTTAAGGTTAGTAATGATTTTACTAGCTAACGCTTTAACACGTTTGTTAGTATGTGGTAATGCAAAACCTCCCATATCGATAGAGATCTCTTTGATAGCTCTACCAGCAGATTTATCTTTACCACCAATAATATCAGGATTAGCACTTGGGTATAAGTTACTAACTAACCATGCTCTAACAGGCATTCTATATAGAGGATCTGGTTCGATAAAGATAACTGTAGCAGAATACCATTCAGCAGTCCATGCTTTTGGTAATGTATCAGCAGAAGCTACTCTAGTAATAAGAGGTGCTTTACTATCAGGATCCATTAACATATATCTGATCCATACATCTAATAAGATTTCAAATGGATTACCATATTTTTCAACGATACCACCAAGTGTTACAGATGAAGCTTCTCTGTTAACATTAGCTACCTCTCTCATGTTAGCACCAGAGATACCCATAGCGTGCTCAGCGTGCTCAACTGTTAAAGAAGAGTTAAGACCTTCAATAGTTTTAGCATGTACTTCAAATAGGGCTTTAATAGCTTCTTGCCATTCATCGCCATTAGGTAATAATGAAAAACCTTTTGGTGCTTGTAATAACACAGGAACTACATCTCTACGTAAGTAAGATTGTTCATGCATCCACTCATGGATAGGCTTATCTGAGTCTACCCCACCGATTCTTGGTAACGCACCCCATTGACCACCGTATCTTAGGTCCATAGTCGCTAAGTCTTCAGCGTAAAAGCTCTCGCCTTCAACATTAGAAACTCTTGACCCATCAAAGTTCAATAGACGTGTATTAGTACCAATATCACTCATTCCATTTACTGTATCAGCCATTCTAGACTCCTTGTTTTATTTTTATATTGTTGGAACGCAGATTACATATCTGCTTTGTTCCAGATCTCAGTGTAGTGAGACATAACTGTAGTCATGATATCACCACCAAGTTTAGTTACTACTGAGAATGAGTAACCTCTAGCCGCATCATAATCTGTGATGCTTGCTTTAGCAACAGCAGTGATAACGCCAGCAAATTTACCTTTAAGTTCACCATTCATATAGTTCTCAACTGCCTCTGTTAATTGGCTAGGAGATAACTCGATGTTACCTGAAAATTTTCTACCTGCAGCATCAGCAACTTTAACAGTTGTAGTTAATGCTAAAGCCATAAAGATGTTGTTCATAGACGATGAATCGTTATCATAAACAGATTGCATAGCTGGGAAATAGTAAGTTGTTCTATCCATAGGCATAGGCCAGTTAAGACCAATATTCCATAAGTCAGCTTTGATACCATTTGGAACTGAAGCTGGTTCAATATCACTATAGTTAACGATAGTGTTTCTTTCACCTCTATCGAATAAAAGAGATTTCTTCCATTCCTTACCGCCCATCATTCTCGCTGTTTTATATGCGATATCATGTAGTAATCCATAACGTCTGTTAGACGGATCTAAACTATCTTTACCAGAACCAACAACAACAATACCTCTTGTAACAGGAGTACCGAAGAAAGTAGACTCAGGCGCTAAACCTAATCTAGCTTTTAAGTTAAGACCGATAGCACGCTGTGTGATAAGATCTTCATATTTGTCACCAAGGTTATCTACTCTAGTAGAAAGACCTAAGAAAGTATCCTTACGAAGTGAAATAAAATTAACAAGTTTTTCTTTTGTAGGTAAAGTAAAACCAGAATCCCATAACGCACTCTCAAGGTTGATAGCTGTATCGATAACTTCTGAATTATTATCTACATATTTATCCATCCATCTAGCAACACCTGCTTCGAACTCTTCTTCAGATAGAGTACCGTCTTTACCGTTTTTGAAGTAAATAGGGTTAGTACTAGATAAGAACACTTGTTCTTGGTTATCTTCTGTAACATCAGCATCTTCATCAATGATGAATGTGAAGTTAGGAGTACGCTTAGTAGACATAGCTGTAAATAAGTTAGAGATCTTAGCTTGTTTACTAGCAGCAACACCAGGAATATAATCCATCCATGCAGAAGTATTTACTGTAGCGCCTGATTTAGTTTCTACATCAGCGTTAACATAACTTGCTTCAACTTCCATAACTTTATCAGCAATAAGGTTAAGGTTATCTTCATAAATGTACGGAGCACTAACTTTAGGATAAACTAGATCACGTAATGGACTAGTTAAGTTATACCAATTACCCATAACTGACTCTAAGTCAACTCTCATATTTGTAACAGGATCTTTAGCTTCTCTAGCTAAGATAAACTGTTGTGATTTGTTACCAGCAAGTGATGCTACTTTAACACCTGTACTATCTTCATCAGCACGTTTATATAAAGAGAACTCATATGGTAATGAAAGGTTACCTTCTTTATACGCTTGTTGTAAGTCATCGTTAGTAGGAAGGCCGATCGCGATACCTACGTTATTATATGGACTACCTTTATAAGCAGCACGTTGCTCATAGATAGGATACATAGTAGATGAGTTATCATCACCATCTTTCATATAACCTGTTTTTGATTTTTTGATGCCAAAAGGTGTATCTTCATCATCATCATCGTTGAATTCAGCGATAACTTTAAGTTTATAACCTTTAACAGTCTCTACAACTTCTGGGTCACCATTTTCATCGTAGTAGATAGAACCATCATCATTTCTTTTAAGAACATCTACATCATCATTTAGTACATCTAAATATAATGTAAAGTTAGCGATAGTATCATTATCACTAGGAATGATTCTAGTAAACATCATAGCATTTCCTGCCGCTGACATAAGTTCAGCCATTCTAGCACCATGATTAAAGTAAGGTTTACTTCTATCGAAAGTCTCTTCACCATAGAGACCAATTAGTCTAGCTCCATCAACGAGCTCTTTTGTAGCTGGCCCTGCAGAAGCGAATCCAAAAATAAGTGGTAAATGTGTAGGAATCACGATCTCCTTAGGAGGAGTCGGTTTCATAGACATGTCTTTAGCACCTAACTGGATAATCTGCGGAGTAGCGTTAACAATATTTGCGTTCATATTACATCCTTTAATAGTTTAAGTGGACAATTAAAAATCATCATACAATACGGAAAAAATAACTATAACCCATAGAAATTAATCTATGGGTTATATTATAAAAAATTATTTAAACATCCAAAACTCAGCTTGTGTCTCTTCGGTCTCTTCATTTTTAACTATAGAAAGAACATCACCGTTCTTAAGAGTCACGATATTCGTAACAGTTTTATCATCAGAACCAGTGTCAACTTTTATAGTTCTAGTAACTTCTGCTTTATCATCATACACAAAACAGTTAAAGCCGTCAGCAGAAACATCGTTCTTAAATATAACAGCATTACCATTTACTAACGGTGATACTAATAGATTTTTATTTCTAAATTCTGTAGGGAGAACAACAGAAATATTGCAATAATTTTCTAAAGCACTATATAACATAGTTCTATAGGCGCCATCGCCTTTTTGTAATACTAAAACCCTATTTGTACCTAAACCAGCTATTGTTACATCAGTACAACTTTCTGTTAAAGTACTTGACGTTTGTTTAGTTAACGAACTATCGTTAATATCATATTTAAAAACATCTAATAGTTTATCATCATCTTTATTAATACCAATAACATATATACCGGATGATATTTGAGCTACTTTGTTCATAGTAGCTGAGTCTGATAAAAGTTCAGTAACCATTTCATCACCCATCGTAAACTTATCAGTATACGGGTCGAATGTAAAAGGAGTTAAAACAAGATACCCATCATCATTCTTAGTTTGTACTAAACCTTTAGTTTTTGTTAAAAGTTTGAATGTGAACTCGCTGTCATTTTCTAAAACATTTTCTATATGTTTACTAATTAGGATATTCTTTTTATCTAAACCATAAAGGCTGACTTTACCTGTGTTAATGTCAGGGATAGGTGTTGAATATGTAAACATCTCTTCTGTATTAAACGATCGATTTAGATCGAAACTATATGTCTCCTCGTTATAGATAGTATTAGAAACTTTTTCAAATGTCTCTTCATATGTTCTATTAGGATTATATGCGACAATCTCGTCAGTATCTCTTGTAGTTAATATAATTAATTTCTTAGAAATTTCTTTTTCACCAGAAGACTTAGTATATTCTACATCTAGATCTAAGATATATTCTTTATCAAAGTCTAAAGAATTATCTATAAAAATAACATTATCTTTTATTTCGCAGTATGAAATAATAGATCCCGATCTATTTATGATCTTAGCGGCCTTAGCAGTAACACCTATATATGTAGTAGAAACCAAGCGTAGTGTATTAACATATGTTGGGTCTAAATCTTTTGTATTACCAACAACTTTAAAGTACGCATTTTTTAAATTCAACACTTCAGTAACAGGAGCTGATATGGTAGATTGTGTTCCTGTATGGATTATCGTTATTCTGATATCGTCTAATTCAGATAAATCAATATCATCATTCGTGACAGCTATAATGTTGTTTGTCTCTCTGAGATCTACATACTTTGTTAAAAGAGTTTCTCCTAAACTATTCTCTATAGTTAATATAGTACTAACATAGCCAACATTTGTTTTAACTGGAGTTAGCGTGAAACTAAGTTCCTCATTATCTTTATATACAACATCAGCCACATACGGAGTATCTATATAGAACTTTGGAGCTAAATATTCATTAACATTCGACTCTTCGTTAAAAACTGGTTTAGGGCCTATCCAGTTAGTATTGTTTAAATCATTACCATCTTCATCTTCTAATTTACGTAATGCTTTAATATACCATATTTCACCAGTAGGTATAAGTTTGTCAACTTCCCATGTTAACAGCGCCTCTTCACTCTCATCTAACTCTTCTTCAATGTTCTCAAACTTCTCATCTCTAGCCAAAACCCATGTAGTCTTCGTGTGGTTAACTTCACTATCTTCTGGCCACTTCGGGATATTATAAATCATAACGATCTCCTTAATAAATTTTTTTCAAATGATAACGCCGTAAGGCTGTATCTTTTTATATAGTAGGTAAGGTATGAAGAGTAAAAACTAAGGAATAAACATGAATATAAAATCAAATAACCCAATGTTCTTAAGACCATTAATAAATGTTGGAGCACTTATGGATATACCTACAGGTAATTTTGTTACGGGTATGCGTGGTGAGAAGATACTTAATGGCGGTCTCAGCGGTGTTGTTGGTGTTGTTGGCATGGGGAATAACTTTAAATCTACCATTATACATTATTTAATGTTACAGGCTACTAATAGATTAAGTGCTGGCGGGTTAACTATACCTATGCATACCTACGACACAGAAGATAACATGGCTTTAAATTTGGAAAGGTTTAATAAGCTAGCAGAACGTTTTGAAAATATAGAAGACAATCCTTTATATAATCCTGATGTATGGAGTATTATTAGTAAATCAGAATTATATCTGGACGATTGGTTTAAACTTGTACAGGAAAATGCTAAGAAGAAACAGGAAAATAAATCTGAATATGTAAAATATGAAGGGTTTAAGAATATGATAACGGGTAAGGAATTAGAACTTCCTATACCTAGCTCTATAGAGATAGATAGTTTATCAGAAGCTGAAGGTGCGTCTACTATAGAGTCTGTAGAAAAAGACATTAACAATACAAATACTGTTTTCATGCAGCAAGGTTTACTTAAGACTAAAGTTATGAAAGATTTACCTCGTGTGAGTACCAACGCTAATGTTAATTTCTTGTTCACAGCACACATAGGTAAAGAGATCAATATGGCTACAGGACCATTCGCACCACAGCCCAAAAAAGCATTATCATATCTTAAACAAGGTGATAAAATAAAAGGAGTTAGTGATAAGATAAACTTCTTAGCGACACATTTATGGAGCACGTATGGTAGTAGGCCACTTATAAACCAAGGAACTAAGGAACCCGAATTTCCTATACAAAATGGTGATGTTAATACAGATTTAAATACTGTTCATTTCCAGGTATTAAGATCAAAATCTGGTCCTAGTGGTATAGTAGTTGATTTAGTTATCAGTCAGAGAGAAGGAGTTCTACCAGCGTTAACTGAATTCCTATTTATTAAAAATAATAAGTTCGGCTTAGAGGGTAATGTTAGATTTTATGAATTATCACTATATCCTGGCGTTAAGTTAAGTAGGACTACAGTTAGAGGTAAACTAGATGAGGATGAGAAATTAAGAAGAGCTGTTAATATTACATCTGAGTTATTACAGATGAAAATGTATATGCCACAGTATAAACATCTCTATTGTACGCCTAAAGAGCTCTATGATGATATTAAAGCATTAGGTTATGATTGGGATACATTATTAGATACAAGAGGTTGGTGGGCTATTAAACAATATGACCCAAACTTAAAACCATTCCTATCTACATTAGATTTATTACTTATAAGAAGTAAGAAAAAGAAACCATATTGGTATAATAAAAAATTGGAGGTTAAAGATGGAGACAACTAACTTTATAGAGTTACAAGAGAATCTAAGAAAGAACGCTGAGGAACTATTAAGTAAAAATGTTAAACAAGGAACAGTTATAAATGATGTTCTTAGTAAAATAGAAAAAAAAGATATAAGAGATAGGCTTTATAAAAGCGTTGGTCAATATGATAAGAACATCCTTTTTAAAAATGATTATGTACAAAGGGTTACTTTAAACAGAGCATTGCTAACACATGTTTTGAAACTGTGTTCTAGCAATGACATTAACTTAACGCCTATGGTCGTTCTGTTATCATATACGTCTGAGCTAAAACAATGGAAGAGAGTCGTGTCTAAACATATTATACCGACACTTATTAAAAATGATTTAATATAAGGAAACATCATGAGTTTAAATAAAGTAAAAGTAGGAGCATTAGATAGTGATGGTAATCTAGTTAAAGATGATAGTGATTTAGATATAGTTTTTAAAAGCTTAGATACATTACCATTCCTAACGTTTCCTGATAGTTTTATAGATAATAAAACTATCCTAACGGAAACAGTTGATAATTTAGATATGAATCATGGATTATATAATGGTGATATAGAGCTTAAAAAGTTAGTCAATCTTGAGTCTAAAGTAGCTGGTCTATATTCATTATATTTTGTACCAGATACAACAGGATATGTGACAACGATGCCTGTCTCACAAACTGTAACATCTGACTATCTTAAGGGTTTAAGTGTTAATAGCAAGGTTAGTCTATTTCCAGCTGTATATGACAATGTTTCTAATCAAGAAGTATTAAGTATGGGTCCTAACCGTAGGTTATTTAACTTAGCTACACCTGATACAGATTTCGGAGACACAGTAACTATCAAAACTATCGAGCTTAAGGGCGTTAAGGTACGTAGTATACCGAATAGACACAAACTCGATATAGATGGAGGCAGTCTGTATAATGAGGAAAGCTTATTACCTTTATTAGTTTTAGATACAAGTGCATTTACTGCATGGGATCCAAAAGAGTTACCGTTCCATACACTACTACAAACTAGTAATGGTTTTTATAGTGTTATGTATGTTGGGTCGCAAGATGTTGATAAAATCTATATACCGTTAATCTAACGGTATATAGGTAAAGGATTTTTTCATGAGTAAAAGAAAAGAAGTAGAAGAATTTATACTAAAGAATATAAAGAAGTTAACTGTAACTGATCATAACGTAGAGTTATATAAAGATATGTTCAAGAAGATGAATAATAAGGAATTTGATGAGTTTATGTCTAAGTTAAGAGATGGCGAATTTATCTTACCTGTTATCATAAGACATGGTATAGAAGATACTAAGGTTAGTGTCAAGAACAATATGAAAGTTGGTGAAGATTTAGGTCATAACTTCTTCCCTAAACTATTGATAGGACCGACTGACAATGACCCTAGACGTAAAACTAAATATCCTGTTATGGTTCATTTAGCGCCAATGCGTAGAATGAAACAAACTATAGCTAAAGGTTTAAGTGTTAGTGAAAGTGATAAAGTTAGAGATATATTAACTGGGCAAGTTAGTGGTCCTTCTAAATCATCGTCTATATCTTATCCAGAGTTACAGTTATTAGTATCTATGGGAATGGATGAAAGTGTTAAGGAGTTCATAAAATATAGAGGTGGCGATGAGGGTAGTATGCGTGCTATGAAACAGGCTTTATTAAAATATGGTAATGTTAGTAATGAATTTGTGGAAGAATATTCTACAGGAGTCACATCTACAAAAACATTAAAATCATACTTTAACGGTATGCATTTAAAAATAAACTTATAGTATATAGGGATAGCCCTATATACTATGTTTACTTTATTTCGAATGTTAAATCGACAATAATATCTTCTATATCCGTTTCAACTTCTGTATCGCTATATTTTCTATAACTAGGTTTTGTTACTAACTCTACAACAACATCATCATCTGTAGTATTAACGCTTGTATCTGTTGTAGTAATATTACTACCATATGGTTTACCATTCTGACTAGAACCTTCTAATATATCTATATCAATAGTTTCTTCTTTAGCTACTATACTACTATCTTTATTCTTATTATCATTATCTATATTAACATCTTCATATTTACCTATGTCATCTTCTATAGTATCGATACCCGTATTAGTAAGTATTACACCATTACCATATGGTTTACCGTTTTGTAATGTACTGTCTAAAATATTACCATCAATGCCCACTGTTTTACTAACCACATTACTTTCATAATGTTTTCTATTATCTAAATCACTAACATTATCGATTGTTAAAATATGACCATCGTCATTAGTAATAACTGATTTATTATCATTATTCGTTCTATATTTAAGAACTAGTGGATTACTGGTATCCAATCTGAAACTATTCAACTCCATGATATCCGCATAAACAGTCGAATATTTTAACTTACTGACATCTACTTGTTTTTCATCTTCTATATAAAACTTAGTATCTTTATAATATTCTGTTCTAAATCCTGAAGACGGATTAAACATACTACGATAACTATATCTTACAGCACTAGGACTAATAGAACTTATATCATCATACTCTACATCGTCAATACCCTGCGTTATCTTTTGTACTGTTTCTATGTCTTTATTAAAATAACTTAAATCGCTATTATCGAGAATAGTTGTAGAATATAAACCTGTAATAACCTGCGTTAAACTTCTCATGTATTCATGAGTAGATGAAGTTAAATCATAACTTATAAAATCATCATGTATAGATTTAACAGATAATGGATTAACGTATTTAACATCTAAAGATTCTACCTCTTTATCTAAGAACATAACCATGTTATCTAGCGCGTGTTCAGTTTTTGAAGATGGTGTTGAAATAAAATCATGGTAACTACGTCTAGCATAAACTGGTAATGGCTCTACTATACGATCTTCACCTATACTGACTTTTGACCCACTCATAGACGTTATAACGCTATCTAATACTTTATTATTAATATCCATATCATTATTATCTAGGACGCTAGTAAAATAACCATTACGCGTACCATAATCATGAAATCTATTATATGGGCTATCTGATATTAATATATTAGTAGACATAACGCTATCTTCTATAAAACTAACACTTAGTTCTTTCTTAACATTAGGTACTATATTAACCGATTTAGTATTAGTGACAGTCTCTATACCACCATCATTTACTCTGGTTAATGATAACCTAGATGTACTGTATGGTATAGGTCGCCTATAACTATGTCCCATTAGCATAACATCTTTTATTATATCATCTGGTAACATATAACACTGTTGTCTAACTGACTTACTTATGTTAAACACAGTGTTTATCTGGTTATCTTTAATATCTAAACTATCTGCCTCCATATTATACGATCGTATGATATACTCAGCCTGCTCGTATTTGTACCACTCTGCCGCTTTAACTTCCATAAGTGGCTTATATCCTAGATTAAGATTTGTTTTAGTTACGTTATTAACAAACGTATGCTTGAACTCTGTATCGTATAATAGTTGTATTGTGTAACTAGTTGTTTTATTAAAAAATTCTATAAGCTTTTTAAACCTATCTATAACACTTTTATCTGGTTCTAGATCTAACCCTGTTATGAACTCCAGTAAACTTATCATAGTTGTTAGATTACAATCTAACGTGAATGGAACTAGATCATTATCTTCTATATACTTATTAACTTCATTTACATCCACTGTCATGGTTTCTGTTAAAAACAAATACTTAGACATTATTCTAACATCATTCTTTAACATAAGATCGTCTAGATTAGAGATCATGTACCACATACGTCTCTCTACACCATTTATTAATGTAAAATATTCTTTTATCATACCAGAACGCAACATGGTGTTATCTGGGTTTTCTGTTATAAAATCATAGATATTCGTATTATCTGCTTTATGCCATGTTTTACTAAGTATAGAATCTTTATCAGCATTTACATTATAAATACCTTCTAATTCGATAGTAATGACACCTTCTAGTTTGTACATATTCAACACGTTAGCTAAGAGTATATTCTTAATATCGCTAGCATTAAGTTTGTATAACTTATGGTTATAAGGATTTATATAATCTATATAAAGAAATGAGTCACTCTTATTAAGGTAACTTAACATATTACTAAGTGATGATATAACAACGTTATTAGAGTGCGTTGATATGCGTTCTGGTTTATCTAGTAAGAATGTCTTTGTTTTAGTATCATAGCCCTGACCTTTTAGAAAGAAAGATTCCTGTTTTGTTAATATGTTATAACTATCTGATAATAAATTATCATCATTAACTAACTCCGCTATATGTTCTAGATTAATAACTTCTTCTAAAGATAACTCAACTCCATCCATATTGTATAATGAGTTATTAGCTTTAGATACTCTAAAGTTATATTTATCTTCGAAGTAAGCTCGTTTATAATCGTTTTTAGCGTCTTCTATAAGAACTGGTACTTCCTTATTAAAAGATAGTCCTCCGATACCATAACTATTCCTATCATATATTTTGTATAACATCTCTTCTAAGATCTCGTTCTTACCTAAATTTGTTTTAAATCTTCTTATATTACCATAGACGTATAATTCTGTTGGTTTATCAAAAACGTCCATAACTTCATAAATGTTCTTATAAGAAGATAGAAAATTATCTATATGAAACCTATCCACTTTATTACTAAATATATTCTCTAATCTTTTCGTTAGTATATACATAACTAAAGACTGATAAAGATTGAATAATAATTGCGGTAAATACAAGGCATCTAACATATAGTTAGGATTATGGTATGTATTCATATACACACTAACAAAGTGTTCAATTTCAGATATAAGATATAGCTCATTATCAGCTATTAAATCTTTATTAAAATATAGTAATCTATAATTAGGAGTCGCTTTAAGATCATCTAACTTTATTGGGTTTATACAACCTCGTATATACACAGACATACCATGATAACTATTACATAAAGAATTAAATAATTCCCCATACTTATTAAGCTCTCTTTTAATCCATATATTATTGTTTAAGTTCTCTACTGTTATCTCAATATCTGTACCAGTCGAAGCATCTCTTATATATACTTGTGGATCTAATTCACCTCTTATACCTGCTAGGTTAAGAAAATATTTGTCTTTATAAAATATCGGTACTTCCAAACCATTTTTTATATAGTACTGATAATTGAAATGTTTACTAATTTCATCAATTTTTATAGTAAGGCTATTAACCAAATCTATAGTTGACTTGAAATATTTAGTAATATCAAACATAACTAACTCCTTGATAGATTGTTTCTCAAATCAAGCTTGGGGTGTCTAAAGGATGAAAATGTCAAGAACTATAAAAGAACCCGTGCAATACGAAAGTTTGTTACCTAAAATAGCTAAGAAAACAACTGCTATTAATAAAACAGTGGAAGCTGTTGATTTTAAAAAACTAGTTAAGTTATCCGATCATGGATATGGACAGGAAAACTTAGTTAAAAATATACAGGAGATATTCCCAGATATAGATTTAGCTATAGAACTTGTTACGTCATTAGTTACTTCACCTAACGATATGGGAACTGGTGGTTTAACATATAAACTAAGTGGGTTTAAATTACCTACTGAAGCACAATCGCTAATAAGTGGTATGATAGATACATATGCAGAAAACACATATGGTCTTAGTGATAAGTTAAATGAGATAGTGGAGGAATCATTATTTAAGAAGGGTGCTTATGTAGAACTTAATATACCGCCTAAAAATATAAGTGACATGTTTAAAACAATAAAAAGTGACATTAGTGTTGGTGTTGAAAGTTTGCTTATGTCACAGGGTGATTATATAGATTCCATAAAAGAAGATAAAGATAAAATATTTAAGTTTACTTCTAACCCATCTATATTAGCAGAAGACATTCTCAATGAGAAAAAAGCTAACTACATAGTTAATAATACACTAAGTGGCGAAAGCATTAGTCCTGGTTTAGAAGCTCTTATGATACATGATGATCATTTCGGTATAATGGACGACACTGATATAAGTAGCGATAAACCAATAATCAAGAAGATGAGTCCTAACAAAATAATACCTATAACTAGCCAAGAAGACCCTAGTAAACACTATGGGTATTTTGTTCTTTTAAAAAATAAGAAAAAGAAACAAGGAAAGAGTAGTAACCCTACAAGTTCAGACGGACTAATAGCTAAGGTTAATAATAGTCTTAAATCTATGACACAAGATGCCCCTACTATAGAGGGACTAGACGGATTAAGAGATGTACTTATTAAAACGAAGTTAAAAGGTTACTTAGATAATAGTCCTTATAAAGACTTTAGTGATTTACAGTTCGAGTTAGACGACGATATAGTGTTAGATATGGCAGATAGCATCATCTCTAAAACACCTATAGACATTTTATTTTTACCTACTAATCTTGTTAGTTACTATGCTATTAATTTTAGAGAAAATGGTATGGGTGAGAGTTTATTAGAAAGATTGTCTGTATTAATGAGCATGCGTGCTATGTTAGTTTTTACTAAGATGTTATCATATATAAAAAGTAGTGTAACTACTACAGATGTTAAAGTGGACTTAGATCCAGATGATCCAGAATATAAAAAATCTATGGAAGCCATCATGGCCGAGATAGTTAGGAACAGACAGATAAGTATGCCTATAGGTATCTTAAATGTTGATGATCTAACTGATTGGGTTCATAAATTAGGATTTAGTTTTAACTTTAAACATCCTGGATTACCAGATGTAAATATAGATATAGAAGAAAAAGCTAATGAGATAAACCCAATAGATGAAACCCTTAAAGAAGATATAGATAAACTTATCATAACTAGTTTATACTTAACTCCAGAAATGATAGATAACGGATATAGTCCAGAATTCGCTACAACCATTATTGCTAATAATATACTATTAAGAAAACGCATACTTAAATTACAATCTAAATATGAAAAACTTTTAACAAAAGATATACAGAAGAAGTTAAAAGTCGACGGTAAATTCAAGAGTATGTTACGTAGCGCTTTATCAGATATGCTTAATAGTAAGATGAAAAGATTCTTAGTTAACAATAACAATGATGTTAATAAAGAAGCTCTTAAGAAAGCTAGTGACGACGATATCGTTGAATATATGATAACTAGAGTTATAGATAGCATACAAATAACATTGCCTAAGCCAGAAGTGACAGAGGAAACTAATGTTGCTGATATGGTAGATAAATATACAGAGTTATTAGATAACGTTATAGATAAACTATTTAGTAGTGATTTAATACCATCTAATTATTTAGGTACTATAGGTGATGACTTAGATGATCTTAAGGGTTTAATTAAACATACGTTACTTAGAAGATATATAGATGAAAATAATGTTTTACCTGATTTCTCTAAGATGTTTACGTTAGATGAGGACGGTAAACCTATGTTTAACTTGTTAACTGATTTTAACGTATTTGGTAAAAGTTTAGATGCGATTATCATACCGTTCCTTAAAGAGAATGAGAAAATGGTATCTAAGTTCGATAAACGTAGAGATAAAATAGGTAACGGTGAAATAGAAGAAGAGGAAGAAGATAACGAATTTGATAATGATGATAACATAGATGACGGTGGTTCAGAAACTCCAGAAGTTAATGAAGATGAATCTACTGAAGGTAATGTGGATGAAACTCCAGAAGATGGTGATGAACCTGAAGAACCAACAGACAAAATAGAATAAAGAATAACGTGGCTTAACGGCTACGTTATTTCTACATTTTTTTATCCACATATTATTCAAATAGTACAGTGTACTAATTTTATATAAAAAAGAAGGAGTCGTAATGACTGATTATGAACCGTTCCTAGTGGACGAATACAAACAACCTGTTGTATGGGTAGATCGTTATAATCGATTTTGGAGATATGACGATTACGATCGTTGGGTGGAATGTGATGATATGGGTAGGCCGTTAGATGCTGGTAGACCACCTGTAGGTAGAGAACCTGCTTATGGTGGTAGAGATAGAGGATATGGTAGAGATCCTTATTACGACGACGTACCACCAAGAATGCCGTCCAGAGCTGGTGCCTCTTATGAGGAACCTAGACGTTCGTCTAGAGGAGGGCAAAGATATGGTGGTAGTAGTTCTGCTTCTATAGGTATAGGTGGTAGTAGAAGCTCTCGTGAGAGTTCTAGAGAGTATAGATCTTCTGCTAGAGATTATAAACCTAGATCCAGAGAAAGAGTCCCTGAACCTGAAATTATTGAACCAGTTAAAGAAACTATAAGTGATAAACTTATAAGTCTTTATGATGCTGGTTATAAACCACAACACGGTAGTGAATTATTACCGTTCATGAGTGATGACGAAACACTTAAAATCATCATAGACAATGATGGTAAAACATTTAAATTTATTGTAGAAAGTAAATAGGAGAAGATCATGGAGATCATTGTAGAAAGTTTAGAAGATATGGTTAAAAATGCTGATGTAAACAAAATGCTCGTAGGGGAGCCTGTTTTACTTAACGGTATATTTGTTGTTGTTAAATACGTGAGAAGAGGTGAACTTAAAGGTCCTTATATGCTACTTGATGATGCGGTGGAAAGTAAGATAGACTTCCCGGTTGTTAGAGAGGATGTTCGTAAAGATATAAGTAAGTTTTACAACACAGCATTGACTAATTTCGTTAACAAGAAACTAGTTAGTGGGTTATGTGATGTCCATGCAAGTGAGCAAGGTAGAGTAACACAAACGAGATTAGTTATGGGTGATTATGAGGAAGATCGTAATGAACTCGTATCTAACCTGATGCGTAATGATGATAGATTTGCTAAACTATTATCTAACGTAGAGTTCCCTTACAGAGAATCGTTCTCTGAGGATGTGTTAAAAGAGATGGAGAGTTACTTTAAGGTAGATGATGATGTTATCCCATTATTATTTATATACAAACTTGACTTCATGAAGTTAGATAACGTTAAGTTACCTACTAGTAGTAGACTAAGAAATGGTAACACATTATTATTATTAGACCCAACAACAGTGCTACCAAACGCTGGTCTTAAACCTAACAATATGAAAAATGACACTATCGTATTTACTGACGATGCTACTTACTATCTAGGTAGAAGTTTCGCTGGTAACATCACAATCCGTGAGATAGAGTGCGGCGAGCTATCAAACGTTAGAAGACATGCATACAAACTTAAATAACACCATAGTGAGCTAACGCTCACTATGGCTTACTTTATTTTTTTTTTATAATTTAAACTTAAATTTATTTATTATATTACCTAACACACTCGTATTATCTTCATCTGTACTAACCATATTTGAATTAATATTATTTAATAAAGATGACTTAAGTTCTTCTTTAACTGTATTTTCCATATCTAGTATAGCTTCATCTTCTTCATCTACTATATCATCCTCTATCATTATCTGTTGTGGTATCTCGAAAGGGTTAACATTACCTGTTATCATTTCTACATTCTGTGTAGACATATTTAAAATATAATGGTCTCTATCTGTTATATTTAATTTACCTTCAGTATCTAATTTAACCATTAATACCTCTACTGGTCTATCCTGACCTATCCTCCATGCTCTAGATATAGATTGGTCTAGTAGATAATTCCTAACAGGAGTGTCTAGTAATATAACTATGTTACCAGCTACTAAAGGAACACCGGTTGATAATGATTTATAAGTAGCTACTATAGGATTTGTCTTATCTTTTAAATCATTGAACGCTTTAACAGAAACAGGTAGTTTCTCTACTAAATCACCAAATACACCTACAGGTTTATAACCATCCTTAGTAGCTTTATTTATAGCTACTTTACATGTACTAACATAATTACTAAATACGATACCTTTCTTATCTGTTAATAATAGGATGTTCTTGTAGTTAATATGTTTGGCTAATTCGTTATAACACTTTATTCTAGTACCTAACAACACTTTGCCCAATGCTTCACCAAGTACTTTAAGCTCTGGATACTTAATGATGCTTATAACGTCTTTAAAAGCTTTTTTACTTTTACTAGATAGATTACTTAAAATTATCTCTTTTTCCATTTCTCGAGCACTTATGATATCATTCTGAGCCATATATAACTTTTTATCTTTATTAAACTTTCTTATAGACTTAACTAGTTTCCTATAATCAGATAATAACTTATTAGCTTCGCCTTTTTTAATACCTGACGTAACCATAGAAACAAATACTTCATTAAGAGCTGCTTCGTATATAGACTCATATATATCCATCTTACTCATTATCTCTTCCATACGTTTAAGCTTAAACTCTTTTATCTCTTCATTAATTACCTTTAGAGTAAATCTATCACTATCTGGTATTTGTACTCTATATTCAGATATTTTAATAGGAGGTAATGATTTAGTATCTTTAGGAACATGTTTCCTATATACGTCGAATCTATTCCTAAACATTTCATATCTACCTCTGTAGAAATCATCATACATATCTACTATAGATTTAAACTTATCGTCTAGTATATATAACATAGGTTTAAGTTCATTAAGGCTCATCTTCACAGGCGTACCTGTTAGTAATACAACATCTTGAAAATCAACTCTCTTAACAAACTCCATAAGGTTAAATGTTCTTAAAGCCTTGATATTGTTAAAGTTATGGAACTCGTCCACTATCAGCATAGGATTAAGTCTCTTAAGCATTCTTAACAATTTCTTATCTTTATTAACCTTATCTAATGTCTCGTAACTCATTATCAGAAATCTTTCTTTTTTATAATCCCTATTTTTACTATTAAGAACAAAATAAGGCTGTGGTGATTTATATAACTCTTTTGTAACAGATTTAACCCATACGTCATCTATGGTAGCGCTAGGAGCTATAACTATAACATTGTTATAAGAAAGAGCTTCACCTAACGCTAATGAAGAAAATGTGTTATGTGTTACTATATAGTCTTTTGTAACATATAGTTTATTTTTAGCAGATACAGATATACATGTTGCTTCATGCTCTGGTAACTCTGTATAACCAGTTATCTTAATGATCTTTTCTTTAACTATCTTAACCACATATGCTGTATATTCATAACCTAATCTAGTAGTTCTTATAACTTTACGTATGGAAGCTATATCCCCTAAAGTCCATGCTAATCTTTTTATAACGTTAGCTAGCTTTATATCTTTAACTTCTGTGTAAGTGATATTACCTTTAGTGTTAGTTCCTGAAGTATTTAATATACCATTAAGTAACTCTACTCTAGTCAGATAAGAACCGTGTTCATAACTAGCTGGTAGTGCCGGTACTATGTCTCTACCATTAAAGATATTGAGTTTCTTTAGCTGCTTAGTTATCTTACAATCACCTTTACCATTATAAAATAACCTATGGTTATGCGTATCGTGATATGTGTTAATATCTTTATATAGACTATACTCTTCTGGTAATATAGATTTAACTTTATCATGTTCCTTATCTATGGTTACATTAATACACTTAACCTTACTACCGCTAGCTAATATAACTCCTACTAGGTAAGGATGTATATAATGCTCATCTACTACATCATTCTTATTTACCTTATAATCTATAAGAGGTATATAAATATCTTTTCCTTTATCTATGTATTTCATTATTTTAGAAGTTTTCATAACAGACCATTTATTATTTACAGAAACACTCCATAGATGTTCATGCCCTACATCGCTATATCTATTATCTTCAAACTTTAACCTAACTAACGGTAACCTACCTTGCGGGAACACACCAGTTACAGTAGTTGGTCTGCCATTACTACCTATAACTTTATCGCCTACCTTAAGCTTTTCTATATTAGTCCAACCAGTAGGTGTTTTAACTGGTGTACCATTCTTTTCCATCTTACCTTGCCCAGCTCCTAGATCCATCATGAATCCTCTAAGGTTAGCCATACGTTTAACAACTTCATATTTCTTAAATACTTCTACTTGGTGAGGTAATAACGTATATTTCATAACTGATCTAATATTATTATAATCTAATACGTTAACTACTGATTTATGATTACGTTCAGCTAACCATGTTTTAGTCTTAAGGAAACTCATAAGATCATTAAGTACTATACCACCTATCTTAACAGCTAAGTCCGGTCTAGTCTCTTTTAATGTTTCTAATGTATGCTCTAACTCTAATAAGAAGAAACTATAGATATCAAACTGTGTCTTCTTATCTTTTATTATAAGTATCCTACTAGCACTTCTACCTATGATATGTTTTATACCATCTTTTATAAGATCTACATTATCTATGTATATGGTATATCTCTTAGTTCTATTATTATAAATGTATTTTAAACTCTTATACTTTTCCATTATTGTTTCCTTTAACTGTCTATATTCATTCTAACTAATGGTATACCTGTAATTAGTAAATATCTAATAATAGATAAATATTTATATATTGATTAAAATAATTAATTATCTAACGATGACAACTGTGACCATAATAAAGTCACAACCTCGATCCATGACCCAGACATTTTCTGGGGGGAGAGGACTAATCGGAGCGGTCGTGTAGCCCCCAAAGGCGAAACGTGAGCGGATAAAAGAAACAGAGCAGCACAGAGCTACACTCACTTACTATATATCGCTATAAAGGGGACAAAGTCCCCTTTATAGCTCTATAATAATAATACTCAATTAATAGTGTAGTTGATAAAAATAACAACTACACTATCTAGTATAGGTATATATAAGTTAAATATAGTATGTATATACCTATATAAGGTGTATAATATACAGTATATACAGCTATATGTATAAATATTACTATATAGTATATATGTATCATATACCTAATAACTACGTAGTTACTTACTAGTATGTATATATAAAAGACTACACTACGTGTGTATGTATAACAAACAGGTATATGAAATGCAGTTTTGCTGTTTTGGTTATTTAATTTATTATCATTGTGTTTATATGTGTTTAATACTAACATAGATATAGCTAGAAAGCTATAATAATGTTTACAGGATAAAATGATAGGTTAATATATAAAATTGATTATAGGCGAAATATATGTTATGTAATATATTTTACTTATATATTATTAATACAGTATAGTTATATACTAAATATATTTTAATAAAAGAAGGAGTTATTATGGTAACTAGAAACGTTTCGGATTTTTTCAGATCTTATAAAGAGGTTGTTGATTTATTAACAGAGAATGAGGTACCTTATAGAATAACATCTATAACATTAACAGAAGTTAACATAACTTTAAATACATTAAGTTTCATAAAAGCGATGTCTGTTACGGATTATGAAAGCTATAAATATCTTATAGGTGATTTAGAATCGGAAGAGGATGATACATTAGAGCTGATTGTCTCTAAAACACTTAATGATAATATAGTTAGTAGGATCCTTACAGATGAGTTTAGACAAAATATTAGTGAAGGCATTGCTGATATAGTAGTAGTGAAGATTGCTCGTACGGTTATTGTTTTAGATGTACAGACTAAGGATAGTAAGTTCATATCTGTTACTGAAATAGATAACGAGCTATTCGGGAATCTAAGCAACATCATAGATGCTGATACCATAAAATATAATATCGCATTAAATACATGTGATGCTATAGTCCATATTAAAGCAAATGAAAAAGCTAACAGCATTCTTAGAGATATTAATCTAGAACATACTGATGGTATATTTAAATATGTAAATGGTGCGTTATGTAACCACGGTATATTGGAAATAGAATTAAATAAATACATCGGTGAGATAGTTAAACTAGAATATACTATAGATATCAGAGATATAGATGATTTAACTATAAATTATTTATTCTTACTTATAGAGCAGGCGTATCTACTTAACAAAGGCTACCCGACAGTTGGTGAGGTAGAACTTAATGTCTCTATATCTGATGCTGTTGGTGATATGTTGGATACGGTGTGTTGTGGTAGTATTACGGTTAATGATATAATGGAACATGAAAACACATTAACTATAGTATATGAATCTTATAGTAAGAAGTATGTATTATCTACAGATATCTCTGACTTAACAGATGGTGTTGATAAAGATATGATGTGTAAGGCTATAATTTATGCTAAAGAGGTACATATGAGTAACGATACAAGCGATAGTCTTGATGCCAATTATCCATTAGGAAAATACACTAGTATACTTACTGAAGGTTTTAAGGAGATATCTGAGGCTATGGATAAATACACACCTGTCTCTATAATAGAAGCCACAATTATAGATAATGTACTATACGCTAGATTCATGAGTGATGTTAGTGGTAGTTATTTTACATTAACTAGCGATGTTAGTGATATTCATGATGTGCATGATGAATTAAAGAAGGTATATCCTGATAGTAATGATTTACGAGATCGTATAAATAATATACATAATACACTTGTAGATACATATTTAAGACCTAAACTTAAAAAAGAGGACAATAAACCCCATGAACTATTATCAGTGTTCTTTAAGAAACTAGATAGTAATGAAGACACTAGGGTTATATATGATATTTATGGGGATGTTGATAGTAATGTTAAGATAAAGGTTAAGTCTGGTATTATATCTGGTATAGAGTATTTTGGAGAGTTAACTAATATGCAAATAGAACAGTTACATGATATCCTTATGAACAATCTAAACACACATTACATATATGATATGTTACAGTTGTTTAGGACTCTAGAAGGAGATATAAAGTTAGTTACTAAAACTATAGATAGAATGGGTGTAACAACATATGAACTTTAATAGCTAGGGACTTATGTCCTTAGTTATTTATATTTTATTTTTTAGTTACATATATGTTATTGATTTAAATAATAAGAAAGATAATCATATCTAAATCACTTAGCAAACCATCCATAGTGATAACCTGTTAAGTTGCGATCACTGATATCTAGTCATGCGGACCATGGCGACCACTCTTATTACACATGTGAGTATCTTATAACCTGTCTCTGGAAAGGGATGGGTTATAAGAGAAGTATGCAGATGTGTCAAGACCTAGCAACTACTAGGAACAGTGGGGGAAAGGAGGGGGAGAGTTTAAGTCCCATGTGAACGTAGTGAATCATGAGGGCTTAGATAACATCGTTACGGGTGGGTGTGGGAGAATGAGAGTTAACCAACTATGTTAACTCTTACCTTCTTAAATAAGAGAAGAGTATGTTATGTGTATGTTGTTAGTATATATATATATATCACTCTTATATATGTTGTTATGAAGTATAATATAAGGAGTTATGATGGAACGTGTTATAAAAGAGATGGATGAAGCTATACGTAAGTTATATATGCGTGGTAGAGTTATGAAGATAACTACAGAGATGGTAGATGAAGATCATGTAGTTGTTAGGGGTGTTGTTGATGTTGGGCATGAGGTTGAACATATAGATACAGTTATAGTTATACCTAGATATAAATAATATATAGGATAGATTTATATATTGATGATTCTACTCGTAGGAGGGAACCATTAAAGGAGGGAGGTTTTAATAATACCTATATAAGAGTGATATAGTATATCACTTATACCTCTTAAATAAAGAGTAACTATGTTACTTAACATAAGATAAAAGATGTATATATATATAGAGTAGGATGATACCTACTCTATATGTTATATTATTGTTTGTTACATAGGCCTAACCATAGCTTTGATGAAACTAGACATAGCTGGTTTATCATTTATGAATAACGTCTTCATCCATTTTTCTTTTATGAATGTGTTGTATTCATCTGTAGCTGATTCATAGCTGTTAATGATATCTGCTATCTTACCTAACTCATGGCCGCTATAGAGAGCTCCTTTATCTAGATCTATAACTAGTTTATTGTATATGTATTGTTTAGCTGCTAATACACATAGCTCACCGAAGTTAAGATATGATTTAGGGGATAGGTTGGAGAGTTTCTCATTGTTCTCTATGAGTACCTTTATATACCCATTAACAACCATAGATACTTCATCATAGACTAAAATGGTATTAGGGGCTATGAGCTCTAGGTTAGACGTTGCTATACCTTCACCTATGAAGGCATCATGTTCCATCTTGTTATTAAGAGAGGATAATATAGCGTTATCTGAACTATTATAGCCTGATCTACCACCTGTATCAGCTACCAGTGATAATGGGGATAATATCTTTTTACCATTGGTAGCTAGGTATGGTACCTTTATAACTAAGTTGTGTTGTGTTGGATTTTTTTCGTAATACGTTAAACTACATTTCTCTAATTGTATAGTGACAGTCATACCACCAACTATATTGGTATCCCTAAGCACTACACTTTTTATAACTAAATCTGTTATCTGTTTTTCTAAAGAGGTTTCTACACTAAAATATGTAGATTTTCTTAAGAAAGCCATATGTAAAATTTCAGATGGTATCTCCCGCATGATGCGAGAAACACCGTAACTTATAGCACCCATCAGTTTCTTCTTACTCTAAGATAATCTATAGCTCTTACTAATGCTAGGTATGTTCTAGCAGCACCACGAGAGAACTCATGTAGACCTATCTCTTTATTAAAATCTATAACGTCAGTTTCTACAAGTAACACATCTACACTATTGCTAATGATTTTAAGTGCTTTTGTTTCATCACCAGCCCTTGATAGACAAGTTGTTGGTACGAATGAACCTACGTTACCTTTAACACTATCACCCATGCTAACCTCCTACAGGAATAAATATTGTTTCAATTTATCCTCCTTTTTCTCGAGTACACTATTTATTGTTTCGTTATTTGTAATCAAATATTTATTTTTAACCATATAGCTAAAATCACTCATGATATCATTATGGTAGTGTTTCTCTTTTTTAGATTTAAAATTATATAATAAAAAGTTAACTATATCTAAGCGTGCTAATATGTATACCCATTTAGTTCTTCTGTTAAGGTATAATTCAGAAAGAGTTAACGTATCTAACACAGAGCCTCCTGTTAATATAGGAAGTATAGTCAATATCTCTTTATAATAAAGATCTTTCTTTTTTCTTAAATTCTTAAGATACCATAATATCATACTGTCTATCTTTTTAGATATATCTTTAATAAAGAAAGGGTTATCGTTAGTGAAAGGATTAACAAATTCGTCATTAGCTATAGCTATTATGCGGTTAATGTAGTTTATATTAAATATAGATTTAATAGTATTTGTTAAAACTACATCATGTATAAACCTAGCTGGGTCTAAATCTAATTCTAAGGTTTTTTGTTCTTTCATCCAGTAATAATACTGCATAGCTAACATATCTATATTTATAGTGTATTCATACATATCGAAATCATAAACACCACCTTTATAGTTTTTAGGGTGCGTTAAAAACAGATCAGTGTTATTAGACCAAATACATTCTACACTAGGGATATCTAATATGCTTTCATCTAGGAAATTAAAGTTATCGTTGTTGTATATGAATATCTCTTTAGTATTATAGATTACTGTATCCTTATTAAACACATCGTCTGTCTTAACGCCATTAATAATATTAAAGTTAGACGCTAGGTATATACTATCTGAAGATATATTACCATAAACAACATCTGGTTCTAGTGTTGGGTCTATATCTAAAGACTCTAATAAACTAACTAACATGTTAGGTCTACGTACATATCCTTTTATATCTTTATAATAGGAGTTTAGTATATATAAAATACTATGTATATTATTTCTTATATATTCTAATTTAGGTCCGTGTATCATACTGTAATTTACATCATTCTTTTTATAGAAAAGGCTTAACATAAAAATCCTTTAAATTTTTTTCAACAAAACGAATATACTTGATATATGATGTTTTATTAATTCTAATTATAATTAACAACATATTATTCATATAGTACTTAGTAATATATTTTTACAAAATATTACTATATTGAACATAATGTTTTATCTACTTCGGTAGATATGCATATACACGGAGCACAGGTTCTATTAAGTTATTTAGTTCGTATATATTTTATACCTATATAATTTACTAGAGCCTTATGCTCTAATCTATAAAAAACAAAGGAAATACTATGGCATTCGAAAAAGTAAATTTCGACGAAGGTTTAGAAAACCTAAATGAAACAAGAGGTGGTTCTGAAAGAACTGGACAAAGAAGAGAAAGACAACAAAGACAAAGTTTAAATGTTCTTGGTTTATCTGGTGCAGATAGTTTACTTATCGGTAACTATGGAGACAATGAAATTCTAGAGAGCTTTTTAGAGATAGCGCAAAAAACACTTAAGCATACAAAAGTTGATATCAAGTTCATCAAGATGGATCTTAACAAATTTGATTTCGAGTTCAGTCACTTGGTATTCGCTTACAAAGGCGATAACGGTAAAACATATTACTTCTCTACACTACTAGAAGCTACTGGTCGTGCTCCTTTAGACGTACATACAATCGTTGAAAGCTTTAACATTAAAAACAGTTCTGATGTTCTTGTTACTGCAGATGGTTTTGATGATATTTTCTTCGAAGCTGCAACAGCTGTACTATGTCGTGCTATGGAAACAAAAGAGGAAGATTTAGTATTCTGTGAAGGTGTTATCATGCCTACTGGTGCTCCATTAGAGCAAACTGCTGAAATCATCGCTAGATATGCACAAGATATCATTGTTTCTAACTATGCAAAAGACACTGGTATCGAGAGTGACATCACTGTAGATGCTATTGATGCTGTAACTGAAAATGGTAGATTAGTTTTAGATCTTGGTCTTAACTCAGGTAGCTCTATCAACATGTTAGGTCGTAATGTACGTACAGACTTCAACGTTGAGGTATCTATCGTTAAAAATACAAGTGCAAGAAGATTAAATGGTCAAGGCGGTCGTAACAAGTTAACAACTACTGCTGGTTACATCGAGTATATCATTAGTGAAGATACAGATAGATATACAGGTAAATTTAAACGTATGGCTGAACCTATGATCATCCTTAATGAGTTCATTGGTGCTGCACCTACAATCAACTATGCGTTATTATCTATGATCAATGCTACAACGTTTACTAACCGTGGTGTACTTAAAAATCTTATTGTAGAGAAAGATGCTGGTCCGCTTAACTTCCTATTTAACTACCAAGGTGATGGGCGTAAATATGGTGAGAAAATTTCGTTCAACGATGAGAAAGCTAGCCCAGAAATCGTTAACGATATCATCAGAGAGCATATCGTTCCAAAGCCTATCTTTGCTTTAGATATTGAAGAGTTTGGTTCTGATTATCCGTACTTAAGACCATTTACTGCATTAGCTGATAAAGCTAGTAGACGCTTCGCTACAGAAGATATTTTAAATGCAGCTTCAGATCTTGTTGGAAGTGAAATGCCTGATATTCCAGTTGCTGCTGCGACTATGTATGTTCCACTAGGTGAGTTCCTAGATAATGAGTCTAATCCTAGAGACATCAGAGAGATCGACACAGTGTTCATCGCTAAACACACAAATGATCCTGGCTTATTAATCGATTGGATTTATTCTAATGCACCAGAGGACATCTGTGTGTCATCAACAGGTAAAGATCCATATACACTAAAACTTGAAGTTATCGATAAAGTTGCTACAATGCTTAACCTTAAACCAGTTATTACTGGTAGAGCAGTTAGAGTTGTTTTAGATGGAGCTTTCATCGATGAATTAACAAGCCGTGCTATGGATGGTGGTTATACTCCAGATACTGATAATCCATCTATCGGATATTCTGAATTTAATAACCTACAAAACATTGCATCTGCATATGCTTCTGCGTCAGTTGGTTCTACTGGTTTTGGTATGTCTACTGCAAGGCAGCACTACAGTGCGCCACACGCAACATACAACAGATATAGACGTTAACAAAAGATCTAAGTTATGGACATAGTCCATAACTTAGTATTTCTTTTTTACTTAAAAGTTAGGAGATAACTTGAAATATCGATAAAGGATACATATGATTGACATTTATGAAGGTACGCTAGGAGCATTCCTAGACAAGGATAAATTGGAGGCGAGTATTAACTCTTACCTAGCTAAAACAAATGATAACTTAGCTTATGAATTTAAAGAAGGAAGAACTAAACTTATCATTATTACCGGTAAGAATGATTTAGAAAAAGATATTGATCTCTTTCAACATCCTCTTATATTTAAAACCGTTAGAGGTGATGATGCTATCGCTTTAGACATGCGTCCATATATGAAAAGTAAATTAGACGATATGGTTACTGTGCATGAAAAATTACAAGATAAGTATAATGGTGAACTGCAATTACAAAGATTGATTTTCACTAAACTCATGTATGAGGGTGAGACAGATTGGTTACCATATGTTAAACCACAACTAGTAGAAGCTTTTGGTAGTATCATATCAACAACCACGTCTATGATGGTGTTTGATAGAACTATTATAGATAACGTTAATATAGTTTCTAAGTTACATATGTTAACTATGGATGATGTAGAAGATAGCCACAAACTAACTGATTATATCATGAGACTTAACAGAAAAGATATTAAAGAGTTACAACATGGTAGCATGAAAGATCTATTTGGTCTATTAACTCATGAGTTTAGTAAGAAAGAGTTTGTATTACCAAGTAGAACTATTGTTAATATGGTTAACAACATTAAAACTATCATCCCTACAGGTAGAGGTGAAGGCTTAACATCTGATCTATATATACAGGTTCTCGGTAGGGGGTTCTTTAGTTTAGATAGTAAAAATCTATCTATAGCTATGGCTGAGCATTTACCAACATTTATGGCCATTATCATTAACGTTATGTTAGAAGGCATTAATAGTAAATCTACATATAGAAAAATACTTGATAGTAATAAACGTAATGTTAAAGGTAAGGAACTAGCAATACAGTTAAAGGAGGTTTACGAAAATGAAATACTTTAAAGTAATTGGTTGTCTATATGGAAGATAATAACAAAGAACAAGAACAAATAGTTAATGACCTACCAGAAGACGTAGAGGAGGAGTTTAGTATTTTAGAAGAAGCCGAGCTTTATGAATGTAATGCATGCGAAATGTTTAATTAGGTAACTAGTGGTCATGACCACTAGTTACTATTCTTTTTTTATGTAACTAATAATGATTGAAATATAAAGAAGGAGTAAATATGACTGACAAAGAAAGAGAAGAAGCGTTAAGTAAAGCAAAATCGTTATTTGACCAAATCAAACACGGTAGTGATGAGCATAAGGAATGGTTACGTGTGGCTCTAAATAATTTTTTTTTAACAGGTGATGTTAAAAAAAGTGAGGTATGATTTATGGTATTTTTAGAATATGTTAATTTAGCTTTAAAAACAGAAAGTAAATTTAGACCATTAAGTTTAGATGTTGTTGATTTAGGTTTAACAGATAGGATAGCACATGCGTTTATAGGCTTAGCCGGTGAGTTAGACGAGTACAATTTGGCTATGGAGAAATATGACAGAATTAATGGTCTAGAAGAACTAGGTGACATGTTGTGGTTTTTAGCGGTTTTAAAGGATGAAGTAGATTTTCCTCTAGATAGAATTGATACAAGAGGACTACGTTTATCTTTAGATGGTTTAGACATGATTAAAAAGACTATGTTCTATGGTAAAGTGTTAAACATAGGGGATGTTAAAACAGAAGCTAACAAAGTTTATAATCTTGTACTAGCAGCTATTGAGAAAAATAATGGTAGTGCTGAGCAGGTTATGGTTACTAACATAAACAAGCTAAAGGCTAGATTTGGGGACAAGTTTACAAGTGATGGTGCTTTAAACAGGGATCTAGATAAAGAGAGAGAAACATTAGAAGAAGGGCTAAAATAATGAAAGTTACATTCACAGAGTTTTCTAACGGCTGTTATGTTAAAGACATCAATTACCAAATCTTTGGTGATGTCGATGTACCGTTAAATACTGATTTAGATAGTAGAGTTAACTTTGTTACTAGTATTGCTGCTATAAGTAGAGGTAAGGATAAGTCGAATAGTAAATATAAACGTTACGATAAGTTATTAAAGGAAGCTGCTCCTGATTTAAGTTTTAAAGAACTCGATGTAAGTAACAGTGAAATTGGAAAAGTGCCTGGAAGACCATTAGAGTTTGCTCCAGTTATACTCGATTATCATACTACAACTGTTAATGATGTATATGAAGTTAAAGTACTACATCAGATATCTCTTAAATCACATGTAGCCACGTTGGAAAATGAAGAGTTCATGAATTATATAGCCCCGTTTAGCTTTATAGAGAATGGTAAGCTTTATACAAATATACGTGCACTTATGGCAGCCGGTATCAAACATGATGATATACCGTTTAGTCATGTCACTAATTATAAGGCTATAGAAGTTAAAGCTCCATATTTTGTTTTCGGACAAATTAGAACTCATGGTAGACTAAGTCAAATAGCCTTATCAGCTAGAGTAGTTGAAGAAGATGAATATTGGTTACCAGAGGATGTCCTTAGTAAAGTTAAAAAGACGTTAACGTATAAACACATAGAAGATATGGACTTAGATTGCATCGGATGTGATGAGTGTAAATACAGTAAGCGTATACTAGATGCATCTAGTATAGATGAACTAGTAGATATTTTTTTAGAACTACCTATTGGTAAAGTGCAAAATATCCTTAAAATAGCTGGATATCATAAAGAGATCTATGATAGATGGCCTAACCACCTTATGTATAAAAGATGGATCATAGGCGGGTATATGAATGATCCAAAAGCATGGAGTCATTTCCTACTAGAGAGAGAAGCATATCCAGAATTATATTCTTCATGGGTACAAGATACAACAAGAGAGACAGCTGTTGCTATTAAAAAGGTTTTATTAGATAAGTAGCCTAGGCTACTTATCTGTTTTTTCTTTTTTACAGATCATGACTTACATGATAAAAAAGGATGTGATATGAAAGATGTAAGTAATATATTTAAACACCCAGAAAATGAATATGGTATAACGTTTAACCCTATAAAAGATTATTTCGATATGAGTGGTCAATTCGTATCTGTTATGGGTGATATGGACGAAGAAACAGCTAAACAAAAAGTTAAAGAATATATAAAAGAAACAAAACAGTATAATAACCCAAAAGTTTATTTTTACGAGAGAGATATAAATGGTAATAGATCTAAACAAGTAGACACATTATCTAATTATATAAGCTATGTGACAGCTAATAATAAAATAGTAGCTCCGTCATTTACTGTATATTTTAATACAGACGAGAAGAAATCATTACACTCTAACTTTATCGAAGTAAATACAACAAAGCGTTCTAAGCACAAGAAAGAAGCTTTTAGACAAAAGATGAACAATAACTTCGATATGTTTAATTACCACAACACATTACAGAAGTCTATGAAGATTTTTAACAATAGTTTATCAGGGGCATATGCTTCAGCTGGTACAGTTTTAAATAACCCATCAGCACATTATACATTAACGTCTATAACAAGATGTTTATCAGGTATAGGTAACGCATTATCAGAATCAGTTATTGCTGGTAATAAACATTTTAGAAGTCCAGATGTAACACTTAATCATTTAGTTACTCTGGCTAAAGATGTTAATAGAGATAAGATACGTGAAGTCATAAAGTATTATAATTTACATTTACCGACAGCACAAGACGCTATGGATGCTATTCTTAAATCAAGTAGAAAATACTGGAGAGATACAGTTAAAGAGATGGTTATCTATAATTATCTTAAAAAGTTAGATGTAGAGACAAGAGCTTATATAACATACCATAATGATATGTTCCACCTTAGAAAGTATAATGAGGATCTTGTTAGGACTATTATAACAGATATGATAGAGTATACTGTTATAGACGCTCCAGAAGAAGATATTAACGAAGCTATGAAAGATATCAATGAGTGGATATATAACTTCGTTATGCATATTTTATCAGAAAGACTTAAAGGTAGGAAGAAAGATGATTTTACTTTAGCAGATAAACAACATATCGTTTCTATAGCTATAAATCTAACAGAGAAGTTTTCTTATTATGGTAACTTATTTAAAACATTCATTATCACTAATGTATTCCCTGTCAGTATAGGCACAGTTAAGAATTTAGTTAGGGAAACAATCGTGTTATCTGATACAGATAGTACGTGTGCTACATATAGTGAATGGGTTCATTGGTATTTTAATGGACCCAATTATTCAGCTAAATCTATTGGTGTTACTGCTGCTGTTATGACAATCATGACACAAGCTGTTGATCACTATATAAAATTATTTGGCACGAATATGAACATTAAGTATAAAGATACTAATGTTATGGAAATGAAGAATGAGTTTTTTTGGAAAGTGTTTGTTAATACTAATGTTAGTAAGCATTATTTCGCAGATATATTCATCCAGGAAGGTAATATCTTTAATTTAGATAAAAAGAAAACTTTAGAAAAGAAAGGCGTACACCTCATAGCACCTAATGCATATCAGCCTATTCGTGATTTGGCTGAAAAGTTAATGATAGAATCCATGGAGACCATCTATAATGGTGAAAAGATAAAGTTAGAAGAGTACCAAAGAATGGTTATGGAAGCAGAAGCACTCATTGATAGTAAACTTAGCGAGGGGTCTCCTGACGTACTTAAACTAGAAAAGATAAAAGAAGCTAAGTCTTATAAACTAGAACCAGATAAATCTCCATATATGCACCATATGTTATGGCAAGAGGTGTTCGAGGAAGACTATGGTAAAGCACCAGACCCTACCTATATGGCTATCAAATTCCCTACTGTGATAACTAATAAGAACACTATGAATGAGTTTTTAGATAGTTTAGATAACCAAGATTTTGCTGATAGGTTTAGAACTTTTTTAAATGATAAAAAGAAAGACGATATTAAAACGTTTAGACTACCACTAATTTTAATTTATAATAGTGGTATACCAAAAGAGATCCTACCGATCATTGATAGAAAGAGAGTTATTTTAGATAACTGTAAAGTATTATACATTGTTTTAGAGTCATTAGGTTTCTACGTGAAAGATGGTATGACTTTAACAGAAATGCTAACTTAGGAGTATAAATGAAGATTATTTTAATACATAGTGGTGATAGGTGTGGTAAAGATACTACAGCCGAACTACTCAAGGAGAGGATAGAGTCTTTTGGTAAGACTGTCTATGTTACTAGTTTTGCTAAACCTATAAAAGAAGATGTTAGTAGTTTTCTAGGCGTAACGCTAGAAGAGCTAGATATCATGAAGAATGAGAAACAATATATAACTATAGGTAAACGTACTATAGAAACAAGAGAGTTCCTTGTAGAGTATTCTAGAAGGGTTAAAGATCTAACAAATGAGAATTATTATGTTAGAGCAGCATATGGCGATATTTTAAATAGCGAATGTGATTACGCTATTATTTCTGATTTAAGATTTATAAACGAATATGAGACCTTTAAACAAGATAAAACAAGAGATATATATTTTATAAAAATAGATTCTAACTTAGAGAAATGTACAGAGCCTTTATTAAAAGATAAGGAGTTCGATTATGTTTTTAAAAATGAGGAAGGATCTATAGATACATTAAAGTTTGATATAGAAACGTTTATAACAAATGAAATTATTTAACTATACACCTCTCTTAGTAGAGAGGTGTATATGTTCCATCTTCATGTTTTTTTATTCTGCCTATAATATTACCATCATAAGTTAAATCAGATTCACCATTTGTTGGGTCTATTAGTTTAGCCGCATACCAATCACTTTCATGTATCTTACCCATATCTCTAGTATATATTTTAACTCTAGCATATAAGTCTATATTATCAATGTTTAATTTTTCACCAGTTGCATAATGCCTAACAACAACGTCCCAAGATAGTATGTTTTCTGTATCAAATATAGATTCATTATTTATGACACCAAATGTTCTAGAAGTTGATATCTGCCAACTAACTGCAACTATTTCGCTAGCTGTATTCTTTATAAAAAAATCTTTAAGAAAGACTTTAGCCATGATAGACTCCTTTATTATTATCATTACAAGTTAGTTATTTTGAATTTAAAGGATAAGGAATACTATGTTAGTAGGTAATGAAGTAATAGAAACACAGCGAGATTTAGAACTAGTTATTAGGCTAACTAGAGAGGTTAATAATATATTTAACATCTATAATCTAAGAATGGATAATGTAACTATGATGGATTTAGATAGAAATAGGCATATGAAAGTATATGATAAATATAAACGAATCGTTAAAGATAGTATGTATAAAAAGAACCTAGATAATATAAGTGATATTCTATCTAAAAGATTTGGTGTTGGTATTATTGTAGAGAACACGCGTAGAGAGTTAGATGATCTATCTAGGGTAATCATGCCCTCTTTAAATTATAAGTTACTTAATGTAGCTATGAATAGTATGTCTGATTTATTTCCTAAAAGTAAAGATATCTTAAATAAAGTTATTAAAAATAGTAGAGAAGAGAAGTTATATAAGATACTTAACGATATCAAGAACGCGCTAGATAATGATGGTATAACTATTGATTTAGAAAATGCTAGGATAAATGGTTTAGAGGGATCAAAGTTTGTTATTAACATAAATTTTTTATCTGCTAAAATGGCTGGGTTAGAGCCAGATGAAGTAGCTGCGTTATTATTAAAACAGGTGGGTGTTATTTTTACTAGATTAGAATACATGACATCAACTACTAACGCAACGAAAACTTTAGCTGATGTTTTTTTAAAGGAGCGTTTTAGCGGTTCTAAAGAACCTATAGATGCTATTAAGATAGCGATAGATAAAACAACTATAGACGTTAAAACAGACTTCTCTACTCCTGTTAAAACATTAGAAACATTAGATAGTTTTATATTAAAAACTTATAGAGTAAGTAAAACAAATACAACTATAGTATTAGATTATGAAAGGCTATCTGATCAATTTGCTACTAGATTTGGTATAGGTGATTTATTAGCTTCTATGATAGTTAAAGTAGGTGATAGAGATATAGGTGTTTCTAAAGATGGAAGAGTATATGATGCAAATAATAAAGGAACGTTCTTAACCGTATTTTCTTTATTAGCTGCTGTTGTGGTTACTGTACTATTTAGTGTTTTAGGGTTAATGATATTTTTAACATATATTACTGTAAGGTTAATCTCTTACTTCTTCGCTATGTTATCTAAATTTATAAGTGATGTATTTAGTAGATTAGTACTTAACGACCCAGGTACTATGGTTAAAAAAGATAATATACAGAGAAGATTAAAACAGATAAAATTAGAACTTATAAGAGAGTTAAGAAAAACAGATGCTGGTGAGATAGGTAAAGATAATATAATGAGGCAATTAGATCTTGTCAAAGATCTAGTTAAACAAACAGAAGAGAAGATAAGTGTCGTCGATAGTATGTTAGAACCTAGTAGAGATTTAGACTATAACAAAATAGATGATATAAATTTTCTTACAGAAAACTTGCAAGAAAATGAACTTTACATAATGCAAGAGAAATTTAAATTAAAGGAATTGTCGTGATTTTAATAAACGGTGTAAATATGGAGCCAGATAATATGGCTGAGTCAGTAGAGTTGCTAGATGATGTTCTTGCTAAATTAGTTAGAGCGTTCCCTAACATAGATGTGGTTACAGAAGACCAACGTAAATTAATGACGTTAGTTATTGCTACTTATTTAGTAGATAAAGCTGATGTTGATTATGGTAGAGATGATTTTAGAGATAGTAATAAATTTAAAATTGTTATTTCTATCTTAGCTAAAGCTTTAGTTAAAGAGTTAAACGAAAAGATAACAGTTGAATATGGGTTATTTGAATCATTATTCAGATCTCTTATGTATTCTAAATTCATGCACCTATTTAATAATAGAGGTATGATGGAGAGGATTTTATTTGGTAGACAACTACCTATCGAGATTATTAAACTTATTGATGAAAATAAATCTCTATTAACTAGTTTTTATAAAAGAGTATACTAGCTATATAGGACCATAGGTCCTATATAGCTATAACATTTATTTTTATTTTAGATTTAACTATAGACTCACCATTTATATTTTTAGTAAGTTCTTTAGTAAGAATGAATCTACCACTATCTTCTTTATATTCTATACTACTTATCTCTGTATCTACTATGTCAGATATTCTTACAGATATAACATTCTCTCCTATGATATTTTTTAACACTTCCTCTATCGTATTTAAAACAACATTAGTGGATAATAATTCCTGTAACACCATAGTTATCTTTGCTTCTAAAACATCATCTACTAAGATTTCTTCACCGCGTAATACGTTTATCGTTATAGTAGGGTATATAAAGTTACTGTATGTAACCCATTCGCCACCTATTAAAATACTAACAGGTTTTATAGTATTTAAAGCCGTTAACTTAAACTTAGTGTTTTCTATAAGACCTTCTTCCAATAATGGTATTTCATCAGTAACAACAGATGTTAATTGTTGTAAGTATGTTAATGTATAATCTATATAGTCTGTATTAGTAGATTTTGTAAAACCATCTTCGAATAACATAAGGTCTATAATGTGTTCTAATCCTCCAACGAAATCTATAATAGGTTCATCATTTTCGTCTAACATTATATCACCAGCTCTATGTAATATAACTGGCTCATCATTCTCATCAAGTACTGTATCTCCTGCATTATACTTAATAACTAATTCATCTTCACCTGTACTTTCATCATACTTTAATAAAACAGTACCATCTTCATCTATTTCATAAATATCTGTTTTATACGTTAAGTAAACATCTTCTTCATATGTTTTAAACTTTCTATCCGAGAATTTAACATTATAGTTTCTATAGATGCTATCTAAGTTCATAGCTAAAGATGTTGTGAATTCTTCTATATATAATATGGCTTTTGCGTCCTCGTCCACTATACTAGCGACATCATAGGTTTCAACACCAGAAACATCTTCATCTGTACTATAGATATATAATGTCATGTCTGACTCTATATCCACATAAGCACTATTTACGTCACTATCAGCGTTTATAAATAGCATCTTATCATCTTCACTTATGTGGCCTTCTAAATCTATATCGAAATAGATATACACACCAATATATTCATCTAGTATAACTTCACCTTTATAAGATAACCTTGTAACATTACTAACAGTGATATCTAACTGTGCTAGTGTTTTATCTAAAAGTACTTTATCTAGATTATTGTCATCCGTTAGATAGAAATAAAATTCAAAACCAAACTTCTTTCTTTTTATAACCCTATCTTCAAATTCTACAGGAGAAACAGGTCCATTATTAAAGATAGTTTTAACATCATTAATAGTTGGTTGGTTTATATCGTATATTCTAGTAGAGAGTGATTTCTTATAATCTAAAATATAAAGATATGGGTTAAGTAAAACTATATCTTTATTATAGGATGTTAGATCAACTTTACTATTATTAAGAAGAGTCTCCTCCTCACTATCCGTTAAAGGTATTAACTTACCATCTTTTAAATTAAATCTCTGAAATGGATTTATGATTATTGAATCATCAACATTTACTATCTTACTACTATAAACTTTTGTTAAATCTAAAACTAATTCACCCATAAATAAATCTACATTAGACAAAACATTATAACCTAGGTTATTTAAGTACTTAGCTATAGCAAACTCTCTTTTTGTAACTGTATCAGTGACAAACATGAATTCATAACCATTCTTTTTAACATTATCTTTTATCTCATCTATCGTTATAGGTAATTTATTATCACCAGTACTGTATTGTACTACCTTCTCTTTTAGCTCTTCAAATGTCACTTCGGCCCTACCGCCATATGTGTATGTAGTCGCTAATATGAATGTTGATATACTGTTTATATTATTGTCTATCTCAGCAGCACTCATGTTGTACGTCATCTCGAACTCATCAGCTGAGTAAGTTGATAAAGGGACTACTATATCGCCTCTAGTTGTATATATCTCTAGATCCACATATGATGTTATATCGTTATTTATAAGATAGACACTCGGTACTTCTAACCTTAATGCAGTTTCTAAAGGTTTAATAAGTATAGATGGTTTATTAGGGTTATAAACAAATTCACTAAATGTTTTCTCAAGTTCTATCTCTCTTTTAAGTGCTGTTGAGACAGAAGTAGCTTTAAGAAATGTGAATGAATCTTCTACTATAACATCTTTTATAAAAGGTTGTTTATATAACAACGTCTCTCTTACCTCATATCTTTTAACCTGTTTAATAGGTAGGCTTAATAACACATGCTTAACACCATCAGCATTAGTTACGATAGATGACTCCACTGTTTTATTAACATTAATAGCTAAGTCTAGATCATCATACAGAATTTCTGCATACACACTACCATTAGCAAAGTATTTAACACTGACATCATTCAGTAATGTGAATGTTAATCCATTAACAGTTATAAAACTATATTTAGGTATCTTAACACTATAACCATAAGCATCTTCTTTACCGTATTCTACTATATCCGTTAACAATAGGAATATGCTAAATATAGCCTCACTTGGTGTTGCTATGATATCATTTATTTCACTATCGTTAATATGGTTATATAGATCACTTTTATCATTAGCTAATACAGGATACATCTGCCTCATGTTTGTTTCTATGCCCTGCATCATTGTGGCCGTTAATACTGATGTATTCTCCATTAAGAACGCCATAGGGTTATTAGGATCAACTATGTCAAATTCACCGTTCAGTGCTTTCTCGAGTCTATTCATGGATGCAGCTTGCATACTAGCTGGATCTAATATAGCCTTTTTAAGTTCCTCTATATCTTCATTACTTATAGACATTATTCTACTCCTTCAGTTTCATCAAGTTCATCTAGAACCTCTACAGATTCTATTAATTTATTATAAGCTTTACTATCTTTACTTATAACCCATTCTAGTTCATATGTTTCTAAGTCTACTATAGGATACATCCTACCATCTAACTCTTTCATTAAACGTTTAGGTACTTTAACCATATTGGAAGTTTCTGGATCTTTAAGATAATCCTCTATTTCCCGGTTAAAATATGTTTGTACCATATTAAACTCTTTTAACACTATATCATCGAAGTACATAGCTCCATCAGATTTTAAATTAACGTTTATACTACCAGTAGCGTCACTCATTGGTTTACTTCTATCGTAATCGAAGAATTTACCAGTAGGAGCACTATTAAAAAAACTAGCTCCAGTAGCAGCCGCTTTTTTAATATAAGTATTTGTGGAGTCCATGATGAATCTATATACCCTAGTATTATAATCGAATTCGTTACTACCTATAAAATCTACATAAGGGTTCATCATACCTTCAAAAACTAAAGGAGGATACATCAGCCATACTTGGAATAATAGAGATAAAGGTTCGCCTTTAAAGTTTTCAAATACAGCACTAAGGTCGAAAGAATCGAATTTTTCAAAAGTACCATCCACCATAGTCATTTGTTCTTTCCTTAAACCGGCTGATGTAGTGTATGTAGGTGTTACTAAATCAGGCCAACCAGTTAAAGACGTTATAGTGTTCGTTAATACTGGTATAAAAGCATTACCTTTATCTACAAGAGGACAAGGTCTTATTATATCTTTATATAAGTCAGAACCTGGACCAACAACACCTGTCTGTAATCTAGGGTCTAATGTAGTCCTAACGAACCTTTGTATAGATAATTCATCTTTACTTAATAAAGGGTAGAATTGTCTTATATTCCTTATATTCTCATCTGTTAGATTAAACTGTGGTCTAGTGAAGAACACGTATCCTCTAACGTCATTATTCTTTTCCAAAACAGGTAGTTCTCCCGATGACTTTAAACCATATAACGTACTACTTATTTCTTTATCAAAACGGTTGACTTCACTACCGTCTAATACGTCATTTATACTAATAGCCATAGCAACTCCTTTATATTATTTTTTCAACGGAACAGGGGCCTACTACTATTCCAATGATGTTTTATATTAAATAAAAAGAAATTAAGGAGCACACATGCAAGGAGCAGGTATAAGTAAGGGTTTATTGTTAATAGGTAACGTTATTAAGAACGTTACTGAAGGTAATGATAATTTCCTTAAAGTTAATCCAGATATAGAAAGTAGTGGTAAAATTACTAAACTCATGTCATCATTCACATACACGCCTAACGTTGTTATTGACAACAATTTAAAATATATGGACGAAGGGCAACTTAGAGATCTTATTAAAACGGAACTATTAGCTTTTTCAGGTATTCTATTACAAGCTTTCAGAGTTTTATCAGAAGTTTATTCGGACAAGCCAAGTGTTATTGTTAACAAGATGGCTAACCACGGTAAATTCCAATATAGAGATCTTATCCATGGAGAAGGACTTATTAGAGGTAATGAGAATTTTGATTATATTATGGATCTCTTAGAAGGGGATGGCCCACTTCCATTACCTGGTAATGAAAGTAAACACGCATCTGTGGATATTAAAAATAACAATGCTATCTCTAAAGATGTTAATATGTTTGTTACTACATATGAAGTACAGATTTCAGTATCTACAGAGAGTGGCGATACAAGAGTTATCGTGCTGCCCGTTGTTGTGTATCCTAATATCATTTATACAGATTCAGCTAGTTTAATCTCTAACATGGTAGAGACTAATAACGGTAAACACTTTTTCGAAAGATTTGATGATTATAGAGCTGGGGTTATATCTATGTCTGACCTAATCTTCGCTACTGACTTAGTTAAAAAGTATAAAGAGAAGAAAATCAAAAATGATAATGATTTTTCTAAATATCTTAACAAGGTAGATAAAGTAACAAGTATAAAAGATCTTTTCTATGGACATAACAGCTTCCATAAAAACTTTAATATTTATATTTTAGACATAGCTAACAAAGCTCTTATAGAGAAAGAGTTAAGAGGTTCTGTTTATGTAGAAAAATACAAAAATAAGTTAACTGATACATTAGCTGCGTTCTCTGTTACATTGGTAGATACAGAAGCAGAAGAAGTTGTTATATTTATGGATAGTATCCCAGGTTTCACATCTCTTAATTTCAACATGCTTAAGAAAGAGAAAGAAACTAAAATAGAAGACGTTATGAAAGAGCTTGTTAAGAACAAGCAACCATTTTAAGGAGTAGTCATGAAGAGAAGACTAAGTAGAATCGTTTTAAAGAACGAAGAAATTATAGACATGATCGGTATCATAGATAAAAGTATCAATACTACACTTATACCATCATTACACGATCTTATTAAAGAAGTTAGTGATAAGAAAGAGATATCTGAAAACGTAGCATTCTCGAGACTTAATTTAAAGTCCGATAAAGATCTTTTTAAAAGATTATTAAATGTTGTAGAGAAGTTTGCTAAAGTCCTACCTAACTTTAAAAAAGCTGTAGAGGAAAATATTGCAGAGACTATCACATCTGGTACTAACAATGTTAACAATAGAATTGTATTTTCATTACTAAGTGAAGGTGTGTATTTCGCGGAAGAAGTACCTATGCTTCTAAGCAATATGATCAATAAGTTCTATAGTAAATCAGGTACAGAGTTATCACCAGAGATGTCTAGACATCTATCACAAAGATTAACTTTACTTATCCAGATCATCCCAGAGATGGAGAAAGCTGATTTAGAGAAGATTGTTGATACTATTGGTAATGTCCCTACTATCAAAACTCTTAGAGAGGAAGATACATCAGAGATCCCTACAGAAGTTGTCATGGGTTTCTTTAAGGAAACATTTAAGATAAGTGATTTTCATACACAAACATTCTTAAAACGTATGTTAGGTTATTTTAATTTTAAAAAAGAACATAAGAAACATTCTAATGTTACCAAAAACTTTATAGGTAACCCTATCTATCATCTGCATTTATTTATAGTAGATATCCAAGTTTTAAGATTAGAAAGATTAAAAGATGAGAAAAGTTTACTAGAGCTTAGAATCCTAGAGCTTAGACAGGAAGATACTGATGGTAAACTTAAACAGCAGATAGCTTATTACGAGAATAAGCTTAATAAATTAGATATGAAGATCCGTAGATTATCAGAAGTAAAGTAGTCCATCATGGTTAACATAGATCTTGGTTATAAAACTAAGGTAAGTAAACTTGATATACCTACATCAAATATGGCATTAATAGCTAATGAAGATATAGGTATATTAGAAATGGAATATAATAAAGGGGAGGGCGGTTTAGCTCCCGTGGCTACTGATATCTATAAAATAGATGCTGGCGATATAGAACTTGTACCTGGTACAGAATCTTTTATATCTAAAGTTATGGATACATTTACAGCCGCTTTTTCTAAAATATTAGATTTTTTAAAAGAATTGGGTAGAAAGATATTTGCACTATTTAAAAAGATCTTTGATTTTATCATAGGTTTATTTAAAGAAAAGAGAAAAGGTGGTGGTGGTTCAGGCGGTGATACTCCAAGAGAACGCTACCGAGATAGAAAGAAAGAGATACAGAAAGAGATAGAGGATATAAAGAAGATGCCGAACAAAAGACAAGGTGATGAAGTTAAGTTATATTTAGAAAAAATGAAGAAAAGAGTAGCTTATGGGTTACGTAAACATCCTACATTTTTTTATATGCCTTTAGAAGATAAGGATAAGATAACTGCCGTGGATCTGTTTAATCATTTAGAGGTTATGACTAATAGTTATAACTATATAAACAGAGGATTACTTAACGATGTTCTTAATGGTAATTTAAATCCATTTAATATTGTTTTAGGTAAAGGTAAGAATAGTGATTTAGTTAAATCTCTTGGCATACTAGTGGATTCATATAGATTAGCTGTAGAGTTAAGTAAAGAATCTCGTGGTAAAGTATTTGATATCATGACAGAAGATGTTATGGAGAATATGGATATGTTAGGATTACAGCTTAAGACATTCATAAATACTGCTAGTGATTTAACAAAAGATGATTATAAGATAGAAGTTATTAAATTTGGTGGTAAAGAAATACCTGTACCAGACGAAATTAAAGATCAATTCCAATCTTATGATGAATCTGATTATAGTGTTAAAAGAACACTTATATCAGTTAGTAGGGATAAAATGGTTTATCTTAAACGCGTTTATAATAAACGTGCTGAGGTAGAACTTATACATCTTATAGATAAGAATGTTAAGAACTTTTCAAACAGCGAAGATACAGTTAGTGTGTTGGAAGGTATAAGAGATATGAGTAAATTAGTTAATGATGTTCTATCATGCTTTACGTTATCTATAGAGTCTTATACAGTAACAAATGAGGCCCCTGAATTAGAGGAGCTCTATAGTAAAGTAGAAGAACTACATATAACAGAAATGGGTGTAGAAAAGATATTAACATCAGCTCTAGATCTTTATGAGGATATAGATACTAAGGTTGTTAAGATAGCTAAGTTAACACAAAAGACTTTAGATAGAAAAGAGAAGAACAATAACTCTATAACCAGAGAAGTTAGACGATTGAAAGAGTTATGTAAAGAGTTACCTAAAGAGATCATAGATGAAGAAAGTAAGAAATACTTAACTTCTACTATAAGTAATATAGTTGGTGCTACTAAAGCATTAACAACAGGTTATTTAAATCCATTAAAAGAGTTCTTAGGTGTTAGTAACAATATGAATAATACTATCATAGGTTTACACAATACACCATTTGAAAGTATGATGACTGATTATAAAAAGTCTAACTATTCTACATTAGATATTCTTATGGATATGTATGCGTTATGGCGTATGCAAGAGGCTGGTCTACTAAGATCATAAAATCTAAAGACCAATATCTATATTGAGGTCTAGTAAAAATAAAACATTAAAGGAAAATATTATGTTCGGAAGAAACGATTTAAACTTTATGGCTAACGAAAAGCCAAAGCACGAAAACGGTGCTATTGATCCAGTAGCAGCGCTACAAGACGTACAAGTTGGTGAAGAGAGCCTTCTTGTTACTTCTGCTAACTTTGATATGTTAGTTACTGCGTGTGAAAATATTGAAGCTGGTGTGGCTCTTGGTGAAGCTATCGCTGCAAAAGGTGACGAGTCTACAGGTGTAGCTGTTGCGAATGAATCACTTCGTCAAAACCTTGCTATGATCGGTCAAGAGCATATCGTAAGTGCTGTTGTTACTCCAGGTACTGAATCTATCGTTGCTGCAAACGAAGGTATCGGTGAAATGCTTAAAAAAGCATGGGAAAAAACAAAAGAGATCGCTATGAAAATCTGGAAATGGATTTTAGATCTAGTTGGTAAAGTTGGGCATTTCTTATCTTCACTTGTTGGTAAAGGTGACACTACTTATGAGCGTCTTGTTAAACTTGTTAAAAAACATAAAGATGCAAAAACTACTAACTTAGATGGTCAAGAGTTCTCTGAGTCAGTTCAAAAAGCAATCAACAACAAATTCAAACTTTTATCATTAACAGGCGATGTATCATCTGGTTCAATCGGTGAGTTTATCTCTAGTCAGTCTACACTTATGGAAGCAGTAGAAAGCATGAAGAATGAAGTGCTTCAAGCGCAAATGCCTATGGCTGATATTGAAAACATGATGAAGTATGCTCAAGGGTTCACTGAGAATGGTGGAAATGATAAAGAAGATGTTGTAACTATCGCTAACATGGTTAAAGGTATGATCAAAACTTTACCTGTTAACTCTTCTAAATTAGAACTTGATAACGACGCTTCTAAAGTAGCTGCTGGTTTTAAAAATATCGATATCTTAGATGCTGCTGAGCAAGCTGTTGGTGATGTTGAAGGTGGTGTTGTTTCTGCTGTTGGTATGTCTTTTGATAAACTTAGATGTCTTGCTGTATGTGTTACTACTGAAGCAAAAGACGCTATGGCTGATCTTGAGAAACTTCCATCTGAAGCTGATGCAAAGCCATCAAAAGCATTTTCACTTGCTAACAAAATCGCAAATGGTATTAAAGTTGTAGAGTTTATCGTTGCTCCAGAAGCTTCTGAGTATGAAGATAACTTTAAAGATGTAGAGCCATTAGAGTTTACTGAAGTTGAAACTCTTAAAAATGATATGAAAGATCTTGACAAAACTGCTGCAAAAGTTATCAAAGGTTATGGTGCAAAAATCTCTAAAGAGAAAAAAGATATGGAAAAACTTCTTAAAAGCACTATGAAAGAGATCGATAAATCTGCATCTCCAATCTCTGATAAAGTTAAATCTCTTATCGGTAGAATCATTAACGCAAAAACAAAAATTGCTAAAGCTGTTGCTGCTGGTGTGACTAGTACTGCAAAAGATATGGTTACTTCTCCAGTATATGACTATGCTGTAGAATCTGCAAAACTATACAAAAAAGACTAATCGTCTAACAAACATTACTCCGCATGTGGCTTAGGCTGCATGTGGTGTTTGATTTCTTTTTTCTTGAATTAAAGTAATAAAGGAACAGTGATGTTTAAAGTAGATTTAGGAAATAAAAAAACAGAAAAGAAAGAGCTAGATAGTTTACTATATAGTAGTAAAGACGGTAGTAAGACTTTTACAGAGACATGCGAGGCAGTTGTGCTAATATCAAATGTTTTTAATACTAATGGTATTACTAAGCTTTCAGATCTTATATTGTTATTAAAATCAGGTAAACTAAAGTGGAGTGATGATGTAGCTGTCTATAAAATTGTAGATATGGTTATAAACATTTCTAATAACCCAGAGTTAGATACAGATTATACATATTTAGTAAACATGATGAAACATATGAACGTTAGTTATCGAGAAGTAGAGAAGACTGAATATGGCCATGGTTCGCATTTAAAGGTAGAATACAAGCTAACTGATATCAAAAATGATCTTCCTATAGACGAAGTGTTTGCATTACTTATGGAACGTTTAGGTTATAGGGATACATTAACTGTTGTTAAAGTTTTAAAAAACTATGATTGGGAATAAACAATGATAACTAGAGTAAGTGTTTTAGATGGTATCGAACATACATTTGTACAGCCTATCATAAACACTATCAGAGATGATCTTAATAGAAAGATTATAAAAGACCCTGAAGCATTTAGTTATGATGTAGGTAATTACAATAGAGAGAATGTTGAAGTTACTGATAATACATATGATAATACTATAGGTGGACCAGTATTATCATATACATATGAAATAACTCCGGATGAGAATATGAGGTTAGGCACGAATACATATCATCCGCTTAATAAAATAATGTTACTAGATAGAACTAACGGATTTAATGTAAGGCCTAATTATAAAGGTATAGATTTAACTATCCACTTTACTTATAAAACACAGTCTAAAACACTAGCACAAAGGGTTATAAGTAATCTACAAGCATATTACGATATAAGTGGTTATACAATGGCCCATAACTTACCATATAGCTATTTAATACCGAATAATGTATTAGCACTCATAAATGATATAAAAGCTCTTAGAGAGCTAGATATGGATCTTATGGGGTATATAGATGTTATATCCATATATAAACTAGATAGAACTATTAACAGAGGTAGCAATTATAGTGTTCCTGTTTTTAGAGGGGTATTTAATAATATATTTGGTATGTTCGAAGAAGTTCCTAGTGATGTTAATATAGAGAAACAAGATGATGCGTATTTTGATGTTAGTTTTAGTTATAAGGTTTCTATAAAGCAACCATATTCACTAACAGTGCAATACCCTATAATAGTTAATAATAAAAGAATACCAGATAGATGGTTACCTAGAGAAACAATAGCTAAACAAATAGATCATGCTGAGGATAAATTAGACATAACACATGTTATATCTAAATATAAATCATTTAAGGATAATGAAGCAGCTATGTTCCATATACCTACATACGATAACTTTTATCCGTTAGGATACGATAGAGCCGATATGATGCGTGCTGTTAGTATATTGTTGGAAGTAGATCCTGATAACCCTAATCTTTTATTTAATATAAATGACTTACGTTACATAGGTATACCTGACTCACTTATAAACTATATGTCTGAATGTGATAGTAGTGAGTTATTCGAATACCATATGGCGTTAGTGTATTTAGAGTTATATGATGGTAATAACAAACGAGATCTAAAATTATATAAAGATGAAGATGGTAATATAAAAACAGAGGAGCCTTTACTAATAACTAGTAGTTATCACTTAGTGATAAACTTTATAACTGATAGAAGCGTTATATATTATTTCTCTCCTACTAATAGAGATGAAACTAAGGTAGAGAGGGATGAGACTTTGATAGCTCTATATAAACTACCAGTTTCTAGTTTTAACGAAAAAATACTTAACACTAAATTAGCGTAACACGGAATATTCCGTGTTACGTTGATTAATAAAAAGGAGATAACGATGCCTATATTTGGTATAAGTGAAGAAGTTAATCTTAACGTAGAAGAGAAACAAAATAAGTCCATCGTTCCTATGTTCGAGACGGAGAGAACAAATGAGGAGATAAGGGCATATATAGCAGGATATAAATGGGAAGTAACATATTTCCATAGAAATATAGACGAGAATACATATGTAACAGAATATGATCCAGAGCTTAGTCCTGCTTTACAAAGCTATAACAGGATAGATAATTTTATTATAAATGTGGAGACACCGTTAGATTCTGAGTTATCATCAGGTAGTGGTATTGTAGATCTTAATGAAGCTGTTAATCCTAATGATTTATTTATAGCTAAAATAGCAGATGGTAAATCAGTTATATTTGTTATAACTAATGTTAGGAAAGTCGATTATAATAACGATAAAGTTTATAATGTAGATTATGAAGTATATGGAGAAATAACAGGTTTAGATGATCCACAATTAACAACACTTTTAAACTCTACAGCTAATGAATTTGTTTTTAATAAAGACTATAGAAAAACTAAAACTCAGCCATTATATACTAAAACAGAAGTTAAAGATAAAAGAGAGTTATATAAAGTTATGGAAGATCTTATATCTGAATGGTCTAGAAAGTTCATAAATCAAGATACGAATTTCTTTATGTGTTATAAAGATGAATTATCATTAGTATATGATCCACAATTAGAAACCTTTATAAGAGATACTATAGGACTTAATAACATAAGTAACAGAATAGAGACAGTTGAAGTAGTAGATGTTAAAATAAGTATATTAGATTTGTTAGTTAAACAAGATATAGGTAGAGGTAGAGTGCATAAATATACATCAGAATTAGATAGGACAGATGTTTCTAATAATCCTCATTTATTCACTATAGATTATATACAAGTGGATGATATCATAGATGTGAGTAGGGATGCAGTTTATGAAGAAACAAACAATATAATAAACCAATATTTCCCAGAATTAGAAACAGAACATTATATCTTTAGGAAACAAGTATATGATATAATCTTTAACCCAACATTACCATTGGAATATGGTGATCTAACTATGTTCGAGCAGTTATTAATAGCGACTATGTCAGGAGGAACTATAGATAGAGCTATGATAGATACGTTATATGAAAAAATATTCGATATAGGTGATAAAGAACAATATTACTTTATGCCTATTCTAACATATATTATAAAATATTATTTAAGTACATTTACAATAGAATTTATATAGGATGTGGTTAAACCACATCCTATGTATCTTTTGAATAAAAGGAGAAGTGATGATAGGATTTAATTCACATACATTTAAAAGAGTAGTTAAAGAATTGCATAAAGTAAAAGTTTTTGTAGTTGTTCCTAGGATAGCAGTGACTACTGAAGCAGAGATAGAATTATATGGAGAGCCTGTTGACTTCATAAACGGTCAAGCAGTGAAGGCATCACTAAACAACCCAGAAACAGTATTCTTACCACTATCTAAAGTTATAGATATATATCACGAGGATTATTCTATTTCAATAACTAGAAAAGAGGATTTACTTAAGATAACTAAATCTATAGAAAGTATATTAGACAGATTAGAAAATCAAGCATCTGAAGAAGCTAAAGAAGTATATGATTATGTTAATGATTTTTACGAGTCTATAGTTAAGCAAAATAAAGATAAAATAATAAGACGTATGGAAAAAGATAAACCAAAAGTATTAGGTCTAAGTGATACGTTAACCGGTAACTATGCTGAACGTAGTAATAAGTTAGCTATGATAGATCTATCAGATATAGTTTTCTAAGGGTAAATTATGATAAAAATAAAACAACAGTCTAATATAGATAATGTAGCGTTCGATGTCTTTAACCAACCAAGACATTTCATAATGCCTAAAATAACTGTAACATTACATAATAAAGATGATGATTATCCTATAGATTTAGTTACAGATGTAAGAGTTAGTAGGAACTTTAGTACAAACATAACAGATGTGTTATTCGTGGAGTTCATGATGCCAGCAGGTACATACTTTAAAACTATATACCCTAAGAGAGACGATTTAGAAATAACATTACTTTTCAATTACGATAATAAAGCTATACGTAAGCTACGATATAAGTTCATACTTCTAACTGAAAATCCAGATGTCAATACCTCACATAGCAATAAACTAGATGAGTCAGAACAAGATGAGTCAGATTTATTAACTATAAAAGGTGAATGTGTGGATAAGTTAACGCTAAACTTAAAAAACCAATATATCTCAGGTATATATCACGATATGAATTTAAAACAATTCATGTCCACATTAATAAATTATGAAGTAAAAATACATGGTGTAGAAAGTAAAATAATGGTGTATGAACCAGATAATAAAGATGTATATAGAAACATCTTAATAAAACCATTTACTAAACTTATTAAAGTTCCTTATATATTACAAAAAGAGATGTTCGGTGTTTATAATAATGGCATTAATATATATTTTACTAAGATAAGGTATGGTGGTGAGTATAAAGTATATAATTCTGGTCCTAATAAAGATAAGCCTGAATGGTTGTTTGGTACTGGTGAGAATTATGATATAGAGATTTTCCCATTGCATGATGTTACTAGATATGATAAGGAAACATTAAGACCTAAGTTACTTATAGTAAGCCCTTCTGTAAAAGAGATGTCCACTAATGATAGTGACTTCTTTTACCAAGATGGCGTGTTTAAGTTAGTTATATCAGACATAACATTTAAAGATAGTGATGAGGGAGACCAATATAACATTGGTAAAACTATAGCTTTAACAGATACAGAAAGTATATTAGATAGTTCAGGATATGATATAACAAATGATGATGTTTTATATTCTGATAAAGATCACAATAGTTTAGAAACATTAACGGATAAACCAGAGACATTTGATACAGTTATAGATACAGATCTAGATCATAACGCATATACATATAGATCAGTTGTTAATAGAACAGAGGTTATACCGGGCATAATGAAACTTGGTAAAATAAACCCCGACTTTATTTATCCAGGTATGCCTTTTAAATATATTTTTGATAAAGATGGATTAATTGCTGAGACAACAGGTATAGTTCAAGCTGTTGAATATTATTACGATATAGCTAATAAAGCTACGGTCGTAGCGATAGCTGGGCTATTTAGAAGAATTAAGGAGAAATAATGTTATTAGTAAGTGAACCCGTTAAAGATAAAATAAAATGTGTTGTTAAAGATAAACATGCGTTACGTAAGTATATAAAAGAACAGATAGACAATATTGTTCCATCAGACTTATTCTTAGCTCCAGACAATAATGAGTTATTAATTGTGATTGTTAAAAGATTAATAGTTAAGGCTATAGATAGTAGTTTTAAATTAGAAGATAATAGAGGTTATATAGTAGAACTTATGTTAGATAATGATTTATACAGATTCTCTGTCTCGTATGTAGATAATGAAAAAGTAGGAAAAGGGTATACAATCGCACTAACGCTACAATGAGTAGCGTTAGTAGTCGAATAGTTCTTCTTCATCTTCTTGCGTTGTTTGTTGTTTATTGTCTTTAATAATAAGTTCGCCATCTCTTAAAATAACTTTATTAACTCTATCTGGATAAGTTTTATATATCTTTATTAAATCCTCTAAATAACCTTTACTGTCATCAACTTTCATTTTACTTATCACTTCGTTAGTTACATTCTTCATGATAGCATCGGCTTTCCATGGATTACTATCCGAATATGCTCTAACTTGTTTCATTACTCGATTAAATGCTATGTTACTTAACTCACTAACATCACTATCTGTTATAAGTGGCGGTAGCTTAAATACAACCTCATTCTCTCCATTAACAACAGCTATACCAATATGATGTGATTCTGTTACTCTTAAAAAGTTAGAGATGTACACAGCTTTATTCTCATCAGTTCTAGCTATCTCTCCGATTATATACGGTAAAAAGTATAATTCAAAATCATACATATTTATAGTCTTATCTTCGTTTTTTAAGCTTGCTATAACTTTACTAAACGAGGCTATCTCTTCTTTTTCATTTTCAGCCATAGCGTCAGCTACTTTATCCAGTTCATTCATAATTTCCTCCTAAGAATTAAAATAGTCTAGTATACCAGCTATTTCGTTAATTTTACCATCGGTAATAGTCATAGCTTTAGATAAATATAATTTATCACCATTAGCGCCGACGCAACTGACGTCTATAGTTAATTTATATAAACCATCCTCATCTTCAAGTTTTACAGTTGGCTCAACATCTGTAAAGTATTTATCATATAACCTGTATAAGGAGTTCTCTAAAGCCGCTTCAACCTCAGAACCCAATGCGGTAGTAGCCTTGATAGATTTATCATAACTTTCTATATACCCACCATATAGATAACTTTGTGAGTATTGTGTTAATAAGAAATATTCATATATTTTACTCATCATCACATTCTCATCTTGTACGTATCCATCTAAGGATAATGTTGGAACTATCTTTTTACTCATAAGTCCTCCTATAATTTTTTACGCTATTCAAACTAGTTTGATAAGGAGCTACTATGGTTAATATACTTAATCTATCAGATATACATTTAGGACATGACAAGAATAAAACAGAAAATATTGTAGATAATTTAAGAACGTTTTTTAAAGTATATGATAAATATTTAAAGACATTAGATCTTTTAACTATATCAGGGGATATTTTTGATCGATTATTAACTACAAATTCAGCTGATTATCACTTAGCTTATGAATGGCTTACAGAGCTAGTTATACTTTGTGAAAAGTACGGTATAATATTAAGGATATTAGAAGGGACGCCGTCTCATGATTGGGGGCAGGCTAAATTACTTTACAGTATGATGAGTAAACTTAATATAAATTCTAATTTTAAATACTTCGATATTCTTGATATAGAGTATATAGAAGAACTTAATATAAATGTTCTATATATACCAGACGAATGGAAGACTAAATTATCGGATGTTTATTTAGATGTTATAGCTAAGTTAAAAGAAAAGAATTTAACTAAAGTAGACATAATAATTATGCATGGTGCTTTTAGTTACCAGTTACCAGACTTCTTAGACCATACTCATGATCCTAAACTATATACTAAACTAGCACACGGACCCATTATAACAGGCCACGTGCACATACGTTCTAGGTATAAGAATATTATTATACCAGGAAGTTTTGATAGTCTTAGTCATAGTGATGATAATGAAAAGAAAGGGGGACTTTATATAAAGTATGATGAAGGTAACCATAAGTGGGATTATAAGTATCTTGATAATGAGAATGCGTTAAAGTTTTTTACATTTGATGTAAGGGATAAAACTATAGATGACGTTAAAAAAATACTGAATAAGCATAAGAAGTACAATAGAGTTTTCATACGTTTCTTAGTAGGTATTAATAATAAACTAAGTGAATCCATAACAGAATTTGCTAAAGATTATGTTAATATTAAAGTAACAGTTAAGAAGGAGAAGAATGATAAAGTATCGATTCTTAAAAAAGAGAAACGTGAACATACAAAAAGTGTTTTAGATAAAAGATATATTATAGATTATATATCTTCTAAAGTCGACCGTGATACATTAGGTATTATGAAAGAAGAGATCTCTATTATAGAGAAATTATAGGAGTATATCTTGGAAGAAGAGATAAATGAAACGGAGTATACATTTGTAGTAAAGGTACCAACAGATCACCAGAAACGCTTAATCAAATTTATATCTAAGCAATACGGTTACTGTGTAGATAGATTTAAGTATTCTATAAAAAGACGTAAGTTAACCATAACATGGTATGGTGATTTAGATGTAGAGACAGATAATTTTACTAAATGTATAGCTTCTGTTAAAGGAGTGTTCAGAGATGCAGATAAAAATAAATAGTGACGCAATAGGTGACTTAGGTTTTAATGTTGTTACTTCTACTCCATTGGAACAGCTAATGGATTATGATAATAATGATAAACACCTATATATAAACGCATATACGTTATATCGTAATTTTGTATCGTGTTTGGATGGTAGTAATGATGATAAACTAAGGTTATTTAAATCTAGATCTACACTAGATGCTATATTTAAGCTTTTCATAGAGGATACGTTAACAATGGTTAATGCTGCCATGACCAATAATATTAAGGTTACTGTTTATGAGTTAGACTATACTAGGATGTCTAAAATTATGGGTAACTTTAAAACACCTATGGAGTTTAAGGGTTTAAAATATTATATAGCAACAACACAAGATGCCGCTGTTAACAAACTAAAGAATAACATACCAGGTATATATAAGAAGTATGGGCCTAAATTACCATATGAAAAAAATATGTTTATTATAACACATATAGGTCTAGATTTATTGCCATTACGAGATAAGAAAGATGTTATCTTAATAGAATCACATACAGGTGATATGAAAGATAATAATATGTGGTATACTAAATTAAAAAAGTTTGGTAAATATGATATGTCTATTATACCATTTAACGAGGTTACTTATAGGATATTCGGGGATAAAGAATTTGTTAAATCTGAATCTATAGCGACAAAACGTTTCGTATATGAAATAGCTAAGAAGTTAGGATGGTATCAAGGACTTAACCCACATAGTATATTATCGGCAATAATGAGGAATACCAAGACACCAGAGGAGAAGAAGAAGTTTAGCTTTAAACTATTTTTCTAGTTATGTAAAACAATTGAATATGAAAACAAGGATAAAAGATGAAATCAGATATAGCACTAGGGAAGTTAACTCTCTATAAAGAGCTTAAAGAAGGTAATTATGAAGTACTTAATTTTGGTGTGTATAAAGAGATACTACGCATCTATGTTAAGGAAAGTAGTGAGAATGGTAAAAAGAGTAGGAATCTTATCAACATGCCATTCATGTTTATTTATGCAAGAGCATTCTTAGACGAGTTAGAAGTTTTAAATACTCGTGATGTTGGTTACAGCATTAGCTTCGATATGTATGGCCCTAAATGGGATCCAAACACAAAAGAACGCATCCCGCATGATAGAACTCTTATGGGTAAAATAGGTTTAGCTAGAATGGAGAATGCAGCTAAAGAGGTAGTTAACTTGGTATTCGTTATCACAAAAGATAATGTTAAGAAAGTATTCCCTCTAATACCGACGCCATATTTAGACATATATGTTAAAGGTAAGAAAGTAGAGGATAAAAAGGAACTTTCTGAGAGATGGACAAAAGCTTATTATCGTTCTTTCGAGCATGTTTTATCGAGCCTACCTGAAGTAAACAATCTACGTAAAGACGATGAAGAGAACAATAAAGGTTACAATAAAAAACCTTATCAAAAACAACAACCCGCTAACAATGTTAATAGCGGTGATGATTTAGACGACATGCTCGGTAGCCTATAGAGATACATATGTATCTCTATAGTTCTTTTCTATTTTTTTTCATAACCATATTATTAATATAGTACAATGTACTAATTTTAAATATATGAAGGAGTATGTATGTTTGAATTCATATCGACTGTTGCTGAAACTACAGTTAGATACACATACAAAGATAATGTTGTAAACTTTACAATAGACACAATCAATAAGAGGCTCAAGGATGAGATAATCCCTGAAACAATGTTCAAATTACTGAATGGATATATTGCCTATAAGGGTAATGCATTTGCTAGTGAACTTTATAAAACATTACTAAATTCTAGTAATGAATTATTATTACAAACGTCTATAAGAGATGTTGATCCTATGCCGTTACACATAGTTCACGATGTTTTAAATATGTTTGATTTTAACGATGTTTATGATTATATTAAATCAACTGGTCTAGTTAGAGTCCCTACAAACCTAGCCGATAAATATGATAAACTTATAGAGTTAGATGAAAAGGGTACTAGAGAGCAAACGTATCTCAAGAGAGACTATATGGAACTTATAGCGCTTATAACTATATTAAAATCAACATTAGGCATAGTTGGTGAGTACGCGAGTATAAAAAGCGATGTTCTAGCTAAAAATGATTATAGAGAATATATCCTATTTACATTTTATGCGTCGCATAGTATATTTAGAACGCCTGCATTTCAAAAAGTGTATGATGGTATACATAAACTTATAGAACGTTTATTTTCAGATAGGGACAACACGGCTATTCGTCTTATAGAACGCACTATAGATAAGGATACTTTTCCTACATATATAACAGCTTATGTTACAATACAAAAGCTATTAGTGAATTCTGAATTATCAGATACAGATAGTAGAAATACTGTAACAAAAATATATCATTTTGCTAGTAACAAAATAAAGCTTAAGGATAATGCATCAGAGGTTCGCATTAAACACATTATGAACGGAGAAGATGATAGTGGTGAGAGTGAGTCTGTTATGGAATCATATAGAACACCAACTACATTACCACCTGGTTCTATTTTGGAGTTTAGAAATGAGTTTAAGTGTCCTATAGAGTTAAGTAGGAATCTTGGACTTAATGTTTCTGATGATGTTATATATGAGATGGTGGACATGTTTCGTAAATTAGAAGAACCGCTCCCTATAAATGAATCGTTGTACTTAGCATCATATGTATTTAAAGATATAATAGATCCGAGAGCCTTTGATCATTTGGTTATAGATGAACTTATAAATGCTTTAGCAGTAGCATTTTTATATCTATGGGAAAAAGGTTACAGAGATATAGCTTTAATACTTAGTTCATTCTCATCATCTGTAGATAACTTTAAAGTTAACTTCTCACTAAGGAATAAGCTTAAACAAAATGTTAGAGATGAGTTGGATAGAATATTTCCTTACAAAAAGGTTATAGTTGGTCCAGAGGGTAATACAGAGACAAGTTCTATAGATGAAACTATAACGTTACTATCTAAGAATCTTATGGGGTATAATTTAGTTTCAATACTACCAAAAAGATATCTAGATGAAGGTAATAACGGTAGTAGAAATGTTTTAATGGATGAAACCATAAAGAACAGGTTAGCTAGATACATAATCTTTATTAATGATGGACACGTTGAAGATGAGTAAGTTAAGTTCTAATATATTATCACGATATATTATTAAGTAAGTACTTAGTACTAAAAAAGTAAAAATGATAAAGGAGTGTTTATGAGTAGATATAGACCACAAGAGATTAAGCCAACAGTTAGGATTTTAAAGTTATTATTAGTAGAAGCAGAAGGTAGTAAAGATATGTGGCATCGTCCATATGAGATGGACTTAGGTCACGATGATGTTAGTAGAGTTGAGGATATAGTAGCTAGATCATTAGCTACTACTAATACTAACGCTATCCAAGGAATGATGGCTAACGAGATGCCTAATATACTAGCTCCTAGTGCTATGGTTTCTGGTAAAGCTAATATCATAAATGGTTGGGGTGAGCGTAGGTTTAAGTTTGTTCTTATAGTAGAGATGTCTCAATCAGGAAGTAGTGCAAGTGTTATAAACTATATACAAGGCTATACAGAGTACTTAGGTATATCTAGAAGCGACCATCTAGATGAAAATATGAGATTTTTTACAAATAGTGTTCTTAAACTAAAACGTTATGTAGATTCCGTTTCAGGTAGAGTACACACAGTTCCACTAGAGAGCTATAATGTCGTACATGACGAAACTAGAGAGGTTAATAACGCCTATGAAAGTAAGAAGCTTGCTAGACCGTCAGATATAACTATGAACATAGCTTCTGTTATGGATCTAGACGAGGATGAGAGCGTTGTGGCTATGAGTAATGTCGGTAGCGTTAACTCTCATGAGCTAGTGAATAAAACATCATTATTACCAAATGATCATGTTGCGACAACTATCAAAAATGCTATAGATGCTAAACGTAATGTTGGTTATCTTGGTGAGAACGGTGATGTTGTATCTTCCATGGTAGGTAACTTATCAGAACCATCTATCTATAACGTAGATTTCTTTAAGACTATACTAGATATAAAAGGTAGAAGTGAAGATTTCACATTAGGTGATTTAGCTCTTATAGAGCCTAACATTAACAATATCATAGAGACAGTTATTGGGATCAATGACGGCGTTACAAATTATGATCTACCGAGAGAACTGTTTACAGAGGATAGTGCTGATACATATGATAGTAGTTTAGAAACAAGGATGTCGTTAGTAGCGTTAGAAGCTGTTGTTGCTATACTAGATAAATCAGCTTTAAATAGTATAGTGTTTGAAATCGATAATTACAAAGGCGAGCCAGATGCACATATTCTAGATAGCGGTAGCTTTATAGAAAATTATGATTTAGTAACTGCTGCTAATATGTTTGTAACATCATTTATCCAGAGAGCCTGGAATACTATCACAAACAACAATAACACTATAGTTAGTTTACTTGTTATGGGTATGTTAGAATCAAAAACAACTATCATCATCACTCTAGATGGGAGACCGCCTATAACGTATAAGTATCCTACATTTAGTAACTCTAAATTCTTACCTGTTATCATGGAGAACAAAGATCTTGATGTTTTAACAGAAGATTACAACACTCTTATAGAAGCTACTCTAGGTACAGTTGGTAATGCTATGAACCAGCAAAATAGACCACCTATCATAACTGAAGAAAAGTTATATAGAGTATAACAAATTATAAAAAGGAAAAACAATGAATGAAATAAGTAAGTTCTATAAAGATCTACTTGAATCACTAGGGCTAATAGTTGATGATAAAGGTCTTATTTACGTACAGGCACATGGTATTAAAAAACCATTAGATATTAAAGGTGTTCCATTATACCTACCTACAGATGAAAATGTTAACACTACTGTAGAGTTAGTTAACGGTACACCTACACCTGTTAAGGTGCTTTTCAATCCTCTAGAAGAGGATGTTATGAAGGGCACAAATGAAGGTTTCACTAAGCTTAAAAATATTATAGAGCTTAAGATGTTATCTGTTATAGGTAACATTGGTATTAGCATGTTATCTATTATGACAGAGGATAATTCTAAAATGGATGACATGGAGCTCATCAAGTTTGTTAATGTTTTAAGCAAAAACAAAACTTCTAACCGCAAACAACTTGTAGATAACAAAACTGTAGCTCTATGGGTTAACCTATATGAAAAGATCATATCTAGACAAGATCATAGGTATGTTAAGATATACATTAAGAAGGGTGGTGTTATAGATGGTGTTAAATACAACAGAGTAGGAACTATCACTTATCCATTTATGGAGAAGTTTGAAGAAGCTATCGGTAGAAAAGAGAAAAAGTTCTTAGACCATAAATTAAGAAAAGCTGATATAGATACTATAGAAGCACTCTTTAACTACATGTTTGTTACATTAGAGCCGAAAGATGTTAACCAATTCGGTAGCCTTAACAAAAAATCACCATCACTACACACGTTACTTATAGCTTATGATAGTCTATACAAAAGATTAAGACCGATCATTGATTCTATCATTGCTAATGGCGTTGAGAGTGATATCGAGGAATCATTAACATTAAACCCATTGCCAGTTAAGATAGAAGCACTAGGTGGGTACATAGATGATTTAGAATCAGAAGTACGTAGAGTACCAAAAGAATCTATCGTAGATAAAAGACCGGCTGTTGTTGAAAGAGTTAACCCATTAGAAGAGAAACCTGCCCCTAAGTCAGGAAGTTTCTGGGATAGAGCAACTCAGAATACTTTACCAAAAGATGAACCTCTTTTACAGAGAAGAGCTCCTGAACCACCTAGAAGATTAGAACCAGTTCATAGAGAGCCTCCGCGTACGGAACCGCCTAGAGAACCATTATTCCCTAATTCACATAGGAATCCAGTAGCTCCAGCGAGAGATCCATATGCTAGGAGATCTATCCCTATAGCGGATGATCCATGGGAAGAGAAGCGTCCAGCAAGAGGTGGATATGGTCGTTCTTATGATAGAGCACCGTGGTAGCATACTAGAGGATTAACTTCCTCTAGTTTTTTATTTTTTAATTAGAGGAGTGATCATGACTATAACAGATTTAAGTATAGAACCTATAGAGATGGATGAAGAATACGTACATTATCTAGAATCTATATTAGCTAGACCTATTATACAAGATAATATAAGAACAACATTAGTAGATCCAGTAGTAGGACAAAGGTGGGTAGGTAATCTATTCGGTTTATTAAGTAAGGAGCTATCTATAAGTGAGAATGCCCTTTATATACATCTTAGAATAAACGATCTTAAACTTAACACAGATTATGATGGTAGAAGAGAGATAAAGATATTAGATCCTGAAACATTTGAGAATGTATTAAATACATATGAGATAAATAAAGCATATAGAAAAAGTTTAGGTACAAGATAAATTAAATTATAAGCTAGAGTAGGCTATGCCTACTCTAGCTTTTTTCTGTTCTATCTTTTTTTATAACCATATTATTAATATAGGACAACGTCCTAATACTATAATTTTAAAGGAAGTACATGAGTGAATTTAACTATAAAGATCATATAGATTCATATGTGGAGCAAGACCCAGATCTCCAGCTCAATAAGAAGATGTTCTCTATGGCGGCCATCAACCCGTTCGTAGAGCATAACTCGTCACCACGTGGTCTTATGATGTCTAGTCATATAGCACAATTAGTTGTTATCAACGAACCAGAAGAAAACATGTTACAAACAGGTTTAGAATCAGAATTAAGAAAATATACTGTAGCCAAACAAGTAGATAATGATTCTGAAGTCTTAGCTGTTATCAAGAGATATAATATCTTAGGAGAAGACAACAAAACAACATCTAGATTAGTTATCATAAGAGATCTAGAAACAGGTGAATTAGATATAGTAGATATACCTTATTCTAATACTTTCCATCCCTATTTCGGATTTAAGTATAAGCTTAATGAAGAACTAGACTCTTATGTAAGAGGTGACGTCCTACCAAAAGATACTCAATTAGCTGTACCTCCTACCGTATTAGACGACGGAGGTTATGGCTTCGGTAAAGATATCAACGTAGCAACTATGACTCTACCTGAAGTAGACGAAGATGGTTTCGTAGTATCTGAAAGCTTCTGTAACAAATTTAAATTCAAGATCTTTGATAAGCGTGTAGTGGAAGCAGGTGAAGATTCATTCTTACTTAATATCTATGGTGATGATGATAACTATAAACCGTTCCCAGAGATAGGTGAATATATCAACGATACAGGCGTAGTAGCTGCCGTAAGAAAAAATAACCCTTTATACGCGCCATGTTTAACAAGCGTTAAAGATACACAAGACTTTAACCCCTTGTTCGATGAAGCTGTATATACTAGAGGTAATAAAGGTAAGATAGTAGATATCAAAGTCTATTATTCGCCTAAGAGAAAGAGAGCATTACCAGCAGGTACAGAAAAATATTTAGTTAAATACTCAGATGCTTTATTAGCATACTATAATCAGATAGTAGAGACATATGAATCTATTAATAGGGATTATAAAAGAATGTTTAACAAAGACATAACTGTAAGTAATGCATTCAATGCTTTGCTAGTAGAAGCGTACGGTATTTTAGATTCGAGTCACTATGGCACCAAGCGTAAGAAAACATACAGAAAAGAATCCCTAGATCTTTTCAGAATAGAATTTACTATCGAGTATGAATTAACTCCGGGGGTAAAGAATAAATTTACTAATTTAATGGGTGGTGTGATTTACCGGTAGGTAAAGACTGATATTCCAATTACAAACACAAATTCGCAAATAAAACAAAAGGATATGAAATGGCTAAAGCGTTAACAACAGAAACGTTTTTAGAGAAAGCCAGAAGGTTAGGTACCAAATACGATTTCAGTAAAGTCGTATACAAAGGTAGTAAAGAAGACATAGAAGTTATATGCCCCATCCACGGTAGCTTTTACCCAACACCAAATAATTTTCTTAAGGGTAGTGGTTGTCCAGAATGCGGTAAAAAGAAAGCACATAGTAGTATATCATCTAACGCAGATAAGTTCGTAGCTAAAGCTCGTAAAATCCATGGCGATAAATATGATTATTCTAAAGTTAACTATATTAACAATAGAACAGCTGTTGTGATAGGGTGTCCTATACACGGTGATTTTGATAAGAGACCAGACAAGCATCTAATTGGACAGGGATGTCCTAAATGTTCAGCTGGACCTAAAAGAACTACTGAAGATTTTATTAGGGAAGCTGAGGCCAAACACGGTAAAAAGTATAGCTATGGTAAAACAGATTATAAAGGTGTTACCAAACACGTTATCATAACGTGTCCAGTCCATGGTGATTTTAAACAATTACCTAGTAGTCATTTAGCAGGGTTCGGTTGTGCTAGGTGCGGTAGAGATAAAGCTGCCAATAACACTAGTATGGGTAGAGATGGATTTATAGAGAGGGCTAATAAGGTACATAACAACAAGTACGATTATAGTAAACTTATATTCAAGAGTGTTGCTCATAAGGGTACTATTATTTGTCCTATACATGGTGAATTCGAGCAGAGGCTGGATGGACATCTAGAGGGTAGAGGTTGTAGTAAATGTTATAACGATAATCGTAGGACAGATGTATCGGAGTTCATATCTAAAGCTAATGAAATACATAACAACAGATATGATTATAGTAAAGTATCATTTAGAACAACATTGGATACAGTAACTATAGGGTGTCCTGTTCATGGGGATTTCCAGCAAGTTGCTAACGAGCATCTTAGAGGTAGGGGTTGTTTACTATGTGCTGGGTCTAAGAATGAGAAAGAGATAGAGCGTGTTCTTAATAAATTCGGTATAGAGCATGAAAGAGAATACGGTATCAAAGATTACAAATACAAGTATGACTTCTATCTTAACAGACTTAACATCTTCATAGAGTACAATGGTAACCAACACTACATTCCTATTAAGGCATGGGGCGGTAATGACCTACTTAAAGAAGTACAGACTAACGATGCTCAAAAAGCAGAGATAGCTAAGAAGATGAAAGTTAGATTAAATATACTACATAACACAAAGTTTCAGAGTATAGAAGGTGAACTACGTAAAATATTACGTGAGTTTTATAAATACACATATAATGGAAAGTCGTATCAGACTTTTGAAGATATGAAGAAAGATCTTAATCTTCCAGGAGATGCGAAGCCTGAAGATTATACAGATAGATTAATGTAATGGAATATTATGTAAGCCAGTTATAGGAGTAATCTTATAACTTAGAACGATACTAATGACGGGGACGCCTTTAGAGCTCATAAGTACTACTCATAGCTGGAAACAGACTATGATACTTAACCCAGTAATGGAAGAGTTAAGCATAGTAAAAACCTTATGAGATTAGGTAACCGACGCAGCGAAGCACCTTAAACGTAGAGATACATCCTATATGGAGCGTGTGGGCTCAACGACTATCCCCTCACCAGGGAGTACGGCCTAAGCAGGTGGGTATAAAATCCCTTAAATGGAAATGTTTCGGCCCTTAGTAATAAGGGATTAGATATAGTCTGGACGACGAAAGTCATTCTTGGTAATCGACCAAGTCTTCATTCGAGAGAGTGAGCAGCGTTTAGAGACGCGGGGTGGTGTAGCGAGCCACTTGAACATATTCGAAAGGTACAATTGTATCGGTATGGCCTGATGAAGAGATGCCTATCGATAAAGACGGTAATAGAGCGGAGATGATAGTGGATCCGAAATCTACTATATCTAGGCTTAATATAGGTGGTCCTTATGAAGCTACTACTAAAGCATCTATGCTGAAGTTAGAGCGCATTGTAAGAGACGAATATAAAAGGTATAATGTAACGGAACCATATGAGTTAACAGATGTACAGCTTAAAAATCTATTCCTGCATGCTAGGGATTTCATGGGTATATTAGGTAATGGTATGTTTGATGTTTATAACGGTATACTACACAATAATGATAGAGAGTCTATGCTATCTGTAGTAGAGGAGATCATATATGATAGATTTAGAGCTTACCTAACTACCGATAATGAAAAACGTAAGTATGAGATTATAAAGGATTTAGATAAATCTATTTATAAACCAGTTTACGATAAGGTAAAATTTACATATGATGGTAGGCCGCGTACTTCGGAAGATCCAGTTATGATAGCGCCTATGTATATCTTTATGTTAAGTAAGATAGCTGATACAGTATTAACTACTAGTTCTGCTAAATTAAATCATTTTGGTATACCTATCGTTACAAGCAAAAATGATAGATATAGGTTACCTGCTAAGAATAGTCCTGTTAGAACACAAGGTGAAACAGAGGGACGTATATTCGCTGCCTATGGTGGTAGAGAGTTCTTAGCTGAGTTAAAAGATCTTAATACGTCTATAGAGTCACATGAGGAAGTGTATAGTAAATTATTAACTAATGGCACACCAACATCTATAGATACTATTATAGATAGATCAGTGACGCCATATGGTAGAGAACGTGGGTTGACTATATTAACATCATTATGGAATTCTATAGGTATGGAATTAGAATATGTGCCTGAAACCCAATCAGAGTACGAGTACGAGGAAAACAGTGTTGAGGAATATATCACAGATATAACTAATATCAGTGATGTAGATGAATCAGATCTAGCAGAAGATAAGGAGTAAAGATGCAAATACCTATTAGTAAGATCATGCAGGTAGACCTAAAAACTATTTTAGGTCTAAGAAAGAACATAGATATAGTTTTTGAAGATGGTGTGGTTATACATGCGTTTTATAAACATATCATACTTTTTAGATACCTGCTTAACTTCTATAAAAGTAGTAAAGTAGAACTAACATCAGACCTATGGGTAGAGAAACACTTAGTAAACGGTTTATTTACTAATGGAACGTATCTATCTATATATAGTTTAGTATTTAGGAAAGTAGCTAAATCATCAGATAGATATATGTCTAACTCCAGTAAACTAAAGCTATTTAAAAATATGTACGTTAGTATAGATTTAGTTAACAAATACTTAGTAGCTGAAGTAGCACATTATGCTATAGGTAGTTCATTACTAGACATATTAGATATACAATTCGAACCAAAGCTTATGGAAGCTATTCATAATGTAAGCATTAAAAATAGTAAAGTCTCTATAGACGAGGCGTATAATGTGTTAGATGAAGTTATGAAACTACCAAAGTTTAACAATAACCCAGTTAGTTTACTATATAGATCTAAGATGGTTTCTATAGGACAGATGCGCCAGTTATTAGGACCGCGTGGTTTCGTAACAGAGATGGATAGTAAGATATTCACTATACCTATGTCTAACAGTTTCACACTAGGGTTTAAGGGTATCTATGATGCAGCTATAGAATCTAGAGCAGGTGCTAAAGCTATGTATCTTTCTAGTAAAGCTATTCAAGATGCTGAGTATATGGCTAGAGAGTTACAGTTAGCTACTATGACTATAGAAAATGTTCATAGAGGAGATTGTGGGAAACCTACTTATGTGGATTTCTATGTTAGGCCAGATGAATATAATGGTAATGGTGAATTAGAGAGAAAAGGAGATCTAACTAATCTTATAGGTAAACGCTATAAGTTTAAAGATAATGTAGAGCGTATCATAGATGGTACCGAGGAACATTTAGTAGGTGAATACATACAATTACGTATGGCTGTATATTGTGGTTTACCAGATAAACATTCTATATGTTCAGCTTGTATAGGTGAGATAGCTGATTCTATATTAGACCACCAGAACTTAGGACATATAACATCGACATCTGGTTCAGCAGGTATGTCGCAAGCCCTACTATCTACTAAACACCTATTAACATCAGCAGTTACGGCAAGCATTAAACTCGATCCATCTGTATCTAAGTTTATGTTAGTACGCAACAATGAAAAACTGCTATTTAAAGCTGGTGTCCTAGGTAAGAAGATTAAGAATATCTATCTTAAGTTCAAACAGAGAGAAGCATGGGGTATAGATAACATCATGAATGTTAAAGATATATTCTCCATTAACATCAATAAGGTATCTAGATTGTCATCGGTTATCTTAGTTATAGAATCTAAGAAAGAATCAGTAGAGATAGAGCTTAATCTTAAGTATGCTACAAGAAGAGCTGTATTCTCCATAGACATGCTCTCACACATCATCAAGAATGGTTATAGTACTCTAGATGAAGAATACTATATGGTGGATATCAACAACTTTGATAACAAGAGACCTGTGTTTATTTATGAAAAAGTAGAGTTCGATTTTGCAGCACTTATTAAAGAGTTTAAATCTATGCTCAAGACACGTAAGTATAAAAATGTTAATGGTAGATACAAGTCAGAATTTGGTCCACATGTTTTAGTACAAAATCTATTTGAGCTTATAAACAATAAGCTTAATGTTAACATAGCGTTATTAGAAGTACTTACATATGCGTTCACAGTTCAAGATCTTACTAACAGAAACTTTGACTTAGGTAGAAACGCTAAAAGTAGAGATGTAGTTGCTTTTAGAGAAGTTATAGATTATAGATCAGTAGGAGCATCTTTCAACTGGGATAACTTATTAGGTAAAACGTTATCACCTGTTACGCATGTGAAAGAAAACAAATGTAGTACACCTATGGATGTATTCTTCTGTCCAAATGAGGCTATTGAAGATTATAAATCAAAGAACAAGTAAAAGCAATATCATACAGAGGTATTATCCTCTGTATGGTGTTCATGTTTTTAATATTTATAAAAAAAGGAGAAAACCGTGTTAAACACTAGGTAGTAGGAAATTCCACAACCTGATTTAAATTAGAAAGAAAAGGAGGCGTTATGATTTTCATCAAGAAGTATAGTCAGTATTTCACTGTTACGAGTGATAACTATAGTAAGCTTTTACATACACTATATGATTTTAATAAATCACTTATAACACACAAGATAGCGTTAATGAAAGTTAATAATAGTAGAAAACCACAAGTAGTAACTAAACCAGATAAACATTTCTATATAACAGAGACAAGAGAAGAGGGATATAATGTTAAACAGGATCAACTACGTTACCCTATAACGTTATTAGATAGCCTCACAACTTTCTTACAGAATATGGGAATAGAAAAAGATAACATACGCGTAGAAGCTTTTAAACCTATCATTGGTAACGATGTAAATATAGAACTTAATCCCAATTATATACCAAGGGATTATCAAGAGACCTATATACAAAAGATAACTGAATTCAACAAACATAACGTGCTCATCGATCTTTTCACAGGTTACGGGAAGATGATAAGCTGTGATACACCTATACGTCTAAAGCATGGCTGGAAGCGTATAGGAGACGTTAGAAGGGGCGAAAAAGTTATAGGAAGGGATGGGTTAGAGACAACGGTTACTGGCGTATATCCGCAAGGTATAATGCAATTATATAAAGTAACATTTTCGGACGGTAGAACAATAGAGGCAGGTCTAGATCACTTATGGACAGTGCATTCTTATCTGTTCACTAAAAGAAGTGTTAAAAATTATAAATACCGTAACTATATAATAGATCCATTTCTATTAGGTCTAATGATAGGTAGTAAGCAAGCCAATGTTGTTTTAGATATACCTAACCTCTCTGGATATGATATAAATAAGATTAACAATGGCTTAAGGGACATATTCTATACAGAAGTTAATGATGGTGTTTTATATATAAAGCATGTTAATGAAAAGATACAAAAACACGCTATCATGAGACAGCTTAACCTACTTAAACTAGGTCCGGATAATAATGGTTTCTTTATACCAGGTAGATATCTTTCTGGCTTACCTAAGCAACGTAAAGATTTACTAGATGGTATTATAAAAGGTAATGGTGGTCCTAGGATCATTTGTGATACATTAGCATATGCTAAACAGATAGTGGCGTTAGTGGAAAGTCTTATGGGTATAGCACATATCGATAAAGTACCAGGTACAGATTTTATAGCTGTTGATATATATGTAGATACTATCATGGATATAGAAGATGAATTACCTAAACTAACTAATTTTGATACGATCGGTAAAAACATGAGTGCTAAGGTATTAACTACCGAAGATATCATGAACTATCTAGATACAGTTAAGGGTAAGAAAGATGGTAGTCGGTATTATATAGATCTACCAGAGCCTATGGATAAAGAACCTATGTATCTTAAGATACATCCATATGTTATGGGTGCTCTTTTAGGGGATGGACATATGCCAGCACTAGAGATAACTAATGTTTCTGATCACGTTTTTAATAGAGTTGGTAAGTTCATTAATGAAGGTTACAAAATACGTAGAAAAAAGGACTTTAAAACATTCTCCATACTTTTTCAAGACCTACGTAATAAACCCGATATAGATATGCGCGAAGCTCTTAGGGAATATGGTCTATATGATAAGCGCGCGTGGTCTAAGTTCATACCGGAAGAATACATGGAGGGATCGTTAGAACAGAGATACGAACTATTACGTGGTTTAATGGATACAGATGGAGAAGTAGGTATAAATGGCGGGGCCTCTTATAGTACTACTAGTGAACAGTTAGCTAAAGACGTACAGTTATTAGTTAGGAGTCTTGGAGGAATGTGTAGCGTAGGTACTAGATATACATACTATACACATAAAGGAGAGAAGAAACGTGGTAGGCTATCGTATAGACTACATATACGTGTCAAAAACCCTAGAGATATAGTAACATTACCTAAACGTAGAGATAGATTAAAGGATAAGAACCAATATAGTCATAATCTTAAACTACGTATAGTTTCTATAGAGAAATCTGTAAAAGAGGAAGCCGTATGTATATCTGTGGATAATAAAGATAAACTCTTTGTTGTTAAAGATTATATAGTAACACACAACACGTTCATATCCATGGCATCTATGTCCAGAATAAATAAAACATTCTCTATGATAGTTTTACCTAGATACATAGATAAATGGGTAGATGACATAACAACTCTCACAGATATAAAGAGAGATGAGATATGTATAGTTAAAGGTTTAACAAATCTTGTTAACCTCATGCACAATGAAGAATTAGCTAAGAGATATAAATGTTTCATCATATCGTTAACAACGTTGAATTACTTAGTTAAGAGATATCTAACTGGTGAATTAACGGAGTATACAGATCTATCACCAGATGACTTATTCGATGCACTAGGTACAGAAATAGTTCTTAATGATGAAACACATCAAGAGTTCTTTAATGTTTATAAGACTATGTTGTTTAGTAATATAAAGTTATTTATAGGTATTACAGCTACATTAGTTACTAAAGATAAAGAACTAGATAAGATGTACCACATCATGTTCCCGGAGAGTAATAGAGCTTCTAATATAGTTAAGTATAAACCTTATATATACATAACATCTGTTAGGTTTAGATTCATGCAGAGAAAGCTTATAAGGTTTAAAAACAACTTCGGATACAACCAGCCAATGTTAGAGAATTCTATTATAAAAAATAGAAGGATACTAAATAATTATCTAAAGATGATATATGGTTTAACATTAGGTTTCTATGTTAAGAAAAGAGCTAAAGATGATAAGCTTATGATATTCATGGGTACAGTTAAAATGTGTGTGATGATGGCTGATTATTTAAGAACAAAACTTAAACTTAATATCAGTAAGTATACAGAGGAGGATGGTTACGATGTTATAGAGAAGTCCGATATTATTATTAGTACGTTACAAAGTGCCGGTACCGCATTAGATATTCCTAACCTAGTAACAGTTATACAAACTGTTAATGTCGATAGCGTGCAAGCTAACTTGCAGACATTAGGTAGACTTAGAGATTTAAAAGGTAAGAAGATGGATTTTGTTTATATATGGTCGTCTGATATAAGACAACATAAAACATATAACCATAACAGAATGAAGTTATTCAGGAAGAGAGCTAAAAATATTAAGTCTATCGAATATAGGGAATTCATCTAGTAACGTATATACGTTACTAGTATGGTTTTCTTTTTTTGAAATTTAACATAAAGGATACACATGGAGACTATTGATATATGTGGTACAAAAGAAGTTGTCACAGAAGTTAAGGGGTATTTTACATCAGAGGACATTATTAAACTTAATGAGGCGATAGCGGCAACAGGTAGTTTTAGTATAAAAGGTCTTATCCAATATTTCGACGCTAAGTTACAATGTAACAGAGTTGTTTCATTATTAAATAACATCATAGAGGAAGGTATTAAAGTAACGCCTAGTATAGTTTTTCATCCAGTTACAGAGAGATGTGATGTTAAGAATGGTGTCTTTTATATAACTAGTAAACCATACTTCATGGGATCATCTATTTTTATAAATAATTTAATAGTTGTAAAAAATTCTGACAATACATATAGTTTCTACGATGATGTAGATTTTACATTAGATAGTTTGAAGTGTAGTTTAAACGACGAGACAGTGAATGGGACAGCTACTGTTTCATACTTTGTTCTAGACGAAGAAACTGTCGGTGGTTTAGATTATACATTAGAAAACATTTAAAGGATTTCCCATGGGTAAAATTACTTTTAGAGCCGATTTAGATCAATCAGCTAGTATTGAAGCTCTTAATGCTAACAAAGTTAATCTTTCTACTTATAATGTAAGTATGAACGATATTTCAGATAGATTCACTAAATTACGTGATGACATGGAAGCAGCTGATGCGACACTTAATGACAACATCGGTGCAGCTATTCAAGATCTTAAAGATAATGATATTGCTAATATTAATGATGCGTTAGCTGTTATTAATGGTGATAAAGATACAGAAGGTTCTATCGATGCTAAGGTAGCATCTGCAGTAACTGCTATGGTTGACGGTGCTCCTGAAGCGTACGATACTCTTAAAGAGTTATTAGATCTTATTAACAACGAAGATGCAGATCTTAATGATCTTATCACACAACTTAATGATAAAGTTAACGCTGTAGTAGGTGATGCGTCAGATAGCTACAATACATTAGAGAAAATTGAAGCTTCAGTTCTTGCTATTAAAGCTGATTTAGAAGAGCAGATTGCTGCTGCTAATGCAGATATCGTTGCTGTATCTAACTCTATCCCACATTATAAATATGATTCTGGTTTAGGTATCACTCTAGACGATGATGACAACAACTGTATCACTCTTTCACTTGTTCCAACTGGCGATATCGTTGGTGGTAAAGCTACAGTATATAGCGAAGATGATGATGGTAATATTACTATCGAATCTATTAACACTATCGTACCTTCTACTGCTGATGATGCTGGTGCTAAAGATTACTTCGTGGAATCTGATGACGATCTTAGTGAATATAAATGTGTAGTCGAGTATTTCTACGCTTTAAAAGATAACTAATCTTGTATATAGAGACCATATCGGTCTCTATATATCTTTTTTACCGTCTACCGCAACATAGCTTGAAATAGAATTTATAAGGAGTCCAGATGACTATATTGTTCATACCTAAACCAGATTTACCTAAGAAGTATGTACACGAAACAACTGACTGGGAGATAGCTACATCCCCGTTATTTAAAGAAGAAGACATAGTAGCATCATCTAGGGATGATGAGGTTAACTTAACATCTATTATATTTGATGTTGATTTAGATACAGATAAAACATATTATAGTAGAGCAAGGGTTGTCTGTGATAGGGCTATTTTTGAGTGGTCTAAAACAGATATCTTAAAGCCAACTGATTTTATTAAGGTAGCTTTTAACCATGCTATACCTTCAGTAGTTATGAAACCAACTATAACATTAGATTTTGACGTTATGAATTTCCCTTCTACTATGTTTACTATTAAGACAAATGATATAAACACGACATCAAATGCTAGTCATGAATATACTTCCTATATTATAGAAGATATGTTAGGTAATCCAGTTTACACTAAATTAGTGGATAAGGAAAATCTAACTAGTAAGTTAATAGGTGATGTTAAGTTAGAAGAGGGTAGACCATACGTTATAAAAGTATCACATACAGCAACTAGTAACGATACAAGTGATTTTGCTTCACAAATAGTGTACGTTAGAAAGATACCTGATATCATTGTTAAATCAGTTTTAAACGAACCAAGTATCGTAGATGGTTATAATTTAAGTATAGCTCCTATAAGTAGTTTTAATCGTATGTATGTTAAGCTATTAGCAGTGGGTTATGGTGATCCTAAAGAAGTATTCACAGGGGATACTGATGAGTATAATCTAGTTATACCTAATGAAGTATTTTCTACTAATAGAACAAATGAATATGTTTTAGCTATAAAAGTAGAATATGAAGATGGTTCAGAAACAGCTTGGAAATACCAGACATTAAAAGTATAGTTATAGATACCTTACGGTATCTATAACTTAAAAATCAAATTCGTCATTACTATTAACATCCTCCATAACAACATCTTTATGGATTTCATTCTCTTCCGGAATAGGCGCTACTTTACTAGTGAACTTAAGTACGGTAATTTTATCTTCTTCTGGTATATTGGTAGGTAACCTATGTTTACCTCTACTAACATATAAAACAGTTTGTTTATTAACTATAGCTTTATGGGAGAATAGCTCTAAGTCTATCTCTTGCCCTAACTGCGCACTATCGGCATAATAGTTTTTATCAGCGATGTGTTTAACAAATTCCTCAGCAGGTAACCCTGTTCTTATCAATGCGTTGGCTTGTGTGTTAAGTTGGTGTGGTGTGAAGAATAAGATATTTTTAGAACTAAAGAAACCTCTTAACCTACTAAATAACTCTAATAGATCTGTACCACTAGGCCCATTCTTATTACAACCATCTCTACTCATCTTTTTAACGTAATCTAAAAACGTACCATAAATCTCGAAACCTTGTCTCTCTAACTTCTCTATTAGGTTAAATAATTTACTGTATGTAAATAGTTCTGGTATGAATCTATATACCCTAACACTAAACCCATTACCTAACGCATGTTTCATAACATAATCCGTCATCTCTTCTATGTTAAGGTTCTTCTGTTCACTATCTTTAATCTCTATACCCTCTACAGCATATTTAAGATACACATAAAAGAAGAACATAATGTTATCAACTTCTTCCTCTAGGGATATAAATACGAACATAGGTTTTTTACCATCAGTATTAACATCAGCTTTATTAAGTCTTAATATTTGCATAAATAATGATTTAATAAAACTAGATTTATAATTATGTCTTAAAGCACTTATGGTAACGAACTCACCTCTTCTAGGACCACCTTGCGTCATTCTGTTAACACTAGACCAACCTGTTTTAAACGACTTACCGCCAGACACTAACTCTTTAGCTTTAGCATTAGCTGCTAAAACACTATCTCTATTGTCGAAGTCTACCTCATCTACTAAACTAACATCAGCCATACCTTTTAGTTCTTTTATGATATTTATAGTATCAGATGTCTCATCTAGTATTTTATCAACATTAGCACCAGGTTTTATTATTCTAGATAATGCAAAACTTAAAGTTGTTTTAGCTTCATCTCTTTTAAGCTCCTGTCTTATCTCTTCTTTCATTAGGTCTATAGTGGGTTTAGTTTCTTTTTTAAAAACATATTTCTCTATTAACTTTATGAAGCTTTGTTTTTCAGCTAGAATAATTTCTATAGAAACCATGATGTCTTGTGTTGGTTTAGTTGTTCCGTCTAGTATAGACTTTATTAAAGTTTTTAATTTATCTATAATATCATTTTCATCGTTAAAAGTTTTTACTTTATTAGCTCTTATATCTGGCGTTTCTATAACTTTCTCTATAAGAGCATTAGAACTAACTCTTTGTTCTAGTTTATATTCGGCCATAGCTAATATTAAGGCTTTTATGAATAATTCTAACTTGTGCATCGTGCTTCCTTTATTTTATATTCAAATAACAGATACTCTTATATTTATTACGTATAAATCTAAATGTCTTGAATTATAAAGATAAGGAGCCATAATGAAACAGACAGGTATGAGACCTGTATTAATAGTTAATGATAATGTTTTTAATCTAGTTAAACTAGACAAAACACTATTAACTAATTTATATTTAGATACAGTCATAAAGAACAACGTGATAGAAAATGAGACAATAGAATTACATTTAACTATGCTACATAATAAGGTAAGTAGGCAGGAATTAGAAGATATTATATATTATAGTAATATCGTAAATTCAGTAATAAATAAAAGTTCACTAATTTCTCCTAGATTGAAACAACATCATAATCCAATTTTACAAAAAGCTAAAAAAATAGAGCAGGTGTATGGTGCTGTTACAGGTAAAAAGAGAAAAAATGAAAGTATATTAACTGAAGTTAAAAAGAATACCATGCTAGACCTCAAAAATAGGTATTCTGATTTAACAAAAGATGATGTACTAGACTTAGGTGGATTCCTAGTCTGTAAGGTAGACAATGAGACGCTACAAGTCATTACTAGTAGTAGTCAGGGAGAGTCTATGTTTAATCTCCTATATGGTATGTATTTAAACATAAATGGTATTGCTAGCAATATTGATTTTAATAAGAAAATTGATAAAGAGTTTTTGGGTTATATGATGCCCTATATAAAAACTATGCATAGTCCAGCGTAACTAACGCTGATAGTGGTTATATAACCCATGCATTACATCTAGGAACCCTTAACTGGGTTCATGACTTGATGTTATATAAATTTTAGGAGATAAAATATGAATGTTTTACAAAAATTAATGAGTGGTCTTAAGAATTCTGTATCTGTGAATGCTGACCACGCAAAACTTATCGCAGGAAATGAAAGTATCGATGCAGCAGTTAAACCTGTTATCGAGAGTGAAGCTGCTGCTTTAGCTTCTGACGTACAAGCTGCTTTTGAAGCAATCGCATTAGACGCTGATACTCCAGTTGAATTCGCGCCACATCAAATCGCTGCTGCTGCTGCTGTTGCTAAACATGCAGTTGATCCTATTGGAACACTTAACAAGATTGCTACTAAAGGTAGACAAGATGTTGAAGCTGCTGGTGAATCAATCATTGTTGATACTAGCAAATATATCGGTGATTTCATTCCTGATAACAAACTTACAGTTGGTAATGAAGCTTTCGATGGTCAAGATGTATCTGCATCACTATTCTCATCTATTGTTTTCAATGCGTTAACTATCGAGCAAGATGCTGTTAATAACCTTTTCTATCCTATCGTTGTTATTGATAGTAACTTAACTGGTGCTACTGTTACTGCAAAAGTTGCAAGTATTATGTCAACTGTTAAAAGAGATCCATCTGGTAAGCCAATCGAGCTTAAAAAAGATTCTATCATCAAGAACCTTAACAACACTAAACTGTTTACTCTTGATTCAAATAGACTTTACCCAGTACTTGAAAATGCAGAAGACCGTCTTTTAAACCCTGATGATGTAAATGGTCTTACTAGAACAGTTGAAGTTTTCGAAGGCGTGGAAGTTGTAACTGCTCCTATTAAAACTCGTATGGAAGTAGATCTTCTTGGTGCTGCTCAAACTGCTGAACTTATCAATCGTGGTGTTATGGATCATACTGATGCACTTACTGCACATTTAACAGTGGAAAGCTTATATTTCAAAATCACAGGTAAAGACTCTGATGACAATGAAATCACTGAGTATCATAAACGTGAGATCAATGGTCTTCCAGCGTTATTCACAATGACTCCAACTGGACATAACAAAGATCTACAACTTGATTACAAAACTGATTCTATTACATGGACTGGTGGTAAAATTGTTAAAGCTGATGGTACACCAACAGAGATCAAAGTTCTTAAAGATCTAACTGAAGGTTATACAGTTAAAGTTAGAATTAACCTTAAAGGTGATGCTAATACTCAAAAAGGTTCTATCGAGGTATTCCCTGTTAAAACTGAGTTAGCTGAAGTTCTTGATGCATCTGGAAACGCATTAGCGTCTGATAGCTCTACTGTAACTGATTTAACTACGCTATTTGCTGCATCTGATATCGAAGGTGTTGATGTTGAAGCTTATGCTACAAATACAAATGCAAGATTCCGTGGTCGTATGTTAACTACTGATACATATACATCTGTTTATACTGTACCAGTTCGTGCCAAACTTAGAGAAGTTACCGCTGTATTCAACGATGGCGAAGATGGTGATACTGCTGGTTTACTTGGTCAAATCCAATTCAACAAGCAAGCTCTTACAAAAGCTGGTCTTTTAGAACTTAACAGTACATTAACAGTACTTGAAAACTTAAGCATTGATACAGAAGATTTCGGTATCTCTAGCAGACTTGTATCAAAAGCATCTTACAGAGAAACTGTAGATTTAGCTACTATCGTAGATAGCGAAACTTCAAGTGACCGTGAAGCAGATATCCGTGCTGCACTTAAACTTAAAATCCGTAACACAGCTCTTAAACTTTATACAGAGTCTGGTTATAACAAAACATTTGAAGCTGTGCGTCCTGGTGTTAAACCAACAGTTATCATTGGTACTGATACAGACATCGGTCTATACTTAAGTTCATTCTCAGATGAGATCTTTAACTATGAAGTAGCTACAAGTAACGATGTTCTTATGGCTGGTAAAACGTTTATCTCATTCGGTAACATGGGTGCAAGTAGAAACAAAATGGGCGATCCATTAAGTTTTGGTGTATGTTTCTGGTCTCCTGAAACTGTTATTTCTATCCAAAGACAAGAGAACGGTACGGTAGTACAAGAAACTATCTCTATGCCTCGTTACAAACATCAAACTCTTATGCCTATCTTAGGTCTATTAGAGATCACTGGTGTTGAAGAAGTAAGTGGTAAAATTACGCAACTTATTGCTGATGCATAATGATATATAGTAAGGATTAAGTTCCTTACTATACTATCTATTTTTTAAAATTTTAAAAGAAGGAGTCCATTATGGCTAAACAAAGAAAAAAACAAACTAAAGTAGAAGAACCGGTTGTAGATCAGCAAGCTACTGAAGTAAAAGATCCTATCGTAGAAGATCAACAGGTAGAGGTCGAGCAACCGCAACAAGAACCAGTTGTAGAGCAAAAAGAGGAAGAAGTTAAAGAAGAGCCTAAGGTAGAACCAAAAGAAGCTTCTAAGACTGAACCTAAAAAAGAGGAACCTAAACAAGTTAAGAAAACATTTGACGATGTTATCGCTGACGCTATGAAAGATCCTTTAGTTGTTCCTACTGCAAAAGGCCTACAGCATTATGTAGAGGTATGTTATACTAAGACTAGCGGTAATGGCGAAACAATCGCTAACGCTAATTATAACTTATATAACATCATCATCAATGCTCTTAACAACCCAGATAGAAAAGCATCTACAAAACAAATGAACCTTATCAACAAGGTGTTCTTAGTAGAAAAGGATAGATACTTTAGCCCTATCGCTCTAAGTAGATATGATCATTTCTGGAAATTTGGTGCAAGTACTAAGATGGGTTATACTATGTTAGTTAAATTCATCTCAGCTATGGCTAATCCCAACACAAGAAAGGAAGTTGCTAAAACACATATCGCTTCTAAAATGGGATCTTTCTTACCACAAGGTATTGTTGGTAAATTAGAAACATATTATAAAATCTAACACAATAGGGCGTAAGCTCTATTGTGTTATAACTTTTTTAACCTATATATTATTAATGTAGTATTTATAATATATAAAGGAGTACCATGGTTACTAAAGTTTTAAACCGTAGTGATAATGTAAAACTAGACCAAGAAAGAAAAATATCAGATACCATTTTTAATACATTAGATTATGGTACAGCTAATTCTATAGAGAATGATATTGAATACAGACGACCGTCTGTTAAGACGTGGATGTATACTAATATAGAGAATAGACAAATATGGACGACAGATAGTTTTGTACCTATGCAGGTACCGATTAATAAAGACATACCAGTTAAACTTAGAGAGTTTAATAAGTGTGTTATAGTTATAAAAACATTAGATTTTAAGTTCAGGAATAAAGGAGATTATTCATTTGTTATAAAACATTTATTTTCAGATACAACTGACCACGGGGATGTTAAACAAAAAGTATTAGATCAACTATTAGCTTTTAAAGAAGGTGATGTGTCATACGGTGTACAGGAAAGGATAAGGTTAACATATATCATATATGAGGATGATCTTAAAGATAATAAGGTTGTTAATGTGGATAGTATGTTGTTTAGTATGGATAAACCAATAACAAGAGAGGAAGTAGGTAGTGACTTAAATAGGAGTAAAATATTTACAGCTAATGAGACTATAGAATTTAACTTTACATCTTATAGCGGTAAAAGTTTAACTATAAATGTTTTTGGTAATGAAATTGTTTTAAAGAATGATAGTGATGCAGAAGAGATAGATACCGAGTTAATGAGTGAAGACTCATTGGTAGTTAACAAACATAAGGAGGGTAAATGTGAACAGTTAGGTATGTATAAGAGGAATGTTTTAGCCGAACAAGGTTACTTAGTTAACAGCGTTGATGAGAAGACCGAGGAATTTCAAGAAGAAGCTAAGGCGCAAAGAAAGGAACTTATAAATTCTCTTAATGAGAAATTCGATAATAATATGGTTATGGAGAAATTTATCTATGAACATAATGTATCTTTACATAAGTTACTTAGTTACGTTGTCAGGGAGGAAGCTGCATTACTAGCTCTAGAGAAAGAGGAGATAAGTACAGCTAAGGAGTTTATTAAATTATTAGGTAGTTTTAAATAATTATTTTCGATAGTTTATATAATATGTAATCCATATTAGGAGGAAGAATGAATATAGTTACTAAAAAGTTTATAGAAAAAGAAGGCGTTAAATTTGATCCAGACATAATGAAAGGGTTGTCGATCAAATATGTTAGTAAGATATCTAGTCATCTAGATGCGATCATAAAGTCCGCTATAAGTACTTTACCATCAGATACTTTATTAACATATAAAGGTTTTAGGAGGATAACTCCTAAAGAAGACTATTTCAATAACATAAATAGCTCTATGAGTAAAAATATAGTTGATATATCTACTAACTATATTACTAAGGTAGAGTTTGGTTTTGAATATAATGGCATACCTGTTAATAGAATCATAGCATTACCGTACGTAGAAAGAGGTGGTGTATTACGCTTAACAGACGCATACTACACGATAGTGCCTGTGTTAAGTGAGTATCCTATATCTCCAGCACCAGGAGAGTTATTTATACGTTTATTAAGAGATAAGCTAAATATGAAGAAAATGGAACGTAACATCTTAGTTAATGGCGTTAAGACGCCTAAACAGATCATACATAGTAAATCTTATAAACTATTAAAGAATGTTAATGATGTTATACCTATAGCATTGTATATGTTCATAAAACATGGGTTCTTTGGTGTGTTTAAAAAGTATTTTAATACAACACCTATCATATTCACAGATCCAAATATCAAAACAGATAAATATAGAGATGAGTATGTTGAATATACAACTACAGGTATGCGTCCTAAAAATCTATTCTCCAAGAATAGTAACAATACATACGCACCACATAGTATCAAGATACTTATTAAGAAAGAGGATATAACGCCATTTCTAGAAATAGTCGTATCTAGTCTTATATATAGTTTCGATATGACTCCACAATTTGCTATGAACATAAAGAAAGTAGCTGGTAAGAAGACAGAACCAAATACTTACTTCGGACAAGGTGATATAGATGATGAATCATTATTCTGGGTATCTATGTTAGGTAAGATAGTCTTCAAGAATAAGTTCTCTATGGATAGGGTTCAGGCAGATATGTTCGAGCATATAGACATACTTAACGGCTATATGGATACTATCATATTGCATAAGCTTAAAGAGGCAGGTATAGATATAGAAGATTTCTATGATCTTATAGCATGGGTTATAGAAAACTTTCATGAGTTAGTCGTTAACCATGAAAAGTACTCTAGTAATCTAGATAATAGATATATAGAGATTTTGTATTATATCCTATTTGATCTTATAGTAGGTATTAATAAGGCCTTTTTAGAATTTAAGAGGACATCATCTAGAAAGATAATGACTGAGAAAGAGATATCTAGATTGTTTAATAGACATCTAAGTTCTAAGAAGATTTACTCACTTATTAAAGGTGGTAATGGTGGTACTAATATAGCAGTTAGTCCAGTGGATAGTACCACTGACAGTCTATATTTTAAAATCACTAGTATACTGGAGGATTGATTTTGGTCCTCCTTAGTTTTAAAACTAAGTAAAAAATTCAGTTAATTGCGGGGAACCCCTTAGAGCCTATAGATACTACTTATACATGGAAACATAGTATAATACCACACCCAGTAATGGAAGTGTGTGGCATAGTAAAAACTCTATAGGATTGGGCAACCGACGCAGCGAAGCACCTTAAACGTAGAGATACATCCTATATGGAGTGTGTGAGTTCAACGA